ACGCCATCTATTGCGGCGATTCGCTGGAAGTCATGCCAACCCTGCCGTCAGGGTCGATTCACCTCTCGGTGTACAGCCCGCCGTTTTTCGGTTCAACGAGCGGACTGTACCAGTATTCCAGCAGTCCGAACGATCTGTCGAACGCCAGAAGCCGCGGCGAATTCTTTGAGCACTACGGCTTCGTGGTGGACGAGATTCACCGCCTGACGATGCCCGGCCGAATGACCGCTGTTCACTGTATGGACGTGCCATCCGGCAACTCCGGCAACGATCATTTGATCGACTTCCCGGGCGACATCATCCGCCTGCACGAAGAGCGCGGATTCCACTACGTTGCACGCTATGCGGTATGGAAAGAGCCTCTCGCCGTGCGAAACCGGACGCTCACCAAGGCGCTCGCTCACAAGACGATCGTAGACGACTCTTCGCGCTGTACGGTCGCGAGCGCCGACTATCTTCTCGTATTCCGAAAGAAGGGCGACAACCCGGTGCCGATCGCGCACCCGACCGGGTTGATGGGTTATGCCGGATCCCGCGAGATCCCGCGCGAACTACTCGGCTATCGCGGATGGACAGGAAAGCAAACCGAGAACCGCTACTCTCATTGGATCTGGAGGCAGTATGCAAGCGCCTTCTGGGATGACGTTCGGATCGATCGAGTTCTACCTTACAAACCGGCGCGCGACCAGGAAGACGAAAAACACGTACACCCCTTGCAGCTGGACGTGATCGAGCGCTGCGTTATCTTGTGGAGCAACCCTGGCGAGAACGTTCTAACTCCGTTCATGGGCGTTGGTTCGGAGGTCTACGGCGCTGTGCAGGCTGGTCGTCGCGGAATCGGTATCGAGTTGAAGCTCTCCTACTACCGACAGGCCGTGAAAAATATGGCCGCGGCTGGCGCGCCCGAAGATGAACAGCCGGACCTCGGATTCGAGATGCTTGAAGCCCGGCCGGAATCAGGACTGGCATGACCGCCACCGACTACACACTCACCAAGGCCCACGCCGAACAGATCGCCGACCTGGTCCATCTTCCGCTTGACCTCCGACGCAAATTGATTGAGAAGATCGCGCGCAACTTCGGCCCGTACGGGATTCAGGAGATGTTAGCGCAGTTCATCGGGCTTGCGAATTCGGTGACCGCGAACAACCGGTCGATGCTCGAACGGGAAGCGATCAAGGCGGGAGCAGCCACCGCGGAAGAAGCGCCGCGGATCAATTCGCCGACGATCGCCGGGGCAATCCAGGGCGCGATGCTGGCGGACGGGATCGAGGCGGACGGACGCTGCTCGGAATGTGCATTCCGCTTAGGCTCGCCCGCAAACCAAAGCGACACCGCTTACTCGGCGGCCGAGTGCGTTCGGGAGGGCGAGCCCTTCTGGTGCCACGTTCCGGGGCGCGCAGGGGTTCGGGCGCGGAAGGTCTGCGCGGGGTATCGGGCGGCGCGGAAGGGCGGTTGACTTCCCTTGCATCCATCTAGTACCATAGAGAAGTCATGAAAAACATAGACTTGGTTGGCCTTTCCGTCCTGCTCCCCCGCGAGCTACGCGACAACTTTCGCCAGAAGCTTGGGCGAGAGTCTCGCAAGGCATCCCCGCTGATTACCACCTGGATTCAAAACTTCGTCGCGACCGGCGATCCGTCCGGCAAGGTGCCGTCGTGAGGTTCTGCCGTTACTTGGTCGGCGGAGCCGTCCGCGATCACCTGCTCGGCAAGGCCCCGGCCGATCGAGACTTCGTCGTCGTCGGCTCGACGCCCGAAGAAATGGATGCGCTCGGATTCAAGCCGGTCGGCGCATCGTTCCGGGTCTACCTCGATCCCGAGACGGGCGAAGAGCACGCGCTCGCGCGGCGGGAGCGAAAGATCGCCCCGGGCCATCGCGGCTTCGAGATCGAGTTCGGGCCGGAGGTCACGCTCGAAGAGGATCTCTCGCGGCGCGACCTAACCGTCAACGCAATCGCGATGGACCCGGAAAGCGGCGAGATCTTCGACCCTCTCGGCGGGCGAGCGGACCTGGAATCGAAAACGCTACGCGCGGCGAACCCGTCCGCCTTCGCCGATGATCCGGTTCGCGTTCTGAGGCTCGCTCGATTCGCGGCGACGCTCGGTTTCGAGATCGAGGCTGAGACGCTGGCGCTTGCGCGGGTGGCGGTCGAAGGCGGAGAACTGGCGAGCGAGCCCGGCGAGAGGATCTACCAGGAGGCAACGCTGGCGCTGACGAAATGCTCGACTCCGAGCGTCTTCTTCCGCGTCCTCGAAGCGGCCGGAGCGCTCGCCGTGGTTCTTCCTGAACTTCACGCGTTGATCGGCGTCGAGCAGCCCGCGCACGGCCATCCGGAGGGCGACGCCTTCGAGCACACCATGATGGTGATCGATGCCGCGGCGCTTGGCTTGCCGGAGGTGGCTTGGGCCGCGCTCTGTCACGACTTCGGCAAGGCGCTCACTCCGCGCGAAGAGTGGCCCGCGCACCACCGGCACGAGAAGCGGGGGCTGGTACCGATCGAGGCGGCGCTGCGGCGATTGAAGGCGCCGAACGAGGTTCTCGACTTCTCGCTCTCGGCCTGCCGCCACCATATGCGGATGCACCGCTGGCGAGAGCTGCGGGCGGGGACCGTTCTGGAGATCGTCGCGGAGTTCGGAGGGTTGCGCGGATGGAGCGGCGTCGCGAAATTCCTCAAGGTGTGCGACGCCGACACCGCGGGCCGGGACTTGCCAGAGGACGGCGCCGAGCTTCGAGACCGCGAGCGGTTCTTTCTCGAAGCGCGGCACCGGGCGGCGTCCGTTCTCGGCAAAGAGATCCTCGCAAGGGCGGCCGAGAGCGCCGCTCGCCGCGGAGTCCCGGCAAAAGCTCCTGGCGCCTGGGTTGGCGATGCGCTGCTCGCGGCTCGCATTCGGTCGATCGGTTCGATCTCTCGGGAGGTTCCGGCATGAGCAGCAAGGTGCAACATCTCGCGTTGAAGGGGCTAGTCTCGCCGCCGCCGTGGCTCCCGTCGAACGTGCATTACGAAGCAGTTATGGGTTCGATGGCCTATGGTGTGGCCGAGAACGATTCAGATATGGACGTTTATGGTTTCGCGATCCCTCCCAAGACGATGATCTTTCCGCACTTGGCCGGCGAAATCGAAGGGTTCGGAACAAAGCTCCCGCGCTTCGAAGTCTGGCAACAGCACCACATCAAAGAACAGGACGCGCTCGGCGGTCGCGGTCGGGAATACGACTTCCAGATCTTCGGCATCGTGAAGTTCTTCCAGTTGTGCATGCAAAATAACCCCAACATGGTTGACGCCCTGTTTGTCCCGGGAAACTGCTTACTCCATTGCACCCGCCTCGGTCAGCGCGTCCGAGACCGGCGGCGAGACTTTCTACACAAAGGGAGCTATCACCGCTTCCGAGGCTACGCGCATGCGCAGCTCCACAAAATGCGCGGCGACCGCGACCGGCCGGAAGGTAAGCGCCGGGAGTCGGTTGAAAAGCACGGATTCGACGTGAAGTTCGCCTATCACGTGGTCCGGCTCTTGGACGAAGCGGAACAGATCCTTGAAACCGGCGATTTAGTTCTCGGCCGCAACCGCGAGATCCTGAAGGAGATCCGGCGCGGCGAATGGACCGAGGATCGAGTGCGGGAGTACTTCGCGGCGCGGGAGGATCATCTCTCGAATCTGTACCAGGACTCGAAGCTACCGCACGGGCCTGACGAAGGCGCGATCCGAGCGCTGCTTATGGAGTGCCTCGAAGAGCACTTCGGCTCGCTGGCGGCGGCCGTGGTGACTCCGGGCGCGGCCGAGCGGGCTTTGCGGGAGATCGCGGCGAGTATGGAGAAGTACGAACTCGCGGCGGCGGCGTTGCCCGCGCTGGCGGAGCCGTGACCGACCCCGACTTCGACCTCCCCGGACTAGTCGAAGCGCTCGTCGCTAAGCGCGACGCCGACGGTCTCACGTGGCGCCAGGTAGCCGCGCAAGCTCGGGTTAGTGCGTCCACCTTGACGCGGCTACAGCAGGGCGCGTGGCCGGACTTGCGGACGTTTTCGCGGATCGTGCGGTGGCTCGGGGTGTCGCCGGAGGACTTCTTACCGGGCGAGGGCAGCGAGTCCGGGTTCGCGGTGGCGGCGCGAGCGATTCGGGAGGACGGCGATCTGACGACGGCCGAGTCGCTGGCGATCGTGGCGATTCTTCGGGCGGCGTACGGACTAGCGAGTCGACCATGAAGCGCGGAGTCAACGGCGAGATGTACCGGCCGGTCACCATGGCCGAAGTCCTGTCCCGGCTACGCGCAGACTACCGGCCGGTGCGTGCAGAGAGTCTCGGCGGCGATCTATGGCCCCACCTGGACGGACGGGGACCCTCGCGCAGCGGCCCGTCTTCGTGCGCCGTGGCCGCTACGTACATGCTCGGCCGGCTCCGGGCGCGTGGCCAGGTCGAGCAGTTGCGGGACCGGACGTGGCGGGCGGTTCGTGGTCCGGTGAAGCTCTTGACGTAGCGAGCGGATAGCGGTACGATAGCGCCTAGTATTTACTCTAGGAGAATTCCCGGATGTTCGATCCTTCTATGCTCCCGGAACCCGGCGCCGACCGGCGCTCGAATCAGCAGACGGTGTTCCTGACGAAGCGGTCTGCGGCGAAGCTGGCGGAGTTGGCGAAGTCTCGCGGCGAGCCTCCCGGCCGGGTCGCGGGGCGCATTCTGGAGGTGGCCCTCGGGTCAGATAGCGAGGCGGCGTAAATGGGCGCCGACGGCGGAGGCGACAAGCCTCCCCGCCCCGCGCGCGACGTCTACCGCAAGGTTTCGCGAAGAATGTGGTCCGACGCCAAGTTTATGGCGCTCTCGGGTCCGCAGCCCAACGGTCAATCCCTCTTAGTCCATCTCTTGACCGGCCCCCATACCGGGATGATCCCCGGCCTTTCCGTGGCCGGGCAGGCGCAACTCGCCGAGCAACTGGGGTGGGATCTTGGGTCGGAAGGGTTACCGGAAGGGTTACGTCAAGGGTTGCCCGGAGGGTTGCCGGAAGGGTGCGCCGACGGTATGCCGGACGGGTTCCGGCAGGCGTTCGCAGAAGTGGCGCATCAGGGCATTGCGGTAGCCGACTGGAAGGCTCGCCTGGTCTGGCTTCCGAAGGCCGTTTACCACAACGAGCCGGAGTCCCCGAACGTCGTCAGGTCGTGGCGTTCAGCGTGGACGGAGATCCCTGAGTGCAGCCTTAAGCACGTTGCGTGGCAGGGACTTAGGGCGTTTATGGAGGCGCGCGGTGCGACGTTCCTGGAAGCCTTCGACGAAGCCTTACCGGAACCCTTCACGGAACCGTTACCCGCACCCTTACCGCCACCCTTGGGCGAATCAAGAACAAGAACAGGAACAGGAGTAAGAGCAGTTACAGGACCTTCTCCTTCCAAGGTTCTACCTAAAAAAGTAGACGGCCTACTCCTCCTCGCGCCGGACCCGAGTGCCTCGGGCTCCGCCGCCCGGACAAAGGTTTCGCCCGGTGAACTTTTCGAACTGGGCCCGGAAACGGACAGGATGACCGATCCGGTGGAGTACTGGTTTCCGATCGCGGGCGACGAGCCGCCTAAGCATTCCCCGCACGGCCCGTGGCGACGCAACGCGGCCGGTGCTTTCGAGTGGGGGCTCCGGAGATCGCAGGTTCTGAAGCTCGCCGAACTGTACCCCGGCGTCGGCGAAGGCGGAGAGGCCGGCGTCCGGCTAGAGATCGCTCGATGCCAGGACTGGAATGTCGAAAACCCGAGCCGGCGGAAGACCTACCCGCGCGGGCAGGGCTCCGGGGTCTGGGAGCACTTGAAGCGCTGGCTTGGGGATAAGCATGGCAAGGGCGGGCCGGGTGGCAACGGTAACGGCACCAACGGCCACGCCAACGGAGTCTCCGGCAAATACGGCGTGACCGACGCCATGCGTCTTGCCGCCCGCGGGGACATGGGCCGTCACCCCGAACTCGACGCACGGGCCGCAGACATTCAGCAGCGGATTATAGACGAACGCAAGCGTCAGGAGGCAGCACGTGGAAATTGAACCGACCGCCGCGCCGGCACCGTATCCCTGGAACTGTTCGGCTTGCGGGAAGCCGCAGAGGACCGGCAAGGCGGGATTCGACGACCTCAAAGGGCTTTGCTACGACTGCGACGAAATCCAGCGATACACGCCGACCCGCGGGCAGATCGCCGACTACGCGGACGTTCCTCCCGCCTACCGGCGCGGAGCGTTCAAGGAGCCGGCGGCGTGGCCGGTCGAGCTTCTCCGCGGCGGAAACCTCGCAGAATGGAAGGGCAAGCCCTGGTCTGTGGTTCTGACGGGCGACGCCGGGGCCGGAAAGACGACGCTCGCCACCGAAATGTTCTACCGCGCGGCGGTTGCCGGGATGCGCCCCGACGGCTGCCTGTGGATTCGCGCATCCCAGCTCTCTGCGGCGCTCGACGGCCCCGACCGGGAGCGCTGGCGGATTCGCGCCAACGAGGCGCGCGTCGCCGTCTTCGACGACCTCGGCAGGGAATTCAGTTCCGGTGGAATTCTTCGGCTTGTCGAAATCCTCGCCACCCGCTTTGACTACCAGCGGCCGACGATTGTCACGACGAACATGCCGTTCGTCGGCCGGGGCGGGATCGACCAGCTCGACGCCGGACTGTTTCGCCGACTCTCTGAGGGCTATCTGGTCGAGATGACGGGGAGCTGGAGGCCGTGAGCGGAACCAACGGCACGAACGGCAAGGCGAGCGGCCGGAGCATGGCTGACGTTCTCGCGCCGTTCCCCGGGCACGCCATGGGCGCGCTCGGCCCGAACAGCGAAGAGGCGGAGCGTGCCGTTTTGGCCGGGTTCCTTTTGGAGAACGGCTACATTGCGAACTTCTCGCTAGAGCCAAGGCTCTTCTACGGCGAGCGGCACCAGATCCTCTATGCGGCGATGGCCGAACTGTGGGAGGAGGGCGAGCCGATCGACCTGCGAACGATGCAGGCGAGGCTCGAAGAGAAGGCGCTTTTCGAAAAGGCGGGCGGAATATCCTACCTCGCGAACCTAGATCTCGACCTGCCGGACCTCGGCCGGCTCGACTCCTACGTCGGGATCATCAAGGATCGAGCGTTCCGCCGGGACTACATGAACGAGGCGACGCGCATGATCCGCGCGGCGAACGACGGGACGAAAGACCAGGCCGCGCTCATCTCGGCGCTACAGACGGCGATTCTGAAGCTCCAGAGTAAAACGGAGGCACGGACGGACGACTTCAAGCCGCTCGGGCCGGAGGCCGCAGCACTTCTCGACGAAATCGAGGCGACCGCGCCCGGGCATTCGCCCGGGGTGACGACCGGATTCGCCCCGATCGACACGCTCACGAACGGAATGTCGCCCGGGAAGTTTTGGGTTCTCGGTGGCCGGCCGGGTGCGGGAAAGACGGCGTTCGCCTTGAACGTGGCGATGAATCAGGCGGAGGCGGGAATTCCGGTATCGTTCGTGTCGCTCGAAATGAGCATCCGCGGGCTGGTAGTTCGCGTGCTGTCGAGCGGGTCCGGGGTGAGGTCGCGCCGGTTTCTGCGCGGCTATTCCGACGCTATGGAGCGGGATAGCATGCGGCGGTTCGTGAAGCAGGCGGAATTCCTGCCGCTGTACATCAACGACCAGCCGGCGCAGAGAATCGAGAAGATCGGCAACTTTGCCCGGGCGCTGGTCGCCAAGGGCATGTGCCGCGTTTTGATGCTCGACCACCTCCGGCACATCCTCTGCGAAGCGATGCGGAGCCGGACAGAGGAGATCGCCTTCATCACCCGGTTCCTTGTGGGGCTCGCGAAAGAGCTGGATATCACGGCGGTACTCTTGGCGCAGCTGAACCGAAACATCGAGCACCGGGGGCCGGACGCGATCCCGATTCCCTCTGACTTCGAGGGCGGCGGCTCGATCGAGCAGGACGCGGACGTGATCGCGTTTCTTCACCGCGACCAGACGAAAGACGTCGCGGGTACTCACGTCGGATCGCACTTCATCGCCGCTAAGAATCGGGACGGCGACACCGGCCGTCCGCCGAAGGAAAAAGGGATCGCGCCTGACGGGCCAGACCTCATTTTTGACCGCAGCACCACGACGTTCTTTCTTCCGGCGCCAGAGGTTGACGCGTCCGGATCTTGGGGAGGTGAGCAGTGAGCGCGAAGAGGGTGGCACTGGAGTGCGTCCGCGCGGAATGCCGCGGCCTCCGCGGGATTTCAGAGACGGTGATCTACGCAGAAGCCATGAGCCGGCTTGCTGCGGACATGGATACTCCGACCCGATGGATCGAGGATTCGCTTAAAGCCCTGAAAAATCTCGCCGCGGCAACCGGGTCCGATCGCGAGACGGCGACCGCGGAATTCCTGGCGCGGGCGGGCGAGCTGTTCGGCGAAGCGGCGAAGGCACTGCGGGCGGCGGGCGAGCCGGAATATTTCAAGGCGGCCGCGATGTCCGGGAAGGGGATCGAATGAGCGACGCGGTGTTCTGGTCAGAAGTCGAGCGATGCGTTGAAGACGGAGAGACGGTCGTTGTCGCCAGAGGGCGGAATCTGCGGGGACCGGAAGCGCCTGCGGGCGGCACCGATGAAGGCTTACGGCAGACAATCGGGCTACGCGCGGCGTCCCTTGGCGAGTTGCGGGCCGAGCTGGTCAAACGGCGGAATCGATCGCGATCTGCCGAATGCGCGGCGGTAATCGATGAAGTTCTCGGCTTGATCGAAGCGGGCGACGAAGAGCGGCGGGATGCGGTTCGGTATCGGATCGTGCGGGAGTTCACCCCGGACGAATACCTGGAGCTTCGGGAAGAGATATACAGCTTGGAACTCGGATTCGATGCACGCTTCGACGCGGCGGTCGAGGCTAGGGCGGAAAAGGCCATTGGCCGGACTTTCGATCAGGAAATTCACCGGCTCGCGAGCTTGGAAGTCGCGGAGGCGACGTTCGCAGGAGCGGGGTCGGCGTGAAGCTGCGGGCGCTTGATCTGTTCTGCGGAGCCGGTGGGGTATCGGAAGGACTCCGTCGCGCGGGGTTTGAAGTGACCGGCGTCGATCTCGCCGAGCAGCCTAGATACCGCGGCGGTGTCTTCGTCCAGGACGACGCGCTCGAATACCCGCTTGGAGGCTTCGACTTCATATGGGCCAGCCCGCCTTGCCAGGCGCACACCGCGCTCCGGAGCGTGACCGGCGGCCGCGAGTATCCCGACCTGATACCAGCAACCCGGGATCGGCTTCAAGGATCGGGCATTCCGTGGGTGATCGAGAACGTGCCGGGCGCCCCGCTGCGCCACGGCTTCATGCTCTGCGGTCAATCGTTCGGCCTGAAAGTCTATCGACATCGCCTCTTTGAGCCTTCGTTCGGAGTGCTTTCGCCGCCGTGCCCGGGACATCCGGAAGCGGTCCCGAAGGCCGGTCGCGGGCCGAGTCCCGGAGGCTACATCTGCGTTACCGGAAACACTGTCGGAGCGGTTGAATTCGGCGGCCCAGCAATGGGCATCGACTGGATGAATCGGCGCGAACTCTCTCAAGCGATCCCGCCAGCGTATGCCGAATGGATCGGCTGGCATGCGGCAGAGCACATTCTTGCTAAGAGGGGCGTGTGAAAATCGCCGTGGCCGGAGCCCGCGACGGAATCGTCACCGCCGAGCAGGCCAAGATCTTCGGCCGAATCTGGCGGCACCTTGGCGGCTCCATCTTGCTCCACGGCTGCTGCCCGGCGCGCGGCACACTGAAGACCGACGGCGTACCGGAGCGAATACGCGGAGTAGACGCATGGGCTCACGAACGGGCGACGGCGCGCGGTATCCCGGTCGAGACGTTCCCGGCGCTTCAGATCGCGATCGGCTGGCCACGGTGCGGCCCGGAGCGAGTCCGCCGAATGGTGAAGGCCTGCGATGTGGCCGTAGCCTTCCCGGGCGGCAAGGGGACGGAAAACTTCCGAGACTTCGCGATCGAATTCGGAAAACTGCTCTACGACATACCGTTGGAGTCGGCCGAAGAACATAGAATCATCGCAACGCCGCGAGCATTGACGCCCGCGGAACTGGAGGGGATGCCATGAACGAACGGGAAGCGGGAAGCTCGATTGATCCTTGGGACGATTCGCGGGTGAACTTGGGGCAGTGGCCGCGAATGGCCGCCCCGACATCGATCGACCCGGACGGAAGACCGAATGCCGACGGCGGAAGCGCAATCCACCCGATTGGCGATCCGGCCGCAGACGGGGCGACCGGGATTGATCCGGTAGGGCTCGACGGGAGCTCGATCATCGATCCCGTCGGCGGAGTCGCGTAGATGTGCGGACCGTGCCTCGCCCGTACCAACCATTACGGAGACCCCGCCGAACTCGCCAAGGCCATCGCCCGCTTCAAGGCGCAAGGATTCCGCGCCGTCAAAACCCGCACCCCGAATCCAGGTGAGTACCTGGTTGGCGAGAAGCTCGGGACTTGGGGCGAGTCGATCGGCACTATCCAGTGGCGGGCCAAGGGTGCGCCGCTGCCATTCCGGCAGGGACCGGACGCCCGTCCGGCGACCGCGCCGCGTCCGGGATCTACTGCGGATGACCGGGAGCGAGCGATTCTCGGTGCGCTCGGCACTGGATCGAAGACTCGCGGCGACCTCCTCTTCGAACTCCGAAAGATCGGAGGCGAGAAGGCGATCGAGGAAGCGATTCAAGCGCTCATCGCGCGCGGCGAGATCTTCGCCAGGGTCGAGAGGCATCGGCGGCATCGCTTCTTCCGGGCAGATCGGGCGGCGGATGCCCTGACGGTCGCCGCATAGCACAAGCCTGGGTTGCGGCCGAGATCGTTCAGGGCTAGACTATCCCCGTGCCGCAACCCCTTCGCCCTCACCCGCCCGAGGCTTCGCGCCAGGTTCTGCCTGCGCCGGAGCTTGCGCTCTGGGCTCACGAGACGTTCATCGAACTCGGCGCGCCGCTCCACAACCCGGACCATTTTCACTTGGCGGGCGCCGGCATTCTGTGGCTTTGGGCGTACGGCGAGAACAAGCGCAACGGTCGAGTCGTCCTCGGCGACTGCTCGATCCCTCAAGCGCCGACTACCGGCGGGGTATGGGGTCGCGCTCTCTACTGGCAGACGATCGAGGAACTGTACGGGCGCGACGGCGAGAGGCCCGATTTCGTCATCCGGATCTCGGCGCCGTACTTCAAGGAATGCGACGACATCTCGGCCTGCGCCCTGATCGAGCACGAGCTGTACCACGCGGGCCAAGCCGATGACGAGTTCGGCGACCCGAAATTCGACCGCGAGACGGGGCTGCCGAAGTGGTCGATCCGCGGGCATAGCGTGGAAGAGCACATCGGCGTCGTCGAGCGCTACGGCGCGGCGACACCCGATCTCGAACGCCTAAGGCTCGCCCTCAACCAACCGCCGACCGTCGGCCGAGCGTCCATCGCGAACGCTTGCGGCACCTGCAGGATTGCGGCGTAAGTCCCTTTGGCTTACCTTTATGGCTGATCGTAAGGTAAATGTCCCGACCCGCAGCTCCGAGGCGGTGCCCAAGCTCTCGGAAGATGCCAAGCACTACGTCGTGACCTCGCTCGCGATGTGGAGGGGGCCGACCGAGATCCTAAGGGTGCTCGCCGAGGACTACGGGACACCAATTTCGGCGCCGGGCTTGTGGCACTACGACCCGCGGAATCCGGAGTGTCCGAAACGATGGCGAGATCTGCATGCCACGACTCGCGCCGCGTTCGTTGCGAACGTATCCGAGATTGCGATCGCCAACCCGGCATGGCGCCTCAAGGAGCGGGAGCGGTTGTATCGGCACGTAGCGGAGAAGGCGAACCCGAATGTGCCGCTGGCTACCGAGATCCTTGACCAGGCGGCGCGAGACGCGGGCGGGGCGTTCGGAAACCGGCTGCGCGTCGAAGAGTCCGGCCCAAACGGCGGCCCGATCGAGCACTCGGTGACCGGGCAGATCGATCACGTTGCCTCATGCGTATTCGGCTTGGCGGCGGTCGAGTCGGACGCCCTGGACGCGATCATTGCTCAGGCGCTGGGCGATGCGACGGCGCCAGCCAAGGCGGCAGCGGCGAATAAGCCGAAGCGTTAGCCTTAAGCCTCCCGCAGTAGCAGGCGACCTCGGCCGTCGGGTCTCGCCACAATCCCTTCCGTAGGTTTCCCTTCGGCTCCGTCCGTGGCGGAGCGTCCGATAACGCGCCGCCCTGCTCGCGGTTCGGACTGCGCCGCGCTGGCTGGGATGCGTGAAGATCCCGGGATTAGCCAGGTCGCACCCTCTCCGAAGTCGAGCCCCGCTTTCGATCGATCCCGCAGCTAGCCCATGATCGGCACGGCGCGCGCGGGATGCCCTAAAACGTCTAGGGTCCGGTCGGCGCCTTCGGTGCTGTCGTGCCGTCCCCGAGCTGCCGGTCGTTGCCGGCGACTAAGGCGCACGTCCCGGATGATTCGCGGCGCAGTGGTAGCGCGCTCGCGGGTCCGGGGCTTGCCTCGCGGGTGAATGGCACGGCAGGAGGATAGCGCGAGCGCTCCGGGGCCTGTCAATGCGTGGGTAGAAAGGTAACAGGCGCGGCAATTCGCCCCAGGGCATCTTGGGTGGTTCCAATGCTAGCTTGGACGATCTATATTTAGTCCAGAAGAGCAAACCAAGGAGAACGCGCCGGTGACCACGCACCTGATCAGCTCGCAGCGCTACATCGACGACGCGATCGTCGCATCGAAGCTCGCCGCTGGAATCTTCGAGGTTCGCGTTTCGCCAGAGTTCGAGGTGGACGGCGAGCTATTCGCGGTCATCCTCGACGGTCACCACGCCTTCGCCGCCGCGCGCGCGGCCGGAGTCGAGCCGAGCATCATAGAGATGCGCAGGGACGAGCACGACGCGATTGCCTTGCTTGACCGCGGCGCGATTGAGGACTTTCTCGAAGTCACGCACTTCGGCGATGACTACTATTTCGCCGCGACCGGCCGGAACGTTTGGCAGTAGCGCATCTAAACCGGGCATATTGGTAGGTGCGAATCACCGGGACACCCCTTGACGCGCGCTCATGGCCGATCTATTATTAGTCAGTCGGGAGCAATCAAACCCGAGACCAACCGGAGAGAGCCAATGACCACTACCGCCACCGCGACCTACCCGATGTTCCGAAAGACCAGCAACGGCGACGCTACCCGCGGACCGCTCTTCCAGTTCGCCACCGGGGAATCGGTTTTCCATCCCGGCCGGCCGAACTGGACGCTTCGCTCCTTTACCCTGGAGTACGCCAAGGAGTTGGCGCGAAACGGAAAGTAAAACTCGGCGGCTCACGCCAGCCCGGCGCGCCGGGCCTTCGTGAACCGCTGGGCCTAACAGGGAGGGAGCCATGACAACACCGAAGCTTGCGCGCCTGAAAGAGTGGATGACGGATTACGAACAGGACGCCCTAAGAGAAGCGGCTGATTGCCTGCTGGAGCGAAGCGCGGACGATTTTCAGCTCGCGGTAGAAGCGCTGATCGCCGCCCAGGTTCGACGCGGCCGACGGGCGGGCGCATGAACCTCAATCCGCAGAACCATCCGTTTCAACCCGAGGGCGGATTTAGCCGCCACAACCGAACCGCGGGCGGCATGTCGAGCGTAGATGTGCGCCCGGATAATCCATGCGAGCACTGCGAGCGCGATAGATCGGAGCATCGAACGGAGTTGGTCGAAGTCGAGATCAAGGCCTCGGCGCCCACTCCGAATGATCACGGCGGCCGCGCAATGATCGTCGCCAATCGGAGTTTGTCGTGAGCGGGTTCGCCGCAATCGGCCTTTTCCACCCCAAGAACGGCGTCAACGTCGGCGCCGTTCTCCGCGCGGCTGGCGTCTTCGATGTTGCCATGGTCGCCGTCACCGGCAACCGGTTCAAGGCGTACCCGACCGACACCGAATGCGTCCGACGGCGCATGCCCCTGCTGTTCGTGGACGATCTGCGTTCCGTCATTCCGCACGACTGCGTTCCGATCGCGATCGAGCTGATACCTGGAGCCAAGCCTCTGCCGACATTTCCACATCCGCCGCGAGCGTTCTACGTCTTCGGGCCGGAGGACGGCTCGCTTGGACAGGGCGTGACGTCGTGGTGCCGCGACGTGTTGTACATCCCGGCCGGCTGCCTGAATCTCGCCGCCGCGGTCAACGTGGTGCTCTACGATCGAATGGTTAAGCGGGGGGAATGGATGCGAGACCAGCGGAGCGAGCGCGGGCGAGACGAGGTGGTCGCGTGAGCGCGGGCCGGTGCTTCGCCTGCGACCGCCCGCTAGGCCGAGACCCGCGGCGCGCCGACACCCGAGACGGCCAACGCGTCTACGTCGGGCGGGATTGCCTGCGCAAGATCGTGGCGGCCGGAGAGGAAGGCTATCAGCCCCCGGCCGGTGGGCCGCTCTTGTACCTGCTCTCGGCCGAGGATGCGCGGGCCGAGCAGGTCGAGCGGATGGCCCGGTCTCGCGCCGCTCGATTCGGCAAGTCGGCCATCGCCGAGATGACGGTGACCGAGTTGGAGCTGCGCGCGAGCATGGCGACCACTTTGACCGCGAAGGCCCGATGGCTGCGTAAGATCGCGGCCCGCGGCCTCGCCTTGAGCCCGGCGCAGGCGGAGATCCTGGCGCGGGAGCATGCGCGGAAGATTCCCTGAAATTTCCTCGAAATAAACTCTTGACTTGGGCGTATGCCGTTGGTATAGTCTGTTTATCGAAGGGCAAGCAAGCCCCGAAGCGAACGAAAGGAAAAAGCCATGTATCAGACCACCGCGCAGAAGGCCGCAACGATTCGCCAGACGATCAAGGAAGAGCTTGGATTCAATTCGCGTCAGGTGTCCGTGCGTTGCAGTGCGGGTGGCGGCTCGATCCGCGTCGAGATCAACGTCGCCGTCGGCGACAAGTTCCGCCAGATCGAGCGGATCGCCGAGGCGCAAGAGAGCGTCAGGTATTGCGAGGCGTCCGGCGAGATCTTGAGTGGCGGCAATACCTTCGTGACGGTGGGCTTCAATTGCGAACTGGTCAAGGCGACGGCGCCCCAGTTTTACGATTGGCTCGACTCCCTCACGATCGAGCACGAAGACCGGATGCACCCTTCGGATCTCTATAGCAACGACGGCGGGGTGGTCTCGCGCATCATGGTAAGCCGCACGGCGGCCGGATTCTCGCATCGGATGTGGGGCGGCTGCCGCTACGACCGCGACGAATTTGCCAGGATCATGGCGCGCTACTTCCTGCGCGGCGTACGGCCAGAAGAGGAGCAAGCCGAAATTGCCCCGGCCGTCGAAGTGGTCGCTTCGCCCGCCATCTTCGAGGCACCCGGCGAGCCCTTCGAGCTGACGGCCCTTGCAATCCGCGCCGCGCTAGCCGTCGGGTGGTCCGGCATGTCGTCCGGCGTTGCCGAAAGATTCCACTGAGATTGTCGAAGGTTGTTGTTGACATTCGGCGTAGTGCTTGATATCGCCGGTTGAGTCAAGACGAACGGCAACCCGGGAGATTACAAAATGACCATCGCGACCAAGAACACCTACAACCGCCGCCCGCTCATGCTGGGCCGCGCGACCGACGAAGAGCGCGCACAGGCCGACCGTATCGCCGCAGAGAAGGTCGCCGCGTACCAGGCGAACCCGACCGCCGAAGCGTGGGCGGCCCTGGCTCCTGATCCTGCGGTGTGGCGTCCGTTCTGCGATGCGGGTCGGATCGCGACGCCCGCCAGCGACCAGGTTGCCGCCGACGGATATCTGGACGGGCTCGAAGGGCACGACCGGCTGGCAGAGATCGTGGACGGCGCGGATCGGATCGTCTACGGGGCGGCGATGGAGTCGGGGCGGCTCGACCGGGTGACGACCGTGGCGGGGAATCTCGACGAGGGCGAATCGTTACACGGGCGAATTGGAAGCGAGTACGTCTACAGGCTCACGCCGACCGGTGCAAATTCGGCCAAGTATGGGCCGTGCGAGGTGTGCGGAAAGCCGGCCACCGAAGTGGTTCATCAGGTGGAGGCGCGATACTTCAGGGATTCAGAAACAGGCGAGATTCGACAGACCGGCGCCGGGTGCAGCGACATGTTCGGGCACCGGGAGTGCCTGGAGTCTCGCCGCCGATAGCTCTCGGGCGCCCCACGCCCGCCCCGGTTCGCCCGGGGGCATCCGTGAGGCTCCGGAGGGAGCGAGGAGGGCGAGAGCATGAGCAATGCAGCGACGGAACTGATCGAGCGGGCGGAACGAGAGTGCGGCGGACGATTCGACGACGAAGAGCGCTGGGCGAACGTGATGAGTCTGATCTTCGGCGCGCTCGCAAGAGAGACCGGACGAAGCACCCACCGGAAGGAGGATGACTTCGTGGCCGGCGCCATCATTCGGCACCAGAACAGCCCGGCTGGTCAGCGGCAGCGTGCGAGCGATGAAGCGCTTGGCCGACTCCTCATGATGGGCGTAGATCCGGCCGATCTGTATGGCAAGGAGTAAGAGATGAAAGAAAGAACTGTTATCGCGGCCCTTGCGGCGGTCGGAAGACTGGACGGTGAAGAGGCGTGGCTTCTTGGTCGAAGCGCCAGGCGGGCCGGCATTGGCTCCTTCGAGCAAATGATGCAGGCGGTCGCCCGAGGGTACCGAGCCGAAAAGGATCGTGAGGTGAGCGAGGCCGATCGGCAGGAGTCGGCGTCCAATCTGGCGACGATCCCTCGTGAGAATCTGCGCTTTCCGCTGTCCGGCATGTCAAGCGGAGAGTTGGAGAGGCTCGATCAGTCGATCGGGCGGATTCTCGGCGACAACCTCGATCGACAAGAATCGCGAGCGCGCGAGCAGGAGCACCAATGACCCGACCCGATACCCCGGCGCGAGCCAAGGCCGAGAAGCCGTCACCGCAGCGCGCAGAAGACCCGATGCCGCACTCTGAGCGCGGGGCCATCGGCGGGCGCATGCGAACACCGGCCAAGGCCAAGGCGAGCGCCGAGAACCTGGCGAAAGGGCGGGCGTCTCGATTCACGAAATCCGAGATTGCGGCCATGTCGGTAACCGAGATGGAGCTAAGGGCGAGCACCGCCAAGTACCGAGTCACCGCGGCCCGATGGCTCCGGCGGATCGCGGCGAGAGGGATTACATTGACGCCGCGGCAAGCCGAGATCGTGGCCGCCGAGGATGCCAAGATCGCCCGCCCGTGGTCGGCGTGGAAGGGCTCGGCGCGGCAGATCGAGAGTGCGCGGGCGAACGTGGCGAAGGCTACCGCGGCGCGAAAGATTGTCAAGAAAAAGACTTGACGTAAGCCTGGCCTTATCTTATAGTCATCCGCAGAGAGAACGAGGAGACAATGCCATGACCACTGCCGACCGCACTGAACCGCACACCAGCCCGTGGATTGTCGGCTTACTGCTCGCCGTTTCCGTGGCCGCTATCGGTGCGCAGCTATTCTTTCCGCAGTCGGCCGCGGGCGCCGTGAAGCCATGGGACCGGCCAAGCTGGGGCGCAGGCGACGGCCGGAACGATGGCCGGAACACGCGGAACGAGATCATCGCCGAGCGGTGTGTGCGCGTCGAGTGGAGGGGCGGGGCGGCGACGCGGGCCACGTGCCGCGATCAATACTCCGGAGAGATCTCGACGCGCAAGGCGACGGGCTTCCAGGTGGACCACGTGTACGCGGCCGTGGTCGCCTGGCGAGCGCGGGCTTGGCGACAGGCGGACGGCTCGACCTGCTGGAAGGCGGCCGGTTGCCGAGAGTTTGTCGCGTTCTTCAATGATCAGAGAAATTTGCAGGTAACCACGGCGCACGAGAACATGAGCAAGGGTTCGAAGGGGCCAGGCGAGTGGTGCCCGTCGCTTCGCGGCGCTCGGATGCTGCTCGCCAAGCGGTACCGGGCGACGGCGGTGTCGTGGCGCTTACCGATCTCGGCGAAGGATGCGCGTGGCCTGGACGCCTGGAGCCGCGGCGAGTGTGTCAAGGGTCGGCCCGGAAGATAGGTAGAGATTGACGGCCGGGAAGTATTGACAGACGAGTGCCGCGCTGCTATAGTCTTGTCAGTAGAGAACAGCCCGGCCATCAAGGACAACGGAGAGCGCGCCATGAGCATCGAGAAAGTCCAAGCCCAGCACCTGAAGGTAGGCGACCGAATCCCGGGGCGCTACGGCGTTCGGGTCGTGACCCATGAACCGAGCAACGGGCTCAAGACTCCGAGCGGCAAGGTAGAACTCGGGCTCGACGGCTACAAGGCGACGTGGGGCGCGCGGACTGAGATCGCGGTCGAGCGGGCCGAGCAGGTGGCGGCATGAACTCGGGCGCCGTGGACACCAATATCCAAGAAAACCTGAACCCGCCGCGATTCGACGTTAGGTCATGGCCTCAGGTTTCGGGACAAGCGCACCGTGACGGCGTCCATGCGGCGCGGTGCGGCTTTCGTTTCAAGGTCGGATCGTTCGAAGAAGGTTATCCGGGCGAGACGGAAGCCGATCGCGACAATCGGATTGCCTACCGCGCTGGATACCAGGCTGAACTCGTCCGGATCGCGAACCGGCGGATGACTGCCGAGCAGCGGGATCTGCTGATTGCGCACGATCGCGCGGCCGGAGTCTTCTCGACTGCAGTCGAGCTATTCGGTTGCGAGGCAAGCCAAAGCGAGGGATTTATCCGCGCCGACATGGCCCTCTTTCAGATGAGCCCATGGCAGACGCTCGGGATCACGCTCGGCCAATACCAGGGGCCGGCGGAGCAGGCGAAGGGACGGCTTGGTGACGCGGCGCGCCGGAGGATGGCGTCATGAGCGAGCCAATCGAATCGCCCGAAATCGGTCAGGCATGGTGGAAGCCGTCGTACCCGTTCCCGACCGTCGTCAAAATCATCGGGACCGATGGCGAGAACGTGACGGTCAAGTGGGAGCGGCGACGGCCCGTGAAACTGTCGGTGTCGCTGTTTCTTTCGCAGGGGTTCCGGCGACAAGAGGAGGCCAAGCCATGAAGGCGAGCGCCACCCGAACCGCCAAGGACCAGGCCGCCAAGGACCAGGCCGCCAAGGACCAGGCCGTGAAGGATCGGCCCGCACCCGGCCCGCACTACGCCGGCCGAGAGTGCCCAGAATGCCGCAACTTCGTGCGCGAGGATGGCGACCACGAGACGTGGTGCCCGGAAATAACGTGGAGCTTGGCCGACGAAATCAGCGCTACCCAGCTCGCCTATGAGCGCGGATATGAGGGGGATCTATGAGCGCATGTGAGCGATGTTGGAGTGAAGCACAGACCAACGAAGATCCGTCAGCTCGGTATCTCCAGCTCGTACGGTCGCGGACAGGAGAGCGAACCTGCTCGCCCGAAGAGCAGGCCGGCTCGGACGCGGAAGAGTGCCCGGATTGCAAGCGGATGACCCGGCACCAGCATACTGGCGAGTGCATGCTCTGCCATGCACTGCCGCGTGTCAGGCCGTGCGTTGTTGGGCATCTTGATCAAGCGAGGACGGAGGGATGCGAATGAGCCTTGACCGACTGGCCCCGTGGGGCATAGTCCTCGTTTTGTGCGCCTGGGGAATCGTCGTGACGCTCATGATCCGAGACGCCATGGTCCACGATATCTGCGGACGGTGGTATCCGGAGATCGAGGCCCGGGACGCGGCGCCTGATGAGAGATACGTCGATCGAGAGCGCGAGAAAACTCGCGAACGGCGAAACGCCTTCGGCGCTCGTGGGTTGACGTACTGCGCGAAGAGCGGCCCAGCTGAGGGTAGGTTGTCGGTCTTCGTGGCGCAGCTTCCGCGGTGTGGCGCGGATAACCTAGGGGACGGATGGCCTGTGAGCGACGCTTGGCCGGACTGCTCTGCGGGCAGTGGCATCAAGGGTACTGGTTGGGCGATGTGCATCTGCAATCAATCCGGGAAGTGGGAAGCCGTTCATGTCTGGGATGTCCGTGTCGCGCACCGCGGGCTTGATGATCGCGGGGAGGGCGGAAAGAAGTGAGCCGCACGCTCCCGCAGTGGGTCGCGCGCAAGCGGTCGAATAGGGCAGCAAGTCGAGCGGCGCATCGATCAACGGCCGCACCGCACCCGGCGGATTCCCGCACATTGACCTTCGACGACTTGCGCGACGCCCTGCGCTTACTCGGACCGATCCCGCGCCGATGGATGGTTCGTGCCGCAGATCTTGAGCCGCACGAAGACGAGGCGCTCCGGCGCATGATGATTCCGACGCGGCCCGAGCGCTCGCACTGCCTGCCGACCGGGGCGCTGGCGGTGGTATTCGAGGGGGCATTATTCGCTGTCGAAAGTATGGATTGGATATCGGATCGCATCGTGGACGAAGGGGCGAAGATGACCGTGATTTATCGCGACGGATATACCGGCGCCCGGGTTGGTGCCGAGTGAAGCTCTTCATCTGGCACGATCCCGAGCGAATCAACTATGGATGCTGCGACCTGTTCGTGATCGCCGAGGACCTGGAATCCGCGCTCGCCAAGGTAGAAGCGGGGCCGGTCGGTCGGCGGTGTCTGTCCGTAAGCCCGATGGCGCCACCTTATGCGGAGTGGAGGTACACGCGCGAAGAGTTGGGCAAGCTCAAGCGCACAGATGTCGATCTCGCGGATGGATTCGCCGAGCTGGTCTACTTCGAAGAATGACGACGGCGCCCGGGTTGGCGCGGAGAGGGGTAGGGATTGGCGACGAAGATATACGACGGCGTATCGGGAGGCGAAATGGTCCATTTCCATGCCCCTGATCTGTCGGTGCTTGTGGTGGGCATGCGAAGTGTTCCGCGAGTCGGCGAATCTGTCGTCTTGGAGAAGTCGGCATGGCGCGTCGTCAAGGTCCTATGGGATCCGGCGGCGGCGATGGACCCGCGTATCCGATGTTACGTTCAGCGCGAAGAAGAAGGCGAGACCTGGTGAAGCCGCGCACCCACCCGCGCGGCACAATCGCCGCATACATCCGGCACCTCGACGAAACCGTAGCGCTCGACGACCTGGGCGCCGAAGCATGGCGCGCGGCAATCGAGAGAGGATGCAAGCCGCGGCCCTTCGGGTCGTGGCTCTATTCAGCCAGCCGCGATCTGTTCGGCGCTCAACTCCAATACGACCTAGGCGAGGGCCTGTGGTCGTTCGAGCCACCCGCTAAGCAGGGGCGACAGAAGCCGGTTGTCTCGCGCAGGGCAGAACAGAAGGCCGCGACACTGGAAAAGGCGTACGCCGCGGCCGAGATTCGGCAGAGGCCCGCAACGCTCGAACAGGTAGGCGTCGAGATGGGCGTGACGCGGGAGCGGGCGCGGCAGCTTTGCGCGATGGTCCTGGGCGACTGGCGGCCGCGGCTTGAGCGTCCGCAGTCGGCGAGCCGAGCGAGCAAGTGTCGTCGGCCGGGATGTCGCCGACGCTCGCTCGCGTTCTGCCTGCCGTGTCGCCGAATCGCCGAGCGCCGCGGCGTAGACCCCGCCGACCTGCCGCCGATTGGCGACCTGCCGCACGATTGGTCCGGGTGGGTGGGTTCAGAAGCGCAGAGGAGGGCGCGGCGCGAGAACGTCAAGAAGGCCATCGCCGGGCGTAGGGCGAAGTGCGCTGAAAGAAAGTCAAAATAAGCGCGAGAAAAGTATTGACATGATCCGCACCGTAGAGTTACATTACGGACATGGAAACCAACGGCAAGGCGCGCAAGGCTACGGCGAACGGGAACGGCGGCGGGAAATGGATCACCCCGACCCGTAGATTAGCGCTGTACTTGAGGGATCGCTTCATTTGCGTCTATTGCCTTCGGGATCTCCACGACGCCGACCCGCGCGACGTGACGCTCGATCATCTGGTCTGCGGGCACTTCGCCGGAAATCACGGAAGCGAGAACCTGGCGACATGTTGCAGATCCTGTAATTCCTCAAGACGTGACCTCCCGCTCGCCCGCTTCGCTTCAAGGGATGCGCGGGCGCATATCCGACGCAACACCTCGCGCAGTATGGCGAAGTACCTCAAGCTCGCCAAAGCCATCATGGCCGGCGAAATGGGAGACCCTAGGTCATGACATTCCGCAATGAGGTCGTATTCACTCAGTTCTCGCCCGCGCTCGGGTTGCGCGTGCAACAGTCCCGGATCTACTACCGCGAGCACCGACTCACGATCGCGGGCGCCGAGCGGATGCTGAGGCGCGGCGCGCCGGTCAGCCCGGGCGACTTCGCATCCCTCCGTCCGGCGCCCGGGTCGATCGTCGAGCGTGTCGAAGTCGTGGTGGACGCCAGGTAGGCGCGTAATGGCAGAGGAGGCGGACCGGATCGAGGAGCTAGCGCGCGGCAAGGGGTATGACCTGTGGCCCGCGCAAATCAAGCTACTGCGGGCCGTTGAAGCGCAAAGGAAGGGCGGCCCGCCAGTGGTGATTGCACGATGCCACCGACACGGACGGACCGCCTGCATGGAATTCGATGCCGAACTCCGCCAAAGGATTGATCGCTAGGGCGCAACCGGCTCGCCGACCTTCCCGTTCTCCCTCTTCCGGCGCGGCAAATCGCCCTCGACCACCACGACGCCCGGATCAACGGCCGGAACGGGCGCAACCGTCTCGGCCATCGACGGGACCACTAGCGCAACCGGATCGACCGCGCCCGCCGTCTCACCGAGCACGAACGTCTCTTTGATCGGCGCGATCGATCCGAGTGGCAGGGAAGTGCCGGAGTTGATCTCGCCGTCTGCGGTTGTCAGGATGGAGACGGATTTGCCGAGGGCCAGGGCGACCCCCTTGGCCCCGAGGTGGACGGTGACGGGCTTCGGGTCGGCGAACAGCGCGGCGATGGATGACTGGTCGCGCGTCTCCGTTCGGGCGATGGTGTCGAGCATGGATTCGAGAGTCTGGCGGGTGTTCATGGATTGGGGCTCCTGTACGAACGAGAGGGCGCGGGCCGTAATGGCGGGTGCGGCGGTCGGGTAGATTCTTCGCTTCGAGCAGCACATTGCGTTAGGATAGCGCACCATGAGAGAGATCGTCATGGACTACCGCGGCATTCCGGGGCGCCTTAACTGTGAGACATTCAAGCCCTTCGCCAGGGCGAGAATGGCGAATCCTCGGAAATCCGTTAAGGCACTGCTTCCGGGCGGAGTAACGACCGGCGGATTTTCCCTGGGCCAATCCATCGCGAGCTGATAAACGGAGAAGTCGATGCCCATGAATACGCTACCTTTCCGCTTGGCCGTCTTCGTTGCGTTCGCCGCCGCATCGGCATCCGCGCAGACCAACAACGCGATCAAGGTTGCGCAGCTCCTGGAGTGCAACGCCCGGCGCCAAGGCCGAATGGTGACGGTCAGCGATGCGTCACCGGATTGCACGACAGGCAGCGGCGTGTCCGGCACTAAGTACGCATTGTGCATCTGTAATCCGGCGACCGGATGGTTCACGCTCTCCGCCGGTACGACCGGCGCCAGTTCGCCGACGGCCGAACAGAAGGCGGCCATGGGCGGCACGTCCGGCGCGCCAAGCGCGTCGAATCTCTTCGTCACCGATGCCGACTCGCGGAACGCGGATGCCCGGACCCCTACGGCCCACCAGGCCAGCCATCTCCAGGGCGGATCGGATGCGCTCTCCGGCACGCTTGCCGTAAGCATTGCCGGCAACGCCGCGACCGCGACCTCAGCGACGACGGCCGCTTCGGCAATCTCGGCAGCGACGGCGCTCGGGGTAAGCGGCTTTGCCGCGTCCAGGTGCGCCAGGTTCAACGGCAGCGGGGTCCTCGTGGCTGCGGCTGGCGACTGCGCTTCAGGCGACACGGACACCCAGGGCTCCGGCACGGTCACATCCGTTGCCGTGGCGACCGCGAACGGGATCAGCGGGATCGTAGCGAATGCGACCTCTACGCCGTATATCACCTTGAGTCTGGGAGCTATCACCCCGACTTCGGTCGCCGCCTCCGGAGCGGTCACCGCCTCCAATATCAGCGGCACGAATACAGGCGATCAGGTCAACATCTCGGGCAATGCGGCGACCGCGACGATGGCCGCCGGAGTCTCCGGCTTCACGGCCTCGCGATGCGCGCGCTTCAACTCTTCCGGGGTCCTGGTCGCGTCCTCGGGCGACTGTTCGGCAGGAGACACCAACGCGGGCGGTACGGTTACGACGGCATCGGTCACTTCGGCGAATGGGGTGTCGGCGTCCGTGGCCAACGCCACGACGACTCCGGCGTTCACCTTCGCCCTCGGCGCGATTACCCCGTCCTCAGTGGCAGCAACGGGTGCCGTCACCGGCTCGAACCTTTCGGGGACAAATACCGGCGATCAATCGAGCGTCACCGGGAATGCTGGCACGGCTACGGCGCTCGCATCCAACGGCTCTAACTGCGCGGCAGGGTTCCTCGCCGCTGGAGTAGACGCTTCGGGTAACGCCGAGGGATGCACGGCGGCCGGAGCGTTCTCGATCATGCAACTCACCCCGCGGGCCACTCCACCGTTCACCTGCGATGCCGGCCACGCGGGCGCCGTCTACTTCGACAACTCGGGATCTGGCACCTTTTGCGATTGTGCGGGCGACGGGTGGATTAACCGGTATACCCTGCGGCTCGGTAGCGGTTGCGTATGAAGCCTTGGATCTCCAAACCCCCGTCCGCGTAGAAACCCTCGCCGACAAGGACGAGTGGTGGCCCCTCGAAGTCAGGCGCCGTCGCGATCGGGCCAAGGTATTCGACCGACTCGCGCGGTCCAAGTTGCCGGCCGACCACGCGATCATTGAAGCCGAGCGCGAGAGGTGCCGGCGAGACGTCAAGTACTGGATCGACAACTACTGTTGGACGAAGGCCCCGCAGGATCTCTCGCCCGACAATCCATACCGCGGCACCGTGCCCATGGTTCTCTGGCCGCGGCAGCGCGAGCTAATCGACTGGATTCTGGAGATGTACCACGCGGGCCGATCGGGGATCGTGCCGAAGGGGCGTGCGACCGGTGCCTCATGGATCATGTGCATGGTCATCTTCTGGCTGTGCTGGCATCAGCGAGGATTCGGGGCGCTGATGATTTCCAGGAAAGAGGACCTGGTCGACGATACGGGCAAGAACGACCGGAAGCGAGCGGCGGACGGAGGCGCGGCAGGCACGAGCACCGACTCGCTGTTCGGCAAGATGGACTTCATCTTGCGGTGCCAGCCGTCATGGCTGCGGCCGCGGGTCGAGTTGCCGCGCGCGCCGATGGAGATGCGATTCCTGGACACCGATGCCCTGGTGACCGGCGAATCGACGAACGCCGGAGCCGGAGCCGGCCCCCGGAAATCGCTCAACTTCGTGGACGAGATGGCGAAGATGGAGCCCTCGATTCAGACTTCTCTCTGGCGTACGCTCGTTGCCGCGACCGGCCGATCGACGATTGCCGTCTCGTCACCCGGCAGCCCGTGGGCGCGCTTCGAGACTCTGCGGAAAGACTTGGAGCCCGATGCCGTTTTCGAGGTGGACTACGACGCGGACCCGAGGCGCGATGAAGAATGGAAGCGGCGGGTCATCGCCAACCTCGGGGGCATTGACGACTTCCTGATCGAGCACGGCATGCGGCCCGTTCGCCCTTCCGCCGGACGCATCTGGTCGAAATCCACGTCGGGCTCCGTCTTCTACACCGATGCCCAGCTCTTCGACATCGAGCCGGACGCGCGGAAGAGGTGGCAAGTCTTCGGCGCGTGGGACTTCGGGAGCGGGCCGTCTCTTCTCGTGTGCTTCCTGTTCCTCGTCGAGTTCCGGGGCGGAGGGTACCGGCTATGGCTCGATCAGGAAATGACGTGGGAGCAAGAGGACTGGCGCAAGGTGGCGTCGGACATCCTCGACGGTAAGCAGGACGAGGATGGCGCCATCGTCGGCGGGCTGCGTCCGAACTATGAGAAATTCGGGATTCACTTCGGCGACCCCTCGGGCATCGCTCGGGAGTCCGATCAAAACTCCTGGGTAACGAATCTCCAATCGGGCGGCGTGCCGGTCCACGCGCTAGACGGAGAGTGCAACACCCGCGACCAGCGCGAATGGCAGATCCGCAAGGTCGGCGCCATGCTCTACGATGGCACGCTCCGGGTCCACGAGCGGTGCAAGTACGCGCTCGACTGTATCGATAGCTGGACGCGCGATATCCCGAAGGGCCAAACGGTCGAGAGCAGCGGGAGCGTGTACCTCAAGCCGAAGCACGACAAGTGGAGCCACGGGGGCACGGCTTTGTGCTTCGGGGTCGCGGGCATCCTGCCGGCGGCATCGGCCATGCTCGATGGCGGAAGCGGGTCGTCGGACTACCAGAGCGAGCGCGAGTACGGATACCACCCGGCCGCGCCGAGTTACATCGACGACGGCGGGAGTTTAGACTCGATTCTGGCGCAGTTGTGAGGTAGGATTGCAGAGTCGGGTAGAGGAGTCCGGAGTCCTCGGTGGTCTCATAAGCCGCAGATCGCGGGTTCAAATCCCGCCCCGGCAAATGCCTGAGCTTGGGCCAGTCTGGTCGGTCACCGCGTTTGGGGCGCGGACTACAGAGGTTCGAATCCTCTAGCTCAGACCAAAGATCTCTGCTCTGAGATTCCCCCGTCGACGGGGTCAGCATTGATCCGAGAGCCGTCCGATCCGGCGAGCGGGGAGTTGGCCCTAAGATCGGCGGCGGGGGATTCTGAGGGCGGCATCGAATCCTTGAACGAGTCCGGATCTTTCCTCTACGAGGACGGGAGGCGCGACGCGGATGGCGCCGAGAGCCGGGTTCGTTGAGGGATTTGAGTAGGCGCCGGGTAATGCTACCGGCTCGCTGGCCGAGGGCAAGCGCGAAGGGATTTCAGGGATTGCGACCGAGTTGGCAGAGTGGGCGAATGCGACCGACGGCGGTCCTGTCGGTAATCTACGGTGCGAGCCTAAGCGCATCGGTCCGATTCGCGGGTTCGAATCCCGCACTCGCCGCAATCCCGGTTCTCCGGTGAGCGCGCACCGATTTGACCGCAGCCGCCCGCCCGCGCTAACCTCTCCGATCGTGCAGCAGCGAACTATCGCGATCGGAGAAAGACAATGAAGAGAATCGCCGTCTCGGTCGCGCTCGCGATCGGCATCGTTTCCGCCCTGCCGTCTCACGCACTCCCTGCCGGCAACTACTGCGTCGGCCATCAACTCGGACCGACCGGGCAGCACCTTCGCGCCCGAATCGTCGTCGTGGACGGCACCGGGGCGACCGGGTGCGACGTACGCGACATCGGGACCGCGAACGCCTACGTCGCCGCGCAAACCCGGGGCGCCGCGGCTCAGTGGACCGTCATGGTCATGCCGGGCGCCAACAACACCACGTACAACTACACCGAGACGAGCGGCAGCGTTCCGAGCTGGACCACGATCGTCGGCCCGAGCGCGGCGAACCGTCCGATTCTTCGACTGACCGGCGTTACCGGGACGCTCCTCTCGATGGGAACTGGCGCAGCCATTCAGAACCTTGCGATCACGGTCGGTGGCACCGCGGCGACGACCGGTGCGGTCAAGGTAGTGGCGACGACCGGGACCTCGGCTTCGCTGATCGACGTTTCGATCGCGGTGGGCTCGACGTTCGGCGACGCGCAGAACGTGGATCTCGTGAGCAACGATGCGGGCACCTTGGCTATGACTCGCGTGGACCTGTCGAAAACCGGCACGGCGACAAAGGTCCGGCTGCTGGTGAATGGAGCGGCCGGAACAGCGATCACGGCGAGCGGCGGAAACTGGACCGCCGGAACCTCGCAAGCCAAGGGCGCCGAGAACCTGAACGCGTCCGGCACCCTCGCCCTCTCGGGCATCAAGATCCTGACCTCGGCGACCGCGGATCTCGCCGGGACGACCGGACCGATTACGCCTTCCCTCATGACCTATGGCGCCACCTCGGGTACCGTCACGCCGGCCGACGTTCGCGCTTCCCTGCTGTACGTCGCCGCCTGCACTCCGGCAAGCGCCTCCGCCACGTGCACGGCCGGCCAGGTGTGCTTGAACGCCACGTTCGTCTACTACTGCGCGGCGACGAATACATGGGTCCGCGGGGCGCTGGCCACGTGGTAAGAAGGAGCCGGGACATGAAGCAAATCGGGCGATGGATCTTCGCGGGGGCCTGGTGCTTCGGTGCTGTACTATCGGCCGATGCACAAGATGCGCGGACGGCGCTTCGGGTATCCCAGCTCCCGCCGTGCATCCTCGCAAAGCAGGGATGGGCACGGACCGTGAACGACGCGGACCCCGATTGCCAGACGGGGAGCGGGGTTGCGGGATCTCAGTATGCCCTGTGCATTTGCGATCCCGTTCTCGGATGGCTGGCGCTCACTCCGGGCGGCGGGGGTGGAGGTGGCGCCCCGAGCGGTCCGGCGGGCGGCGACCTGACGGGTACCTATCCGAACCCGAGCGTAGCGCCGAACGCTGTGGCCCTCGGCACCGACACCACGGGGCCGTATGCTGGCAGCGCCTCCGAAGCCGGACCGGCAACGTCCGCGCTCGCCGTGACGGGCTTCACCGCATCGAAGTGCGCGCGATTCGACGGCTCCGGCAACCTTGTCGCGGCGACCGACGATTGCCCGGACGGCGCGGCGGGCGGCGGTGGCGGCATCGGCGGGGACACCGGGGCGACAGACGGGGCCATGCTTCTCGCCGACGGTACAGGCGGCTCGACGGTCAAGGCGTCCACCAACGTCTACCAGGATGCCAGCCAGAACCTGGTACTCGAAGATGCGACGGGCGCCCGAGAGCTTTGGTTCGGGTCGGTGGCAACCGCACCCGTTCTCAAGCGCAGCGGCACGACGCTCGTGGTTATCGGCAACGACGGCGTGCAGCGTTCGCTGAACGTGGGGCAACTTACCGCGGGCGACGCGGGCGCTCCCTCGGCGTTTCAGGGCGGCATCCAAATCGGCAACGGTAAGGGTGTCTGCTTTAGCGATGGCGTGGACTACGGCCAAGGCTTCGAGTCGGTCTCCGGGGTCATGTGGAGCAGCGATTGCGCTGGTACCGCCCGCAGTTTCGGGATGCGCAGTCTCCGCCTGTCGCCGTTGTCGGCGCCACCTTATGCGTGCAGCTCGACCACTGAGGGGGCGATCTACTCCGATCTCGACGATCACGGGCTGTGCTATTGCGACGGCACGGACTGGGGCGCCATCTTCGGCCTCGGGGTGTGTAGCTGACTTCGCAGGACCTAACCCACAACGACCGACAGGAGATTTATCGATGCCGGAACTAAAGATGGTGACCGATCTCAACGGCTACGAAGGCTTCACGGGAGTGCAGATCGTCGATGGCGAGGAAGTCCTCGGCACCGCCGCGATCTTCAAGATGCAGGACGGCAAGTGGATTCTCAACCGGCCGGGCGTCTCGGCGGACCTCTGCCACGTGGACGAACTCAACCGCATCGCCTTGGACGCGCCGTAGCCGCATGCCGCCCGTCTCCCAAGCTAAGCGCCGCGAAGAGGTCCTGCCGTTCGGCGTGGCCTCGCTCGGGCGTCAGATCGCCTCGGAGACGGGCAAGCTGTTCCTCCTGGAACCCGAGGACCCGGTCCTCGCCCGCCTGGCGCACGAGAACCCGCACCGCCTGTATCAGCGCCTCGGGATCACCGACGCCACGGTGGCCGGGGCCTGGTCTCAGATCGTCACGTGCCTTCTGGCCTATCCGATCGATCTACTCCCCGCCAGCTCGAAACAAGGGTACGGGCGCGAGCCGTCACGGGCGCAGCGTCGAATGCACCGCTACGTGCAGTCGGCGATCGATCAGGTCACGATGTGGGAAACGGTGCTCTGCCGGGCGCTCGACGCGGTGGCCTGGGGATGGCGGCCCTTCGAGATCACGTACGACCGCGACCTGTACGTCATGGGCACCCGATACTGGCGGCCGGTGACGATGCGGGAGAAGGACCCGAGCCTGTTCCGTTTCAACGGCAATCGCGATTTGGTGCTGGTGGCGACCCGGGAGTCGATGATTTTCGATGGCCCCGACGATCCGGCCCGGTGGTGGCTGTGCCAGAGCGGATCTCTGGATTGTCCGTACGGGATCGGCCTGTTTCAGCCGGCGTGGCTCCCGTCGTATCTCAAGAGCCAATACCTCACGCTATGGAAGGCCGGACTCACGCGCCAGAACGGCGTCCTCCGGGTGAAGTCGTCGAAGCCGGCGGATGTGAACCTGACGAACCCTAGCACCGCCGTCTCACCGCGGCAGACGGTATCCGCTGTCGTCGCGGCCGCCCGGGAGATGATGCGGGCCGTGAACGAGGACGGCATTCTGGTCACGATGAACGGCTTCGAGGCAAGCTTCGAGGAAGGTCTGACGGCGAGCGCCGACACATTCCAGGGGCCGATCAGCTATCTCGACGGGCTGATCAATTTGGTGCTGTTGGGGCAGCAGCTCACGGCGGCATCGGCCAAGGACACCAGTTCGCGGGCGGCCGGCGAAGTGGCGCGGAAGACGACGATCGACCGGGCGCGAGGTGTCGGCGGATCGCTCGTTGGCATGCTCAACGTTCTGGTCGGCATGCTCTGCCGCTTGAACTTCGGGGACGACGCGGACCCCGCCGACTTCCCCTATTGGCGATCCCAGATCGACCGCACATCTAAGCTCGACGCAGCGGCCAAGCTCTTCGCGATGGGCGCGATCATCGACGGTAACCAGCTCGCCGAGGATTCAGGGGTGCCGCTGCTCAAAGAGGGAGAGCCCGGAGCGCTACAGAAGACGGCGGCCACGGCTGACTTGACCGTTGATTCCGCTACCCAAGGCGACCCGCAGAACACCGGGGACGCCGCGACCGGTGAGCAGGACGCGGCGTCCGGGTAGGGTATCAAGCAGGCGACGCCCGCTCTGGGTTCGTCAATCCATGTGCAACTACGACTTCCGCGAGTCGTTTTTCTTCGATCCATCGCGGCTCGCCCACGGTCGGCTCGATTCGCACCTGAACGCTGCCGCCGATGTCGAAGCAAATCGAGGTGGCCGATCCGGTGAATCCGCTCACCGTGTCTTTGTAAAACTTGCCGAGGTCGTCTTTCGTCATTATTTCGGATCTCCTATTCTTCTCCGCCCGGGCTTGGGCGGGAATGCATTGCGTCAGGCCCTCATGGGGATTAATCCGCCGCGTCGCTTGGATTTGGTTCGCCAACCCACGAGCCCATCCACGCCCCGATAGCCCCCACCAACACCGGTACGATAACCTGGCGCAGGCCCCATGATGGCCCTCCCGCTCCCGCAATGAATCCCAAGGCTCCGCCGTAGAGAAAGTATCCGGCCGACTTGATGGCGCGCCGATCATTAACTGTCATGTCGCACCGCCCTCGCCCCCGAAGCCACAGACCGCGCCATGCACTCCGGGCACATCTCGCCCTCGGACAAGTCGCGACTATGAACCATGCAGCGGAATGCGGGGCGCGATGCGTTGGCGGTCGGGACATGAACCGCGATCTCGGATGGCGCAAGTTCAAGGCCGAGATCTTCGTGCCCGCGATCCTCGGCCGGCACTGAGGTCTCCGGACTTTCGGACCGAATGCGATACGTCCTCGGATTGAAGCTCCCTCGGCCCCCGGCGTCGGCAAGCTCAAGAATGCCGTTCCGCACGTGCCGCTCCATTACGCCCCGGACGGTCGATCGCGTAGTGGTATCTTCGGGGTGCGCCGCGTTCCATGCCGCCCAAGCTTGCGGTGCGCTGAAGGGCTGCGGCAGGGATCGGGCGAGGTCGAGCAGCGGTTCGTCCAAGGCGCGGCGCTTCGGCGGTGGCGGCAGGGATCGAGCCGGGGCGACGGTGACGGGGTTCCCGGGGTCGTTGGTAATCTTGACGTACAGATCATTGCCGTCGGCGCCTTCCGGTATCGCGACCTCGCGCCAATGGTCGGGAGGGAATCCGGGCGGGTACGGCAGTTCGTCGCTCTCGCCGCATCGCGAGCAGGCGTCGCCTTCCCGGTACAACTCGCCATGTTCGGGGCATCGCTTGCATACAACGCCTTCGACGCGGAAGCGGTCGGTCGACAGGTGCCCGCCGTCCGCTGCCGCTCGCTTCCATCGCGCCTCCTCGATCCCGGCATCGAACTGCGCTCGCCGCTCCGGGTCCGCGCAGATCGGGCAGCGGCCGTCTGGCGGGAAGTCCTCGGCATGCTCCGCGCAGCGGAGAGAGATCGGCGGGCGGCAGAAGGGACACTGACCACCGATCGGGTACGGGTCGCCGTGCTTCTGGCAAAAGACGAACCGAGCGGCGCGCTCGAAGTAGTCGTTGCCGGAAGTTCCGCAGTTCGAACAAGAGAACTCGCCTGTCGGGGTGAGCAAGAATTTCAAGCTGTAGCATACGGGGCAGAGGACGGGCGGGGCGTCAGCAAGATCGCCTGACGTCTCCGATCTGATCTTCGCTCCCGGGTCCCGATGTTCCGCCAGCGCCACGGCGACCCGCGAATCAACCCAGCGCACGGCATCCCGGTAGATCTGCTCGGGATCGGTCGCCGGGTGCGCGACGAACAGGCGTTCGGCCATTCTGGAGATGCGGTCGGCGCGGATCGCCTCCTCGCATGCGCGAGCGTTGGCGGCCCGCTCGGACTCTGAGGATGGCGGCCCGCCTTCTGTCGGTTCGTCATGGACCGGGCACTCTTCCGGCGGTAGCGCTGGGATCGGCAGAGGCATCGCCGGATAGTTCGCGGGTAGCGGCTTTTGGATCGGAACGCCCGGCGCCAAGGGATTCCGGTTGGCTCCCGCGAAGTGCTGCCCCGGCATGTTCCGCCTGAACCGCGCCCGGATCTCGCACCGGTTCAGGTAGATCACGACGGCGGCGAGGACGAGAAGGCCAAGGATGATCGATGGCCAGAAGATTTCGCTCATTTCCCGTTCCCTTCGAAGCCCGGCCATTGAACTTCGACTGGCTTTAGGCTGAGGCGTTTTTCGATTCTATTGATTCGCTGTTCCGCGTTTACGATCCAAGCAACCAGCAGGTACAGCAAGGCGAAAAGCATGAACGCCGAGAAGCATCCCGGACCACTCGATCCCTTTTCTTCCATCTACAGCCCTCCCGCGATTCGGTTAACCTCGGCGAAATCGAGACCGAGGGCAAGGCACACGCCGCGGAGTCGAGCGCGACGATCTCCGCGGCCGAGTGGCAGAACGGGACCGCATTCCAGCCCTTCGATGTGGCGCGATGTAACGTCCACCTCCCGCCAGATCTTGCGCTCTTCAGCGGTGACGTAGATCGGCGTTACGAAATCCGCAGCAGAGTCGCGAAGGCATGCCTCGGCTTCGACGGCTAGCGCTTCCCGGCTCCATCCGCGCGCGTCCCGAGCGCGCCGAATCATGGTGGCGAGGTAGTCGCTGGACGCGGTCGGCAGATACTGGTGGCGGGCGTGTCGCTGCGGTGCGGTCATGCGGCGGGCTCCGTCCTGAGGCGTTGGATTTCGAGCAATCGCCTGGTGCATAGATCTTCGGATTCCGACAGCGCGGCGGTCATTCTGGCGGCTCGCTGCTCGGCCCACGTGCAACGCTCCTTCGCGTTCATTATTGCGGGAAGAGCGACCAATGAGACCGTCCCGGCCGAGAATGGAACCCGCTCACCCGTCGCGTCCGCGAGCGCCTGGGCCAATCGGTGGACCTCGGCGAAGTCGACGCTCACCGAGCCACCTCACGAAAGGCAATGAGGCAGCCGACGCCTACGACAGCGAGCCCGATTCGTAATGCGTACGACGGATCAAAGAGTCTGCTCGCCATAAATCCCATACCCAGAGCAATGACGGTCAGGGCCGCGGTAAGCCACGGCCCCAAGCCTGTAGATTTATCGGATTGGTCCATCGACCCACCCTCTTTCCGCCCGTCCGGGCGCCCGATTCTACCGCATTTCTACGCAAACCCGGCGCACTTGCGGTGCCGCTTCCCGTGTAGCGCCGAAAGTTCACGTGCGAAATGCTTTCGCCGTGTCCGACGCACTCGATCGACTAGCGTTTCGTTTTGCCCCCGGCAAGACGGCGCGCCGCTACGTAGCCAAGCATCAATGGGCGATTACTCCGGAGGCTATGGAGACGATCGCCGACGTCGTTGCGGCTCACTGCGCGGGCGCCCGATTCTCTGACGAAGAGCGCGAGCAGCGAATCGCTGCCGCCGGGTGTCGCGCCGAATCCCCGGAATCACCGATCGAGGACTTGTCGGCGGCCGGGAACAAGGTAGCCGTCATCCCGTTGCGCGGAGTCTTGGCGCGGCACATGGATCTGATGATGCGCTACAGCGGTGGCACGTCTACGGACGCCTTCGCGGCAGCCGTCCGCGCTGCGGCGAGCGACGAGAACGTCACCGGCATCATGCTCTTCTGCGATACACCGGGCGGCACGGTAGACGGGGCTCAGGAAGCCGCCGCTGCCGTCCGGGAGGTTGTCGCGGCGGGCAAGAAGCCGGTGCTCGCCTACGTCGAAGGCGAATGCTGCTCGGCCGGAATGTGGATCGCGAGCCAAGCGCAGCGTCTCGTGTCCGCGCCTCACGGAATCATCGGCAGCCTCGGCGTCCTCTTGCAGCATATGGACGTTTCGAGCGCCGACGAAAAAGAGGGCGTGAAGTTCACCTACATCACGTACCCGGAGGGCGGCAATAAGGCCGAGGCAAACCCTCACCAGCCGCTCAAGGCCGAGACGCTTGAACACCTCCAGGAGCTAATCAAGCCGGCCGGCGATGCGTTCTACGCCGCGGTCGCCGAGGGCCGAGGCGTGACCCTCGCGAAGGTCAATCAGTGGGGCAAGGGGCGCGTGTTCGATGCCTCGCAAGCCCTCGAAATGGGAATGATCGACGACGTTACCAACTTCGACGGGGCACTTGCCCTGCTCGACGAGCTTTCCGGGGACGACCCCGAAGAGGAGACGGACATGGCCAATATTGACGACGCGGCAGTCGCCGCTAGCGTCAAGGCGGCGCTACCCGAAGCATTGGCGGCGACGCTGCCCTCGACTCTTCGGGCCGAGCTGGAGCCGCTGCTCGCTGCGCACGCCGAGAAGATCAACCTCGGATCGGCCGCCGCGATGGCGCCGATCGACGAACGACTGAAGGCAGTAGAGGCCGGACAGGTCGAGATGAAGGCGAGCCTCGCCGCGAGCAACAAGGCGACCGCCGAGACCCTGACCCGTCAGGCGCTCGAACGGCTCGCGGATTCCGGGCAGCTCGCTCCGGCGCTGGTCGAAGAGGAACTGGCGGACTTGATGTGTCTCTCCGAAGAGCGGCGTCAGGCTCGGCTCGACCGCATGAAGACCGCGAAGAGCGTGGTTCCGACGAACGCGGCGAACCTGCCGCTCGGCGCGGATCCCGTCGCATCCAACGCCGCCGCCCGTGACTTCGGGATGCCCAACGGCGACGGCCCGGACCCGCTCGAAGCTTCGGTCGTCGCTCGACTCGACGAAGAGGGCATCAGCCCGGCCGATGGCGCCAAGTACGTGGCGCGCTACAACGCTCTCATGAAGGAGACGGCCGATGCCTAGTCTCAATGCAGCCCGGTCCGAACAGATCGTTGATACCTACATCCCCAAGGCGGCCACCGACATGACCGCGGGTCAGGGCTGCGTCCTGGCAAGCACGGGCGTGCAGCACATCGAGCCGTCCGTGGCGGCATCGGTCTACCTGCTCGGCGTTCTGGCTTACGACGCACTCGCCCTCAACGAGGTGCGAGTCGTCGAGCGCGGACAGGTCGAGGTGCAGGTCAAGAACGGCGAGACCTGGGCGATCAACGACAAGATCGGCCTAGCCGCCGCCGGCCAATTCACGAAGGTCACCACGGGCAACTACTTCGCCGTCTCCCAGGGCACCACCACGGGCGGCACTGGCGAAAAGTGCTTCGTGAAACTCTTGGGCCATGCGCCCGCGACGTTCGCCTAAGGAGCCCTGAAAATGGCAATTACCGTGGCCACCCTTCCCGGCCCTTTCGCCAACGAGCGCAGCACGTCGCCGCTTCTGACCAGCCTCGTGCTCGGGCAGCCGACGCGGCCCGGCGCCGCGGACATCTTCTTCCCCCGCGTTCCCGTACCCTCGCCGGTCTTCGAGTTCCGGCAGTACGACAACGCCGAGATCGTGCCGGTCGAGACGAGCAGGGCGTTTAGCGCGCCCTACAAGACCAAGACGGCAGGCGGGCGCCTCCTGACCGCGGCCCTCCAGCGACACTCGTTTGCGGGTATGGCCGACATCGATCAGTTCAAAATCTCGAAGTCGTTCGGCGGAGATCCGCTCTTTCAAGCGCGTCAGGCGGCGATCGGCAAGCGCATCGTTGATCTGACCCGCGAGATCAAGGCGTCGGAAGTCCTGACGAATACCGCCACCTACCCGGCCGGACACACCCTCGCGCTGGCGAGCGGCAGTGAATGGAACGCGGCCGGCGGCGACAGCCAGGGCGATATCACCACGGCGGCCGACGCCATCCTCAGCAAGACGGCGGCCGGCCGAGAGGAGTTGATGGTCGGCCTCAGCTCTTCGGCCCTCAACGCGGCGCTCGCCGATCCCGTGTTCAAGGCGTCGCGGGTTTACACCAACTCGGCGTTCCCGAGCGTCCGCGATCTGGCGGCGTATTGGGGCGTCAAGGAAGTTCGGAGCTTCAACCCCGTGGCCGCCGCCAGCCAGGAAGTCGGCTCGGTGCCGGCTCCGATCTACGGTGACGTAGCGATCGTGTTCGTCCCGATGTTCGATCCGGCCAACTACGACTTGACGACCGGCACGATGGTCTTCGGCGCCGGATTCACGTGGAACACGGGCGTCGCTAACGTCCCGTTCTACGACGACAAGACGTCGTCGTGGTACTACCCCTGGACCGACTGGTTCGATTTCGAAGTCATCTCGGGCGGCGCCGGATTCCTAATCACCAACTGCGCCGCTTAAACGGAGACCGTCATGGCCGAAGACAAGAAGAACGAGAAGGACGGCAAGCCGGGCGCACCGCCAGTGCCGGACGCGCCGGAGGTCGAAGCCTCGAAGCCGAAGCCGCCCGTGGAGTCGCCAATGCCCTTGCTGCGTCGATCCGCTGGCCACAAGGTCGTCGGCCTGATCAAGCACGGCTCGCGGATGTTCCGTCCGGGCGACCCCATCAAGCCCGGCGACCTGCCGGAGGGTGACTTCGAGCGGTTCGTCACGAGTGGTGCCATCACCGCGGAGCGGTAAGAGGGCGCGATGCCGTGGAGCGATTACGAGGCGGTTCTGTTGCAGATTCCGGAGGCGGAAGCCGAACGGATCGCAACGGAGCATGGCGCGTCGGAAGGAGGGTCGCCCACATTCGAGGAGTGGTGGGTGGCCCGAATCGATGCGGCCGTGCCATTGGTCCTCGGGACGCTTCGCGGCAACGGGTACAGTCCGCCCGATGACCCGGCCGAGTTGACGGCTGCTGACGCCTTGCTTCTATCCGAGGCCATCGCGCAGCAAGCCGTCCTTGAGGCGAGGCCGCACGAGGTTCGGGTAGGCGGCGGCGAGAAGTACCCGGTAGCCGAGCTGTGCATCCGCCTACGTCAGATCGTCGGGGGGATTGTGCGCCTCGACATGTCGGCGGAGTCGGCGCCGTCGGCCGTCTTCATCCCGGGCACGGTCAACGCCCCGGGCTACCGCCGGCCGCTCTGGTATGACGACTTCGTCGGCTGCGATTCGTGGTGGCCCTAAGCCCATGAACATTACATTCGCCGTGAACAACCGCGCGGCCCTAAAGGCTCTTGACGCGCAGATCGAGGCGACGGCCCAGCCCTTCGCTGCGCCTCGCGGTGCACGGGTCGTGAAGGCGATTCGCTTGGCCATCGGCGAGGAGTTCTCGCGGGGCGCCGAGCGGACGGATTCCGGTTTCAAGAAATGGAAGCCGACGCAGTCCTTCGGCACAAAGACCGCCACGAACCCGCCGCTCGGTGGCAAGGCGGGGCGGGTCGCGCGGGCGTGGGCAGGAGGGGCCGGCGGCTTCTCGACGGTCAGCGGGACTGAAATCGTCATCGGAGTTCGCGCGCCGTGGGCTGCGGTCCACCGCGGCGACAATGGCCCGGTCACGACGATCCGGCCGCGCGGCGGCGACAGGATGCGATTCTTCTTGGGACGCGCTTTTGGCGTATGGATCTCGCGCGCACGGCTGGCGCAGGGTCTCAAGGTTCCGGCTCGTCCGCACGCCACGGCCAACAAGAGCCTATCGGAGATCATCCGCGATGCACTGCTGGGGGTGAAGGCGTGAGCACGAGCCTATCCATTCCCATCAAGGATGTGGACCTGCTCGCGGTCGAGGTGAAGTCTCGGCTCGCCGCGGCAACGGAGCTAGACGGTTATCGGGTCCGAGTGGACCGCGTACCGATGCTCCAAGAGGCGGTGGCCCTGGTGCCCGGCAATATTCTTGTGGCGCCGACGCGACTTTCGAGCGCGCCGCAAGTCGGATGCTTCGAGCATGAGGCGGCGATCGGAATGCTCTTCCCGTTCACGGAGAGCCCGGTACCGCTCAAGGATGACGAAGTGGGGCCGGCGACGCTCGTGGATACGGTCCTCGGCATGGTCGAGAGTTGGAACAAGACGATCGCGACGCCCTCGACGAAGTGGAGTTTCCGCGACGCCGATGCCACGTTCTTCGACTCGCCGGACGTTGAGGGTCGCCACCGGCCGACGGGTACCACGCTGATCGGATTTCTCGTGAATCTGACGTATACCGGCAAGCGATTCTTCGCTCAGCCTTAGGAGATAGCAAATGGGCGATACCTTCCAGGGCGGCAATTCCCAATTCCGAGTGGGCGTCGAAGCGCGGCCCGGACAGCCCCCGCAGACCACCGGGGAATATGCGGATCTCATGTTCAGCGAGGCCGACCATGGCCCGGAATTCACGGACACCGAGGACCCCAATCTCCAGCCGGGCGGACAGGAGTCCGAGGGCTACACGGGGAAAATCGTCGTATCGGGTAGCGTCACCGGCACGATGTATCCGGACCTCGCGAACGGCCGGTTTCTGGCGGAAGCGCAGCGCCGGATCACGACGACTTCGCCGGCCACCGACGTCTATTTGCACCGGATGGGCGTGAGCGAGACGACCGCCGTCAAGAGCGTCGCAACTCGGCTGTCGCGCGACGACGGCGCTCCGGAGACGGCGGCGCTGACCGCCGTGCAGACTCTCGACATTACCGTCGAGCCCGGCAGCCTGCCCGAGGTGAGCTACGGCCTGGTCTCGGCGCGCGTGACCCGATGGTCATTGGCCACGGCCACGGTGGGCACGGTCACATCCAGCAAGTTCGGCTCGCTGCGGGGACTGCCGAGCGCGGCTCTCCTGGCGCTGCCTGACGGAGACATCTACGTCAAGATTGTGGACGTGACGGGCTCGCCGAACTCGGTGACCGTCAAAGTGAAGATCGGCGCGGCGTCCACCTACGACGGCGCGGACATCGTCATCCCGTGCGGCGCCGACAGTATCGGCCGGCCGAAGTGGACGCCGCTGACCGACGAGGACGATGCGCGCATCGGAACCCGCGACATGCCGATCGAACTGGCGATCACGACGGGCGCCGGGTTTTCGGTCAACGACGTAATGAAGTTCACCCGCGAGGCGCCCGCCTGGGTGACGGTTCCGCCGACGATGGCGCCGTTCAACGAGGTGTATTGCGAGATCACCTTCGACGACGAGAGCTACTGCCTGACTTCGTGGTCGCTGTCGGCGACGTTCCCCGTGGACGTCAACGAGTGCATCGGCGGACGTTTCGCGGACAGCTTGATCCGCGAGGGTCGGCGAGAGATTCGGATCTCCATCGACCGAAAGTACACCGACCGCCGGATCGTGGACAAACTGATTAGCGGCGCCCGTTTCGCGCTGAAGGCGATTCTCTCCAACGGCGAGCAAGTCGAGGACGGATTCGACTTCTTGCTAACCGTCACATGCCCTCGGTGCAAGGCGACCGGCAAGGCTCCGAGCGCCCAAGAAGAACTGACCGAGAGCGTCGAGTTCGCTGCATATCCGTCGCCCGGCGACATCTCGGGGTATGTGGACGACATGACCATCGAGCTTCAGAACGCCTCGCCCTCGCTGATTGCGTAAGCCGCGCGGCGTAGCCCCGCATCCGCCCGGGTCGGGGTGCCGCAAACCTGACCCGGGCGAGACGGAATCCGTTTGGCGCAAGTAAATCAGGAAGTCCTTCTCCGTATCCTCGCCGAGGTGGCGGACGCCCTCAAGGGCCTGAATCAGGTCCGGGACGGCGTCCGCGCGCTCGCATCGGAGACAAAGGCCGAATCGCCTCTGAAGTTGGATCTTCAGATCGGCGAGGGCCTGGCGCGCCTGCGGGAGTTGCGGACGGGGATCGAGGAGACGGTCCGCGTCACGAAGGGCGACGGCGGAAAGATCAATCTCAAGCTTGATGTCGGGGCGATCGACAAGGAGCTGAAGGATCTCGCGAGTCGCGTAAAGACGGGCGTCACCGAGATCCGAAATTCCTTCGAGGGCCTGGGCAAGGTCAAGGTCGATCTCGGACTTGCAAGGAAGGGGTCGAAGGAATTCCAGGAGTTCCAGGCGGAATTGCGCAAACTGGAATCCCAATTTCAAGGTGCAGTCAACCGGCTGAACACGGCGAGTCGCGGGGTGACGTTCGATCCGATCTCGCGATCGGCGACGCTCGCTCGCGACAAAGTGCGGATCGCGGCCGAGAACATGGCCGACTTCCTTGGGAAGATCCCGGCGGCCGTCACCAAGGATGAGGCGGCATTCGCCGGGCTCCAAGCGAAGATCGAATCGCTGCGGGCCGCAGCCGCCAGGCTCTCTCAAATCGACGTAGTGCCCCCGGGCGGCGTCCCGGCCGCGGCGTCCTTGACGTCTTCGATTGGGTCGCTGGAGTCCGCATTCGGCTTGGCCAGTAAGGCCGCGCAGCTCTTTCTCGCTTCGCTGGTCGTCCAGAAGCTATTGGACTTCGGCAAGTCGGCGGTACAGGTTGCGTCCGACCTGCAAATCCTCCAAGGACAGCTAGAGATTTTCGTCGGCGGTCCGCAGGAAGCGGCTGACGCCATTGACCATCTGCGCGACGTCGCCGACGACGTAGGCATCTCCTTCATTACGCTGACCGACAACTTTCAGAAGTTTCTGGTGCCGGCGCAGGCCGCGGGCCTGTCGCTGAAGGAGACTCAGCAGGTATTCGACGCGATCTCGATTGCCGTGGCGGGCGCAGGCAAGAGCACCGAAGAAGTTAACGGCATCTTCAAGACGTTCACCGACGTCCTCCAGAAGGGCGTCATTCAGGCCGAGGAGTTGGTCAAGCAGTTCGCGAACAACGGCATTCCGGCGACGGCGCTGCTGGCAAGGGCCTACGGAAAGACGACGGCAGAAGTCCGAGAACTGACCAAAGAGCACCAGATTCTCGCGCGCGACGGCGTCCCGGCTCTCGCCGCGGAAATGTTGAAGGTCTATGGCCCGGCCGCGCTGAAAAACGTGGAATCCTTCCGCTCAGAAAACGAGCGGTTCAAGAACGAGATCATCGATCTTAAGCAAGCCTTTGGTGACGAGCTACTGCCGGCGCTCGTTGAAGTTCTCCAGACGCTGAAGGGGTTTGACGGGGAGGGCACCTTCGCTTCTCTCGGATCTGACGTGGCGACAGTCATCCGGCTTCTCGGCGACGTGGCCCGCATCTTTCGCGACCTCAAGAACTTTGACCTGAAGTCGGCGTTTGTCGGCATTGACGTGCTGTTCCTGAACCTCGCGGCCACGGGAGTCAAGTCGTTCGGGGCGCTCGAAGAGTCGGCCGCCAAGCTGACGGAGGCCTTGGGTCTGGCGCCGAAGGGCTTCGCTGATGCCGTCGCCAAGTCGGTTGATGAGGCCGTCGAGAAGCTTCGATTCGCGGCAAAGGAAGCGCGAAAGTTGGGCGAGGAGTCGCGGGCGGGCGCCGAGGAGGGCGGCGAGGGCGTCCGCAACCTCGGCGAAGAATGGAAGAAGCTCTATGAGAACCTAAAGAAGCAGCAGGCCGCCCACCAAAAGAACGCCGAGGACAGCGAGAAGGAGCTGACGAAGAAGCAGCTCGCAGAGATCAAGAAGCGAGAGGACGCGTATAAATCGTTCTTCCAGAAGCTCGCCGAGCTGTCGAAGACGCCCGATCCGAACGCGCCGGATCTTGCGGGTTCGGTCCCGTCAAGCGTCAAGGCGCCGGACGTTCAGCCCGGGGATTCGACTTCTCTGGCCAAGCTCCGCGAAGAACTAGCCGCCACGCTACAGGCCAAGAGGGAGCTAGAGCTTCAGCCCAGCGTGAGCACGGAAGATCTGGCGCAGATCGATTCTCTGCGCGGCAAGGTCCAGGACCTCGAGACGCAGATTCGGAGCTATGGCTCGGCGAGCGGCGCGGCTGGGGACCAGGCCGCGGCCGGGCTCCAGAAGACCCAACAGGCGGCGGCCGAGGCGGCGGCCAAGGTACAGGCCGAACTCGGGACAAAGACGCTTGACGCGCTGCGCCAACTGATCACCGGAACCGACGATTTCGCGAAGGCCTTTACGGACCTGAGCCCGAAGGCGCAGAACGCGGTGACCGGAATCGTCGCCGCCTTTGAGCAAGCGGCGCAGTCCGGCAACATCTCGCGCGATCAGATCGCCGAGTTCGGGCAACTTCTGATCAAGGCCTTTCAGGACGGCGGTCTCGTCGGCAAGCAGTTCGCCGCTGATTTGGCGGCGGCGTTCGGCACCACGGGCACGGCCGCGGGCTCTCTGACCGCGGCGCTCCGCGCGCTCGCCGACGGCTCGAAGACCGCGGGTGCCGGGCTCAAGGAAGTGGGCGGGGGCGCGACCGCTACGGCCGCCAGCCTGAAGGGTCTCACCGGAGAGGCGAACGTGTCGGCCGCTGGCCTAAAGGGGGTGGGGTCAGAGGCGGGCGCGTCCGTGCCCAGCCTGACCGGGGCCGGCCAGGCTGCCGAGACAGCCGCGACCGCCGTGCGCCACGCAGGCGAAAGCGCCAAAGAGTTTGACGACCGCATCCGAAGCCTGATCGACACTTCCGGCGGCACGGCGACCGCAGTTCGCGGAGTGGGTGAGGCTGCCAATGATGCTGCAATCCAGGTTAACGGGGCCGCTCAAGCCGCTGCGTCAGCGTCACAGAACTTCATAGGCGTCCGTGATGCGGCCGGCAACCTTGGGCCAAACCTCCTGAAGACGGGCGAGGACGCAAAGACCGCGAAGAGCGAAATCGACGGCGTAGCCGTGGCTGCCGCGAAGGCGGCCGACAACTTCATCGGCGTGCGGGATGCCGCGGGCAACGTCGGCCCGAACCTGCTCGACGTCAGTAAGAGCGCGGGCGAGGCGAAGAAGGGCGTGGACGACCTCTCGAAGGCCGAGCCTCCGACGAAGCTGAACGAGGGCTTGACGACTACCGCGGACGCCGCGCAAAAGGTGGTCGATCCCATCAAGTCGATCGCCGAATCGACCGCCAAGCTCGGCGACGCGACGCAAGTGGAGGGCGCGGCCAAGTTGGGCGAGGCGCTGACCGGATTGACGGCTCCGGCCGCCGCTCTGGCGCCTCCGCTGGAGCTTGTAGCGGGCGCCGCGTCCCGATTGTCGCAAGCCGTCCAGGCGCTCCTTGCGGAGCCGGGGCTCGGGACGATCGAATCTCAGTTGACGCCGCTACTCGTGCCGCTTCAGAACCTGACCGAGCCCGTCACGACATTGAGTGAGGCGCTCGCGAAGTTGGGCCAGGCGACGCAGACGGTCAAGGCCGACGGTCTCACTGCGCTCGGAGAGGCTGGGGCGAAGCTGTCGAGCCTCGCCGAACCCGCATCGAGCGCCGCGAAGGCGCTGGGTCCGCTGACCGAAGCGAGCACGCTACTGGGGACGACGTTCGCCACGGTCAATACCAATGCCTCGTCCTTCTCGACGACACTCGCGGCGATTGGTGAGGCGACCACCGCATTGGTTGCCAGCCTCTCGGATGCCGCGCTCACCACGGGACTCGACGGACTCACCGAATCTTTCGCTGGCGCCGGACCGGATCTGGCCTCCGTGGCCACGGAGTTAGATCGTTTCGCGAAGGCCCTCGACGCATCGAAGGTGGCGCTGCCTGAGGTGCAAGCGGGTATCGAGGCGATCGCCGAGTCCGTGGGCAAGCCAGAAGTCAAAGACGGGCTGAACAGTCTCGCGGGATCGATCGACAAAATCGCGTCCAGCGCGACCGGCGCGGGCGAGGGCCTGGTCGTCGTCGGGGAATCCCTGGCGGCGATAAGTGGGTCTGCCGAAAAGGCGGCCGATGGGCTTGCATCGATCGCCAAGTCGCTTCATGCCGATGAGGTTCGAAAGGGTGCCGCGGCCATCAAGGAACTCGGCGAATCCGGGGCGTCGGCGGCCACTGGAGCGAAGAATCTAGCCGACAGCGCCAAGGACGCAAAGGTAGAGATCGAGCTACTGACCGCCGTCTTGGATGAGGCGACCAGGGCCGAGATATCGATCGGAGAAGCTGCGGCGCGCGCCGCGCCTATAATCCAAGGAGACCTGAAGGTTGCATTCCGTCAGTTAAACGAGCCTCTGGAGGTGTCGAAGGAAAGCTTCGAGGCTATCGTCGGAGTCATCACTTATCTCGGGCGAGATGCCCTCGGCATCATTCAGGTCGTTACAGAGCAGGTCAATGGACTGGCGACTGCATGGCAGAAAGTGGCGAGCGCGGCAGCCGCCGCGAAGCAGGCCATTACTGGCATACGGTTGCCGCCGGCCGTCGGCCAGTCAGGGGGGGGCTAGCGTGGTCCAGACCCATTTCCGGGATACGATTGCCGCCGATTGTGGCAAGCGGGAGCTAATGGAAAATGCGGACGATCGTCGATCAGGTGAATGACTTGGCCAAGGGGCTCGACCGCGTGGCGCGGAATTCGCGACGGATCAAGGGCTTCTCGCCGGGAGCGCCGATCGCCGCCGGGAGCGCAGCGCCGCGGCCATTTCCAGATCCCGTCGAATTGCGGCGGCGCGAGGTTTAAGGCGGCATGCCGATCGATCAGGGACCGATTTCGTGGGAGCGGTATGCGCCGTTCGCCCGCCCGCCACTCTTCGCGGGGAGACCGCTTTCGAGCCGCCTGGCAACGATTCGCATCGATCCCGCGCCCTCGGGTATCGAACTGCCGATGCTGGACGGCGGATCGGTCTTCCAGGTCGAATTGCTGCCGGCCGATGCCTCGTTGTCGCGCGCCTCTTCAGAAATCACCCTGACCTATGCGGCGGCCACCGAGGAAGATTCGCGGGCCGCCGATCTGCTCGGGGCACTGTGCCGCGAAGATGTGCAGCCCGTCATCCTGTGGGACGTGTTCTCGGACTACTGGCGAATCGGCGGCACGACGCGCACCTCGTGGGGGCTGTCTCGCGAATCGGCTCCCGCGCCGCCGGATGTGCATTCCGGCGAGATCATTGCGCCGGACGGATCGATTACCGCGTTAACCCTCGTTAGCGGCACTCCCGATTCCGGCGAGATCGCGGTATCCGGGTCCACGGCGACGACCGCCGATCTTTCGGGATTGGCCGGGAGTCTTCTGCACGTGAGGTATTACCCGGTCCGATACGTGGCGTCCATCACCCGGAGCCAAGACTACTCGGAGGCCGGATTGATGACCTTCGATTTGACGTTCCGGGAGTGGCTCCCGTAGATGGCGACCCTCTTGACGCTCGGGGCTTCGATCGCCGCTTCGTCGGCGCCCGAGGCATCGCTGATCCTTGGGGTCTACGTTGATCCCTCGGGCGAGGAGTTGGCGCTCGACGTGACGCCCCACGCGGCGGCCGATCAGGTGCTTGCGCGCAGCGGCGATCGTCAGCAGGTGCGAGTCGAGGCGACGGTCGCGCTCGCTCCGTTCGGTGTGACCGTGGCCCCGATCTCGATCGGGTGGGGATCGGAGGTCAACGCGGGCGGACACGGGTCGATCACCATGCCCGCGTCGTCGGCGAACTGGGTGCCCGGGCCGCTGGGGTATGAAACGCAGTTCGGCGGACCGCCTCCGGGCGCCGCGCTGATCGACGTGAACGCGATCTACGGTTCGCGATCTGACCCGCTGGCGATCCCCTTGACGAGCGGTGCGGTGTCCGCGCAGAGTACCCGGAGCCTGAGTAAGGACGGCCATACGCTCCAATTCGAGATGCTGGACTACGGCGGCCGATCGGACGGAGAGTCCTTCGATTACGTGCTGCCCGCGCTTCACGGCAAGCGGCCGGGCGAGATGATTCGCGAGATGGCGACGCTCGCCGGGGTGCCCTCGTCGAGGATTGCTGTGCCGACGTTCGGGCCGCAGCTTCGCAAGGGGTTCGAATCGCTGGGGACCGGATGGATGGGCCGCGCGCGCGATCTTGCGTCGAGCTTTGGGTATGCCCTGGACTTCGACGGGCAAGGAGTGCTGACCGCCTACCGTTGGCCGCCGACCGCCGATCCGGAAGCCGTATTCGATGCCCGCTCGTTCGCCGCGGAGGCCGGATTGAGCGCCGATGCCGATGCCTCGGTTCCGCGGTGCATCAAGATCCTCGGCAACGCTCCGGAGATCCCAGGCGGCGGCGGGGTCGTCAGCTTCCCGCCCGAGATTCGCGAGACGATCGAGCCCTTCTCGCCGCCGCGCGCGCAGTTCCGGCAGGACGCGGGTCCCGATACGTTCACGGCCACCGGTTTCGGCACAGCGACCGTCGGCAACTACGTGACCGAGCGGATCGAGACCTACCGCGTCAAGGAGGGCACGTGCGTCCTCCGCGAAGAGGTGGTGACTTGGCGATGGTACGCGCCGCGAGCCGCGCGGTACCAGAAGTTCTTCGACGAACTGACCCCGCGATACGCCGGGACCGTTTGGATCTACGATCCGGAGTCCGTGGCCGGCGATTCGGCGGAAGCCTACCTGTGGCCTGTGCAGCGCTTTGTCGTCGTCAGTCGCGATGTCACGGTTTGGCATTACGACGGGCCGGGTGAAGAGCTGACCCGGAAGGTGGTAGCGCACGGCGGATGGTACAACCGGCGGGCGGCAATCGCCGAGAAGGACACGCCGACCGATCTCCCGCTCACCTACTACTACGAGGGCAACGGGCGCGCCGTGGCCCACTTGGCGGAAGATTTCTACTGGGGCAACGACGCGACCGCCGAATTCGTCAATCCGGAGGGCTCGGGCGATCTCGGGACGAGTTCAAATCTGGCGAGCGAGATCACGGCGTACGAGTTCGCGGGCGGCTATAAGACGGCGGAGACGGAAGTGGCCCGCACGATTCTCGCGCTGCCCGGCGGAAACTTTCTGTATTCGGACGGCGCGTACTACGGCGCGAGCGGCGTCGGAGATGGCGCGAGCGAGGAATACCGGGTCTCGTCTACGAAGCGCGTCAATTACCTTCCGACCGGCCCGTCGTCTTCCGACATCGTGACCGACATCCGCGGGCCGAACGGCGAATTCGTGCGCCGTGTCGCCGAGGGTTCGGAGGGCTACTTGCCGGCGATCGAGACGTGCAACCCCGAGATCGACGCAGAGCGAAGTGCGCGCCCCTTCGAGGTCGAGGTGTGCGCCGTGTTCTCCTCGGGTACCGGTCGGACCGAGATCATCCAAAACGATTTCGTGGAAGACGAGGCGCAGGCCACGGAACTTGCGGGATGGGAGCTTCGGCGGCGGCGGGCTATCGCAGTCAAGGCCCGGGTGCCGTTGTGGGCCGCGGGTCGCCCCGGAACGCCCGTCGCCATCGCCATGCCCCGCCAAGGTTACCCGGGGCTCAAGGGGTGGGTGCATGGCGCGGAGCATTCGGCGTCCGGCGTGCGCGAGCCGGCCGTTACCGATCTCGACTTAAGGATTGAGACGTGAGTAGCGGCGAAGATCTGATCAAGGCGACACTCGACGCACGGCGAGTGAGGGAGGCCGACCTCCGCTTTGCAACCTACGTGTCGCCCGATGGCCGCGGGTACCATCGCGTCCGGTTGGCCGGAAGCGGCACCATTATCCTGGTGGCGTCGGCGGTCGGCTCACGGACGTTTGCGCCTAGCGAATTGATCCTGCTCGGCAGTAACAGCGGGAGATTTGGATTCGTCCTGCTGGGCTCCTCGCCGCCCGGCGGGCAGGGGGCGAGCGGCTTTCCGCCTTCAACGCCGCTCGTCTTCGCCGCAGACTCGATCCTCATTACGGCGGCCGTACCGGACACCGTGAGCCCAGGCGAAACGGTGGACGTGGACGTTTTCGGGTACGGGCTGTTGCCGTCCGTGGATTCGTGGTCGATTGTCACGATCCCGTCGGCCCTCGATTTGTCACCGGTCACACTGGACACCGCGGCGACCGTCCTATCCTGGGAGAGCCTTGACCCGGAGTCTGAAGGCTACACGCTCGCCCCGGGTCAGTCGGTCGTTCGCGTGACGATCGAGGTGGCGGACGATGCGCCGGCCGGCCACGGATTGACGTTCCGAGTGGAGCGCGAGACGGCGATTACCCTTTCGCCGGACCTGGTGACGGTTGAGGTGCCGCCCGCGCCCCCGGAGCCCGATCACTACGCGCTGATCATATCGGACCTGACCGACCCGACCGAGGCGATCGGCGCATACTTCCTCGGCGGCATATCGGGCGGGGTGGCTATCCCGCGGCAGAGCACGGGAACCTTCTATAGCAGGGTCTCGCCGGCAGCCACTGCGATCCACGAGGCTGGCGCCGTCGGGGCCGAGTCGATCGTCTACCGAGCTGGCGGGACCGACCCAGTTGGCGACCCGACGGGAGACACTCCGCGCCTCATCGTGATGGACTCCGCCACCGGCAATCTACTCACCTGGAATCCGGCGGACGGCTTCGACGTGACGCCGGCCGTGCTCGGCCACGATGGGCGCCTCTGGTTCGTTGAATGGGAAATCGGATCGCACGCGCCGGACCCGCCCGGGGCCGCCGTCAGCACGATCCGGATTCGGTCGAGCGACACCGACCTATCCGACGTGACCGAGCATGCGACGTTCGATTTTGTGCCGCCCGGAGGGATCGCGCACGCCATCATCTGCCCGCGTATCACCGAAGACGACCTCTATTTCGGGTGGGCGTACGGGTTCAGCGAAACCTCCGGGTACGTGGATTACATCTACCCGCTGGCCGGAGGCGAGCTGATCGACCGAACGGACGACTGGGATGAAGGGCACAATGGGATCGACCTCGGATCGAATCCGCACCGATCTAACACTGGCGCCTACGGCATATTGGCCGGCGAGGGTAACGGGTGTTCCTACATACTCGGCGAGACCATCTGGCGCCAATCGGCTGATCGAACGCCTCCAGTCCTCGCGTGGCCGATCTCCGAAGCGTGGCCGGTGGTCAATCAGTCGCTCGATTGGTCGCCGTTGTCTGGGCTCCTGGTCTACGGGAATCAGGTCGCTGTTCGTGGACCGGTTACCGCGGCCGAGGACTCGACGCCGATCGAGGTAACGGACGTAGAATTCTGGCTCGACGTCGAGAACGACACGAACTTTCCTGTGCAAGCCTACTTCTTTAGGATTCCCTGACTATGCCGACGAAGCTCTCTTGGACCGACGACGCAGACGAACCGGTCACATCCCTGACGTTCGCATCGTTTGCCCCGGGCTCGCCGAGCGCATGGCAAGATCTGCGGCTCTGGAATGACCGTCTTTCCGAGGGTGCGGATGACGCTCGGTCCGTTCGTTTGTCGGCCATGGCCAAGCCGCGCGGCGCCTCGGTGCCCTATGAGGCGACTGGCGTGCCGGTGCTCACCTACCATGCGATCGAAGTCGAGATCGTGGGCGCGGGGATCGTGGCTCTTGGGACGTCCTCCGAGATCGTAGTGCCAGACATCGCGGCCGGTGAATTCGTTGCCGTGCGGGTGCGGGTGCGAGCGCCGGCCGGTTTTTCGTTGGCCGCGGCCGACGTGCTGCTGCGGCTCTCGGACGATCCGTACGAAGAGCTTGGAAACGCGGCGCCCTCGCCCGGCGGTATCGATCTTGGGCAAAGTTTCTCCCAGCTCTTCGAGGGCGGCGCGGTCACCGAAACGTCTTCGCCGTCCACGTCGGTAACCGTGGCCGCGGGCGCCGCGCAGGTCGGTGGCAGAATTCGCGGATGGGCGACGCAGGATCTCGTGCTCGGATCGCTCGACGGCGACGGCGACGCGCTGGCGAGCGGCGAGGCGTACGGCGCTCTAGTCGTCGAGACCCTCGACGGTCCGGCGGTCGTCAAGGGCATCAAAGTGACCGGATCGCCAGCGCCCGGAGATTTCCCCTTGGCGCCGCTTGGCGCCGTCCCGCTGGCGTCGGCCATTCAGGGCTTCGGCGTGAATGTAGAAAACGCGGATATCACCGACCTTCGGGTCATGGGTGGCTTCGCGGTGGCGGCGACGGGCGGGCTTGGTCTTAGCGCAGGGAAGGGCATCGCGATCGTCGGGACGCGTCGGGTCCGCGCGGACGTGGCGACATCGTTCACCGCTGAAGCATCGGTCACGGGTGCCGTGCTTTGGCTGGACGAGCGGCGGCAATTGGTCGCGACGGACGGGTCGGCACTGGTGCCGGGTGAGCCGTTGCTGCGCTACTCGACCGACGCAACGACCGTCACGGCGACCGAGGACTTGCGGCGCGTGGCCGGTCCGTGGCTGCGCGGCTCGGCGATGCTGCCGGGGCTTGTGGCCGATGAGGTTGCGCCGATCGCCCTTCCGCCGGGCGGGATCGAGATTTGCCCGCTTAGTGGCGTGGTCGTCTCGGTCGGCGACGATCCGGCGACGCTCGCCAATACTTCCGTGGACTGGGAAATCGAGATCGAGGCGTTCATCGCGGGCACGTGGACGACGATCTACGCGGACGGCGCGCCGACGATCGCGTTCGATGCGGCGCTCCCCTGGACGGCGCCGACGCCGCAGCTACTCCACTTCGAAGCGCCGATGCTTCGGGCGCGCGTGGTCTCGGTGCCGACGGGCGGGGACTTGGCGCCGATCGCCGTCTCGGTGCTCTATCGGGCGGCCTATGCGGGATAGGGCGGGCTCGCTTTTCTGCTCGGCGCGCACCCTGAAAGGTAGGGCCTAATGACGATCATCGCGATAGCGGCAATGCAGGTCACGGCACGGGGCGGGGCCGATGCGATCCTTGAGAATGCCGTCGGCATCATGCTCGCTCTGGCTATCGGTCAAACCGTGGCCGGCGTGGTCGCTTTGATCGGACTGAACGCCAAGGTCAACCAGTTCATGAGTGTACAGTTCCCTGCGCTGCAACGAAGCCTTGACGAGACGAACCACAATCTGCGGGACTTGCGGGACGAGTTCGCAGAGTTGCGGGAGAAGGTAGTCCGCCATGACGAGCGCATCGAGCGCCTAATCTCTGAGAGAGGACACCGATGAATGCAGACCGCCAGCGCCGCATCGTTCGGGTCCAGTTCGATGGCGTTACCATGCCCAGTTGGGCCGCCGTGGCTCTGGTCATCGCATCCGTCTTTTCCGCGACCCTGTTTCTTTTTGGTATCGTCACGATCCGCGATCTCGTTCGGGAAGTGAGAGTGCTACAGATTCACGTGCAGGACATCGAATCTGCGTTGATCGATGCCGGGCTCGTGGACCGAAGGAACATTGCAGGATGGACGGCCGGAGATAACCAAAGGCCGCGAGACGAGGAGCGCGAAAAGTGAACGAGATGACAGGAGCACCCACGGGAGCGCCAGTGGCCATTCTTGGCGGAAGACCCTGCAAGGCAATCATCAACGGTGATCTTCAGAACACGGCCGACGACATCGGACACCTGATTCTGGCCATGATCTTCGCGAGCATCAGCGGATCAGTGGAAGCGCTGACGGCCAAGGAGCTGGAGGTCATCAAGGAGCACGCCGGCCCGCTGCGCGAAGTTTGCTGCGCCGCTACCGCTCGTATCGAAGGACAGCTCCCGGGCTAGCTCTCGCACGATTCCGGCACTACTTCACCTCAGCCCGGCGGACGATTCCGCCGGGCGCCTGCCGCCACTTACTTCTCGATCGATTCGACCGACATGACGACGGCATCAATGCCCGGCCATTGAGCCATCGGCGGATCAAGGACACCGATCCGGGCCGCGTGATACTGAACCCATGCTCGGACCTGTTCGGCTGCGGCTCCTTCTGGCGCCTTGACGGTCATGGTAACGGTCCACTTCACGGCTTGCCCTCCTTGCACTGCGGCAGGTCGCTATCAAGCGCGCACGGGTCGGCGGGATCATCCGGCCCGTCGGTGTCGCCGACGGGGAAAGTCGGAATCGGCAAAAGTACGCACTCGGCGCCCAAGATGCGAATCTTGCCGCCCATGGGATCGCATATGGCTGTGCCGTCCATTCGCACAGCGAACTCTCCGATCCCGGCGCAGCGCATGACGTGCGTGGGCGGCGACGGATCGCAGGGATTCGGATGAGATGGACCGCACCCGGCCGCGATGATTGCTAGGCTTAGCAGGGCGACGCGTGCGGTCTTCGCGGCCAAGCTGCCGTGAACGCTCTATCTGAGCCACCGCTTCGAGGTTCTGGGGTCCATCGGGAGGAATTCGATCTCCGCCAAAGAGTGAACGAAAGCGGCCGCCTTGTCACGATTCATCGTCAGGAACGCCCCGGCATCATTGGCCGCGCGGGCCGCTCGAATCACGGCATGCGCCCAATGGATCTCCCATGAGCGAAGATTCTCCGCGCCGGGGCCGCGCGATGCGCGGGTGTCGAGCACGGCAACGGCAGAGGCGGTGAGCACATTGAACACCCCTCGCCGCCTCTGTTGTTTCAGCGGCGCGCTGAATCGCCGCAAGGCTTCAATCCTCATGTTCCCCTCCAGTCTCTGCCCCGGATCGCCCGAGGCGGTCAAAAAGTCTACGTGCCGCCCTCTCGCTCCCGAATGGCCAGCCCTTGCGCGACTAGCTTCCGTACCCGAGCGGCGCCGATGGGCGTCCCGGTCTCGCGTCCAGGGCCGACCGCACTCAGGATGCCGCCGATCTCGCCTAGGTCGCGGCCTTCTTCGAACATCCCGAGCGCGCGCAGTGAACGCTCCCTGCTCTGTGCTCGACCGGCCGTTTTCGAGAGGAAGGTCATTCAATCGCCTCTCTTGTCTCCCGCTCTTGACGCTCGAATTTGCGCGTCCCGAGTCCTCCTTCACGGAGAGTCCTGACGATTCGGTCAATGCTGGTGCGGACGGTGAAGGTCGTCTCTACCGCGAAGGGCACGCTCTCTTCCCTTTCGCCAAGGTGTCCGCCGAATGCTTCGCGAACCCAGATTATCGCGCGCCGCTTCTCTGGGAAGTCGAGGCCACCGAAGCGGTAGAAATATTCGTCGGCCTTCCAGAAGGCCCGCGTCACCTTGGCGTAGAAGCGATGCTGCTCGCCTTCGAGCATGTCCAGCGGCGACATTCCAACGATCGGATAGAAACTCTCGTTGCTCATGTTGCACAGCCTCTCGGTGCCGATCTCGCGGATGGTCGCGGTGGCATGCCCACGCGGCTCTTGCTCCACGTACCATCCGATCGTCCATGGATGCAGACCGGACGAATTGCACAGCACGAGGTCACCGACTACCGGCTGGCGGTATGCGGCGAAGTGAGCGTAATGGCCGCGGTCGCCAAATCCGCGCTCGAAGTCGGCGGCGCTGAACGTGAGGTTGACCTTGCGCGCGAGGATCTGCGTCGTCGAAAGTTCGCGCACGATCGCCGTCAATATGCGCTCCTTGTCCGTCATCTCGGGGTCTGAATTGCGCTTCATGTCACCACCTTCGCCCGGGTCATTCCTGTTCTTTCGCGATCCCATCGCGCCAGGTTCCGGGCGGCGGCCGAGAGAGCACGCGCCTCACCACGCGATCCGCTCCAATGCTGAGGACCGCGCCAGAACTTTAAGAACTCCTTGCGGGCCTCCCATGTTTCGGCGTCAACGTTCTCTATCTTGCTCAGGTAGCAGACTGGCGGCTCGTCCCTGAGGTGGTCGCCTTGAACGATCAGGCCGAGCGAACGGAGTGCGTCGAAGGTCGAACCGATGGCGCTCATACCGCCGCCGCCCTTGCCCGCGTTTCGTCAAGCATCGCCCGCCGCTCGTTTTCTAGTCGACGACGGTCGATCTCGTGGAATCGGTCGAGCAGGTCGCCAACATTCACGGCGCGGCTCCATCCACGGTAATCGTCTTCAGAAAGCTCGACCGACTGATCCCGGCACCATTCAATGAAGCCTTCTATGGCTCGCCGTTCGTCGAGGTTTCTGGCCCATCGGTCGATCATGGGCTCGACGCCAGGGCTTGGCGTATCGTTCATGGCGCTTCTCCGAAAGCTGCCGGGAGTAGCCGCTGCGTCTTCCCGGTCGCGTATGCCGCCGACAGCGCGGGCATCGCATGATCGCCGACGCTCCGCCCGTCCGGCATGAGGATGTAGGCCAGGAATTCCTCCTCGAACGTCGCGATTCCGGCGGCCACCGCTTCGAGCTTCGCCTTGACCGCTAGCGCCAGCGCGCGCCATCTCTGCCGGCTCGCTTGTTCCCATGCGGCGCGAGCTGCGGTATCCGACCGCGGGCGACCTTGCGAGGTCGTGACGAATTCCTCGGCGTTCGGGTCCGGCATCGGCAGCTCGAAGCGGATGCGCTTCCCACCGATCATGAATGCGATGATCGCCCGCTTGCCTGAATCCTCCCATCCGTACATGAAGCCCTGCGCGCCGTAGCGCGTGAGCGTCTTCTCGATCTCGTTGCGTGACCGGTCGGCGGGGACTTCGGTCTTCTCGGCGTAGCGGCTCATGACGCGCTCCCAAAGTTCCCGAACGTCCCGCCGCCGCGCTTCCATGCAAGTAGGTTTTGCAGCATCTTCCAGCCCTTCGCGGTCAGGTCGTAAACCGGCGCGATTCCGGTACCCAGCGAGACCAGCAGCCCGGCCGCTTCGATGTCTTCGGCGCAACTCCAGTCGTCGTGCGGGATGTGCGCTGGCATCTCGCGCCCCTTCAACCGAGTCAGTGCCGGCGGAAAGTTCATGAGGTGCCCAAGCATTCCAGGCGGAACGAGTCCGGGATGGATCTTCGGCTCGCAACGCATCCTTTTGAGATCCGGCCTCCCGCCGGCACCGACGACGCACGAGGCGAGGTAGGCAAACGTGGACCAATGGTCCTTGCCGAAGTCCTTGAGCTTGACGGTCACGCCCCACCTCCCGCCGCCTCAATCGCTTCCAGTTCCGCCTTCGCCTTCGCCAGCTCGGCGCCGGATTCGAGGGCGGCGATGCGCGCCCGAAGATCCGTCGCCTTGGCGTTGCGGTCGATCTCGGCCTTGATCTCGCGGGCTTGACGCTCCATTTCCCGGACTGCATCTTCTCGATCCTTCTTCGTAGCCCGGAACTGGTCAAGGGCTTCCGTCAGCCGCGCGGTAAGCGCTTCGTCTAGAATCCAAAGCGACGGCTTTTGCGTGCCGTTTTCGTCTTCGTCGGGCGTGCACTGCACCGCGTCTGCGATCAACTCCTCGATCGTTTCGCCCTCTACCTCGCGGAAGGCGTCCTCGTACCCGCTGTAACCGTCGGCGTAGGCGTCCGGACAGTACAGTAGCGCCCTGATCTTCGCTTCGCTCATGATTCACTACCTCCAGTAGATTCAACCCGCGGCGCCCAAATTGCTCGGATCATTCCCGATAGTCCGACACCAACCATGATGCCGCCAGAGAAGATTAGAAACTCTCCGCCAGCGTCTACCGCGGCCGCGGCGTATGCGGCAAGGCCGGCGACGGCGAGGGCGCCGCAGAGGCAGAGATAGACGACCCGTTGCCCGAACGTCACGGCTTCCTCCGGCGCCCGCGCTCCATGGGCCACGTGCGAGCGAGCAGATCTCGAACTACGGCCCCCAAGGGAACGCCGAGGCATGCCGCCCGCTCGCGGTAGTCGGCGAGATCATCGGCCGGTATGAGCACCTGGAAGGCGGGGTCTCGCTTGCGAGTCAGCGATGCGGAGATGTTTTTCGGATCAGGCATCGGCGGCGTCCTCTTCCTTGTCGCGCTCGCCGATCGTGAGCAGTGGGCCGGCAACCGCGTGCGCGTCTCGGTGCTCGCCGCAGTGGCGGCAGTGGCCCATGCGCGGCAGGTAAATCGGGCCGAGCGCCGGAATCAGGTTGACGCTTTGTTCTTCCTCGAATTCATGCTTCAGCGGATCGCGATCCATGGGCGTCTTCTCCTTTTGGCGAGCAGCGCGCTCGACTTGAGAAATAGTGACACAGTCACTAACGCTTGTCAACGTGACAAATCGCAGAACGCCGCACTCGCTTCATCGTCAAGCGCAACCTGCGCGCAGTGCTAAACTCCCGCCCCAATGGACCACTCGATCCTCATGTACGTCCGGGACCGCTGCATCACGTCAATACCGTTGCTGGTGGCGCTGGTCGTCGGAAACGCGCTGATCGCCGCCTGCTACCTCTACATTCCCGCCGTCCTCGACCGCATCGCTCGGGCCATCGGATCAGACTCCCCGGGCTTCCACGAGATCCGCGGCACGGCCCGGTTCGTGCGCGCCTGCGGATTCACTCACGTGGCGTCGATCGCCGTTTTGTTTTGGCCGGGGCTCGATTGGCCCGCCGTCTTCGTCCTGGCGCTGACCGGCGTCGTCTCGGCCGCTTTCGCCGCCCGCCTGCATGCGCACTACCGCGAGATCATCCGGGAGTTGGAGGCGGCACGAGAGCTGCGCGCGTTGAGGTCGGCGAATGTCTGACCGGGTGGACGGGTGGGTGACAGAGCACTGGGATGGCATCGTTGGCGGCGGGGCGGCCGGCTTCATGCTGCTCCGCGAGCTGTACCGGATGTGGACGGAGCGCTCCAAGATCGCAGCGGACACGGCGCGCGACCACCGGGCGGAGGGCGAGGGACTCGTTTCGCAGGCGCTGGCCATGGTCAAGGAGCTTCAGGCGCGCGACGACCGATCCCAGAAGGAGATCGCGGATCGCGGCACGCGGATCGAACGGCTTGTCGCCGAACTGGAGCACGTTCAGGAGGCGCACGAAGCGCTCGGCCGCGACGTCGGCCGCCGCGGGCTCGCGATCTTGGCCGAGGAGCTAATCGACCCGATCGACTCCTTGGGCGGCGTTCTCGACGCGCTGCCCTGCGCCCTAGTCGTCACGCGCAAGCACGACGGCCGATTCATTTTCCCGAACCGCGTGTTCTGCGAACTACTCGGCGCCTCGCGGGCCGATCTCATCTCGCAAAGCTGGCGCGATCGCATCGCCCCGTCAGATCTCACGGCGACTATGGCGATTGAAGCCAGGGCGCTCGGTGAGCCGGTCGAGATCGAGAACAGCTACCGAACGGGTCCGAACGCGGATGGGCCGTTGGTGCGACTGCACTGGTGGGCCGCCCGGTATGCCAAGGGCGGGGTCTCGATCGCCTACGCCATGCCGGTCACGCGGGGTCAGGACGAGACTTGAGCTCCGCCCCGAACCGCGTCCGCATTCTATTCGCCGGGCGGAATTGTCCGTGCTGCGATCAGTTGGACGGTGCGCGTATTCGGAGCGGAGAATCGGAAAGAGCTGTCGCGGCCGGTCAAGAGGGATCGACGGAAGCGACGTAGCGCTGCGGGAATACTGCGGCGAGCACTACGGCCTTGATCGTCCTCCGCTCTGCCGCGGCGCGGGCGAGGATCTCTATGTGCTCTTCGTCCGTGAGTTCTACGTATAGGTGCTTCGGTTTTGGCTTCTTTTCCATGGATTCCCTCCGTCCAAATCAGGGGTTTCGTTCTGCTGTTAGCCGTCGATCATCTTTTGCGCCGCGTCGTGGATGTCCTCGCACTTCTCGTAAAGCGCCGGCTGTCCGTGAGCCAGACCCCTCGCGACGTTCGCAAGCTTTTTGATCAACTCAAGAATCTTCTCGGTGTCCGTCATTGCTCTTGCCCTCCCGCTCGATCCTCCGGCTATTCGGAAGCTCGCGGAGTGCGCCGCCGAAGCGGCGCCCTACCGCCAGCCGCCGATCAGGGCTTCAATACCCAGGCGTGCTGACTCAGAAGAACGGCAACCATGCCGCGTGGGCAGTCGCTCGCGATCCTTAACTCGCCGTCCTCGGTTCTGTAGGCCAGCGGCCGATGGTCGCCGGCCTTGTCGCGGTCGCGGTCGTAGAATTCGCAACCCTCGGAAATCCTGCCGCCGTCCGGCAGATGCTTGACTCGATCCCGCTTGAAGACTTCCTTTGCCTTCGGCGCGTTGACGCTTTCGATCCAAGCCCGCGAGTCGTGGCACCCCGGCGCGGTCAGGTCCACGCTTAGCCCGCTCGCGCTCGGAACGCATCCCTTTTCTTGCGCAACCCTGAGCAGGGCGGCCTTTGCAGGCTCGATCTCTCGAAACCAGAGATCGTAGGAGCGGTCCTGGATCGCCCACATGACATGCAAGATGAATCCGGGGCCGTCCGGCGTGTCCTCCAGCGTCCCGCTCATCCCGTCCCAGATGCACAGGCCGTGGTCGCCCTGGATCTCACTGAGCAACCCTTGCAGGTGCGCCATCTCTGCGCGGATTTCTTCGACGCTCTTCGTGGTGATGGTTGCGTTCATTGGGTCCCGCCTTTCGTAGCCAAGCCGTCCGATCATCGGAGGCTCGCGGTGACCGAGCCGAAACCCGGCTGCCGTGAACCACCGCGGGCCTACTACAAGTAACCCGGCGAGTCAGTCTCGTCGCCGACCAGAACCAGCCATGGCCGAGCAGGTCTCCAGTCCACGGGGGCGCCCGTGGAAACCTCGGCCACCTCGACCTCGGACGAATTCGGGTTCTGGGCGATAATACGCGCCCCTTCGATACAGGTCTCCACTTTGTCGCTGAACAGATGGCGCCGCACTACTCGGTCGCCGCACCTGAACACCCAACTAACGCCGTACCTGCCCATACTAAGCCCCCTTCTCTCTGTAACCCGCTCCGCGCGGGAATGTTCAGTAGCACCGAATTTCCCGAGAAAAGGTTCTCCGGTCGCCGTAGGCGTGCTCGAACCAGATCGCGCGGGGAAATGAACGGTGGCGCCCCCGTGCTGCGCGGACCGCAGCCCTTCGGACCAGCTCCGCGCCGACAGCGTTGAGCGCTTCGATCTGGTCGAAGGCGGACCGGCTTCCACGCGTGCCTTGGGCGCACGCTTCGATCAACTCGATCTCCATTTGGCGGCCGATCTCGCGAAGAAGTTCGTCTTCCATCTTGCGGGCGTTGCGGGTGGTGGTGTCGAAGTGAATCTTCATGGCGCTCTCCGTTCGATTCGTCCAACGGGAGACATTATTCCCTCATCTTTCCTCTAAGTCAAGAGGGAAATAGAGGGCATATCGATGTCGCCCAAAGAGAGTAGAATCAGCCGCGAATGGCCACCGACAAGCTATCTTTAGTTATTGCTGAGGGGTGGGAGGGCGGCGGAACGCTTGCCGCGAGCTACAGCCCTATCGTCGAAGCCTTCGAAGAGCGCGCCCCGGGGATCGTTCACCACGCCGGGACATCCGCGGGGGCTATCACCGCGCTCCTGCGGGCCATTCTCGCTCCGGCCGCGCACATCCGGGAGTTGCAAGAACTGACGCCGTGGGACCGATTCGCTGGATACCGGCCGCCCGCTTTCATCCGCCTGCTCCTCCGCGGCGGATGGCACCCGATCGACTACGCGCGCTCATGGATCGCCGATCGCCTCCGGGACGCGGGGCTACCGAACGGCCTCACGTTCGCCGGGCTCAAGAAGCGCAAGGGGCACTCGCTCTACGTGGCGGCCACGCGGTATTTTCGCCACGTGGACGGCGGCGTCGAAGCGGAGCCCTACTTGTTCAGCCCCGCGACTACGCCGGACGCCCCGGTGGGTGCCGCGGTCCTTGCTTCGATGGCGGTGCCTCTCTTCTGGCCTCCGGTCGGCGTCGGCGGCTGGTTCTTTTGCGACGGAGGAGTCGCACAGAATCATCCGCTTTCCGTCTTCGCGCAGTTCCCTCTAGAGCAGATCGTCGGCATTCGGCTCGACTCGCGGAGGGAGCTGCTCTTCGAATCCGGGGAGATCGCCAAGGAACCGGTGCGGCCGGGAATCGGCGGAATCGTGGCCGCGAACGCCACCATGCTCCGGACGATTGCAAACCGGACGTTTGTCCCGGATACCCTATGGCCGCGGATTATCCGAATCGACACGGGAGACGAGAGCGCCCTGGACTTCCGGGCGAACCCGGATCGGTTGGTGCGACTGCGGGCGGCTGGGTCCGCGGCGCTCGACTCGTGGCTGGCGATGGAGGAGCATAATTCTGAGCTCCAAGGAGCGAGACGATGACGACCGTAGAAGGCCCCGCCGCGGGCGAAACGTTACGGTTCCCGCGAATCGCTACGCCGTCGGTTCCCGTGGCGAAGAAGCCGCGAACCGACCGGCCTGGCGCCATGACACCGCCGAGCCTAAACCAGATCGCCGTCCTCGATTGGCTGCGCCGATGGCCCGGATTGCGGCTCCGCGAAAAAGGCCGATGGACGGCGACGTGGAACAGCGAAGCGTCCCGCTTACAGATGCTCCGGACGGCCGTTCACTTGCAGGGTTACGCGCCCGCAGAGGCACTGGACGGCAAGGAGGGATGGGGATCTTTCGACTACACCCCGCGGTGCGGCACGTCCACATTGAATGCGCTCATTGCTCGCGGGCTAGTTGATCCGGAGGCGGTCGGCAGGTATCTCCACTACCGCCTGTCGGACGCCGGGCGCGCGGCCCTCTTGCGCTTCTGCTTCCTGCTAGCCGCCTTCGTTCCGGTGAGGTCGAGCGAGCGGACGAAGCGGCCCGTTAAACCGTCTGCCGGGTTACTCAAGCGATACGGCGGCCGGGCGGCGGCGGAGTCGCACATGAAGTTCCACCAACAGCAGGCCGCCTACCATGCCCGGATCGCCGACCGTCTTCGCGCATCGCTCGAACTTTACGAAGGCTCCGAAGAGCAGCGCCGGGACGAATGGAAGGCGCGAGCAAAGCGATGATCGACCCAGCATTCACGCACCGCGGATGGTTTGGAGTCTGTCCGATTTACCTTGACGGACTCGGCGACGGTCCAGTTCTCGCACCGCGGCATTGGATCTTCGAGCCCCTGCTCTGGATTTCCGAGGCAGCCTTTGCGCTGGCGAACTTCTGGCTTTCGGCGACCGATCCGGAGTTCGAGCCCGGGTTTCCGATTCGGGTTACGGGGCTGATTGTGCGGCCCTGACCTTGACGCCAAACCGGCTTCGGCATAGACTAGCCTCCTAATGCCCGCGAGGGGGCAGGGGGGCAATATGGATCGAACGGTCGGAACTTGCGGTGAGTGCGGCGGCCGCGTGACGCTCCCGGAGGCATGGATGGGCACAAGGCCGCCGATCCCGAGTTGCGAAAGTTGCGGGGCCACAAAGGCGCAGCCGTACGGGCCGGTGGTGAAGATGCGGCCGCGTCCCGTGGCGGGCGTCGTCAACGTAGCTGCGCGGGGCAAGTCGGCGGCGGAAATCGAGGCGTATCTTCGCGGGTGCCGGAAGGTGATCGCATGAGCGCGTGGTCACAGCGCGTCGATCAGCTTTTCGCCGACGAAAAGGAACTCGCCTCGATCCCCGAAGGCGTGACTCTCGAACGCGACGGGCGCGGATGGTTCTGCTATTGCACCTTCCTGGACTACTTCGCGGGCGGAGATACTCCGGCGGATGCCGTGCGCCGCTTCTGGCTCGGACTTATGGCGACGATCGCACTGAACCTCAGGAATTCCGGCGACTTCAAGCCAGTTCCTCGCGCGCGATACGACGAAGAGCTGGCGCTCGGGAGGGCTGCGGCGTGACGCGACCGAAAGGGGCGCCGCCGGAGCTTCGCCGTTCGGATGAAGTCCTCGAAGAGATCCGCGCGCTGCTCGCCGATCAATCCGTCGTCGGCGTCCAGGGGTTTAAGGTCACGGCGAGGACAGAGCACTCGACCCGTCAAGTCGAATGGGGCGATCAGCGCATCCGGCCGTCCGCCTACCTCTCGGCCATCGGCAAGTCCGGCGGCGAGCAGTCCGGATTCGTTCGCCGATTTGAGCGTGCGATGGCCGACCGTAACCTTCTCGACGCGGTCGGCATGGCTCGGGTCGAAGCGCGGCGAGAACTGGCGACCAAGGCGGCACGCAAGCGGTGGGGAAAGGAGTAGAATCCGACTCGCCCGCGCGCACCGCCTCCAGTCGGAACCCGCGCGAGCTTCGGGCGGCTCGGTAACGCGGGTCGCCCGTTTTTCGCTTAGTCCGAGTTATCCGTCGGGCTAAATTTACCCTCCAAGCTAAACGTCTCTAAGCCTCCGCCCGTCGTGCTATCCTTCACTCAGCGCCCGGACAGTTCGGTGGCGGCTCGCGCAAAGGTTCTTCGCTGTCGACAAAACTACCAGACGGGTTTTTCGCTCGGCGATAGGTGACGGGGTCAAAGGAGTGGCAAGCGACAGCACGGGAGGGCAGTACACTCCGGCGCTTGCCGAGGTTGACGGACTCGGTCACCGAGGATCGAGCAGCGCACCGGAGCCGGTGGAAGCCCGGCGAATCTCTTCGTAATAGTTGTCGTACCGCGCGTCATCCGGATTGTCCCAGATTCTCCGAAGCACATCGTAAGACAGGCATGCGGGCCAGTCCTGGTACGCGCGGTGGCGCTCTTCTCGCACCTCCCTGCGTCGGATCGTCGCATTCCGAATAACGCCGCCCAATGGCCGATAGGCGTGAAATCGGACCATTCCGAGCCTCGGAACGCGAACCCTGTTGTTCTCGCACCCAACTCGTCCAATACCAAAAGAATCGAATCGCCGCTGACTGCGGAATCTGGGGAACCCCGGCGCAGCCCCTCCCGTTTTATGCCGGCGAAAGAATGCCTTGAACGCTCGATCGAGGCGACGGAGAATTGAGCGAGCGGTATCGGACGGTACGGCAGCGGCATCACCATCAACCGCCCTAATGGCCACCAACTCGGCGGCCTGATCGTTGTAATTGACCGAAACCCGCGCCGCTTTCCACGCGCCAATGCGATGCTCTAACCCAGCGTTGTAGAGCTGGCGGCAGAATTCCAGCCACGCAAGCAGGACGGTTTCCTGCTTGCGGGTTGGATAGAGCGGGTAGCGGTAGGTGCGGATCATGAGATCGGTACTATTCCTCCGGTACCAGAAATGCCCCCTCGCCTTCGGGCCAGTGCGGATTGTTCAGGCGCCACCCCTTCGGCGGTTCGTACGATGCGCGCGGATCGGCAAGGTCGAGCAGGAGGCGCGATACTGACTTGCGCTCGACTTCGGCCCGCTTGCGTATGCGGGCGGCTTCGTGCTCGTTGCACGTCAGGCGCAGGCGGACAGGCCGGCTCTTCGTGGCAGTGCTCGGCATGGCTTATGCCGCCTTCTTCTGCGCTGTGGCGATCGAGCGCGGCAAGGCAATGGCCTCGGGAATTGGGAAAAGGTCCTCGCGGCTCGCTTTCAAGAGTTTGGGTTCGGCGCGATCCAGAAAATAGCGGAGCGCGTTTTGAGACCGGGCGAACATATCCGCCCGCGTTCCGCGCGCCCGGCATTCCCGATTCGCGAGCAGCCAGTTCCGCATCTGGAGAGCGGCGTTGTCGTCGGGGACGGTGAGCGGCGTTCCGCTCTGGAGAACGTTCACGTAATCGAGCAGACGGCCGCGATCGTGGCCAAACCAGGCGCGGGCTACGGGCGCAAGGACGGGCGCCACGGTCACGCCGCGGACATGAGTCTTGACGGCGTCCGCAGCGAACATCGCGGCAGTCCCGTAGCGTTCGTAAGCGTCTGCAAGTTCACTCTTCGAGAACGTTCCTTTGCCGATGACTGAATTGAAGAACGCCAGAATCGCCACTGTCATGATCTCGACCTGATGAGCGCCACCCGAGTTGATCGTGAGCACATCCGCCCCCGTTCGCCGTCGGTGGTCATCCATGACAATCTGGCGATCGTGAGGCACGTTCCGGCTCACCATCATCTCGACCGGAACGCCCGCCATCATGACGGCGGCGAGCCGATGCTGCCCGTCGAGGAGGTGGCTCGCTTCGTCGAAGGCGATGCCCTGGTGAGTCAGGAGCCATCGGCCGGCCACCATGTCGCGGGCCATGTTCAAGACGGTACCTGTCGAGACCTTCCGATTCGCCCCCTTCGAGTCAAACCATGCCTTCGCCTGGTCCGGCGTCACCTTGACGATCTCGGTGACGATCTTTCCGTTTCCGCTCATAGCCCTCCCTCGGCGCCTAGCGCCTCTTCGATTTTCGAACCAGACGCAAGCGCCTTCGCGACGCTTGGCGCCGGCAATCCGGACATCTCTGCGATCTCTTCGATCGGGTATCCCATCGCGGCCATGCGCTGGCAGAATGCGGCCTGTTCGGTAGTCAGGGCTCCGCGGCCCCATTGCTTCATGTGCGCTTGTCGCGCCGGGCTCTGAAGGTACCGATGGCGACACCATCCGCGGTGCCCCCATGATTGACCGCAAGGGCAGTCGCCGAGCGGCGGATCAAAAAGGGCGATAATTCGGGCTACCGTCGTCTTCGTGATTCCGGCATGCGCCGCAGACTTTCGTAAAGAATCGCCGCGGGACAGCGCTTCGAGAACGACCCGAATAGTCGCAGGCGGCGTGTACATGCCAACCTTGCGCCGCGGCGTCAGCTTAGTCGTGCTCTTGCAGTGCCTGCACTTGTAGCGCTGCTCGCCGCCGAAGGTGAACCCCCACTTGATGATCCCGGGACGACCGCATCGCTGGCATTCCATGGGGCCGAACTGTAGCCGCTTTGGCGCCATACGTCAAGTCAGGCTCCGCCTGGTACCCGCACGGCAATCTGCCCTGCCGCAACCTCTGCACCCTCGGCCCCGACCCGAGCCTGAAACGTCTCCGGCGAGCACCGATGCGTCGACTCCCGCCCGTGCCGCGTTTCGACGTAGGCGACCTCGCGGAACGTGACCGCCGTGACGCGCAGGACGGCTATCTCGGCGCGGATCGGGCCGGCGTCGGCGGGGCTGAGGATTGGCACGGCGTAGAGGTTGCCGGGCTCGATTTGGGCTCTAGGGATCAAGGCTTCTTCTCCCGCCGCTCGATCTCTCGGGCGATGTAGAACGCCGCCTTCCGCAGATCTTCGATGCCGCCCTTCATGTCCGCGCGCCAGACGTATTTGATGACGTTGCCGAGGTTGAAGTTGAAGTGCTCGACGACATCGATGCACTCGATCCCGCTGGGATGCGAGCGATAGTGCTCGGGGTGGTTTACGGGGTCGCTCATGGGTTCCAATCCCTCGGCGTGGCCGAGTCGGGAAGATAGAGGGGATGCCGAGGCGCGCCGCTTTTCGTAATTCCAAGCGCGTAGAGCGGAAAACCTCGAAAGCGAAGAGCCTCCGCGACCATCTCCCCGCGCCGCTCGAAGTGCTTCACGCGCGTTGCTCCCCATGCGGCCACGATCATTCCGGCGCCGCGCGCAGCCGCAAGGATCGCCGCATCGTTCCCCGGGCCGATCGGATCATCGGCGACCGACAGCGCCGCCGGGTCAGTGCTCCGGAGCGCGAACAGGTTGACGACTTCGACCGCCGGGAACCCCATGCGCACGGCTCGCCGCTGGCACCGCTCGACCGTCGGATCGTTGCGCTCGGCGTCGGCAGTGGACGGATTGAGCATAATGAAGACGCACGGCGCGCCCTCGGCCCATCGGCGCCATAGCCGGTAGCGGTAGATCCCGCACTCGCTGAACTCGGCGCCGGAATCGACGAAAAGGGATGCGCTCACCCGCAAACCCCGACGCCCGCGATGTCCACCCGATGCCCGCAAGTCCGGAACGCCTTGACCCCGATGCAGCAGACCGATTCCGACGGATTCCCGTAGATCAGCCGCAACGCTTCGACCTGCTGGCGGTCGGCATAGTTGACGTGGCCATGAAACGACGGCGCATCCGGGAAGCTACCGGTGGACATTCCAACTAGCCGCAGCCGAACGAACGCCGTCTCGCCGATCAGGAACGCGACGCCGCGAAGGCGCGGAACGTTCTGCGCGGCCCCGGCGGGCGTCAAGTCGAGCCATCCCGCGGCATCCTCGCTCACGAACGACGGCGAGGCCGAGACGGCGCCATTCCGCTCGATCCGCGCCACGAATCCTACGCGGATCTTGAGCGACACATCCTCGACGTAGAAGAGCGTGCCTTCGCGGGCCGTGACGCGCACGGACGGCGGCGAGACGCGGGCTCCGGCAGCAAAGAGCGCCACCTCGAAGGTGAACAGGCGGTCGGATACCGGCAGCGGCAGGGTCTCACCGGCAAACGACGGCGCGGCGGACAAGGTGAGCGCGGCGAGCAGTGCGAATCTTTTCATGATGCCTCCAGATATCGAAATGCAGCGTCAGTCAAAAGGTGAACCTCGATGACGGAATCCGTCCCGCCGCACCGGCATTCCCAGTATCGCGCACCACTGAAGCGACGCACGGGCCGCCAGCGGCAGACGTGCCTTGGCGCACAGTCAGCGCAGAGCTTGAGCGGTGCGGGTGCGCCGCAGTCTACGCAATCGTGTTCGTCTGGGTCCGGTGGGCCGTGGAGTAGGCGGCGGCGTTCGGCGGCGTTCATGGCGTCGCCCATTCGTTGAATACCACCGGTCTGTTCGCCCAATGCCCGGCGCGGTGAACGACGTGCCCGGGGCGAACCCATTTCGCGACACAGCTTCGAAACTCGCGGTAGTGAAACTCGCCAGATAGGCGCACGACGTAACCTTCGCGGCCGGGATCGGCGCCGGAAAGACTCTCGATCGCAAGACGAACGTTCCCGAACAGCGCGGCGACCGCGAGCACCGGGACAGTCGCGAGCCCTAGAAGCGCGGCCCATTCCTCCGTCTCGGTCCACGATAGGCAAGCGTTACGATCATCCCAGACCGAAAAGACCTGGAAAAATGATCGTAGGCGACCGTAGTGAATCGAGTGCTCGGCGGTCAGATTCTCGCCGCAGATCCGCCAGCCGTCCGGGATCTCGTGAGCAATGCTCGCCCACAGAGCCTTCACCCGATCGCGCGACGGGTGCGGCGAGTATTCGAGGGATCGAGCGTGTAATCCGTCCCGGTAGAGCGTGCAGTTCTCGCCGTCCATCTTCTCGGTAATTACAACTTCTCGACCGGCGAACATGCTGTCGGCGTCGCTTGCGATCCTGTCGTCGGATGTCGCCCCCGGCGACCAAGGGAGATGGTAGGTACGCGGATACTTAACGCGGTTGGTGAACTCTCCGAGCACGGGCGCCAGGACCCTGCGCGCCGACTCGTCTTCGAACAGTTCGCCGCGCAGCCGCTGCCCGTTGTCGAGAATCGGGTTGCCCCACTTGTCGATTCTCTGGTCCGAGTAGAGATGCTCCGGAATGACCGCGCGAGGGATTCCGCACCGCTCGCGCAGCTCTTCGCATGACACGAGAGTTTGCTCGCATCGGATGTGGCACTGCCCGCAAACGGTCGCCCCGTTGTCGAGGTAGTAGCCACCGTCAGCGAAGAGGCGACGCTCGACGATGTGGTGAGCGTCGACGCCGGGCGAGCCGCAGAGGACGCACCGACGGCCGTCGCGATCGAAGACGGCGGCGCGAAACTGGTCGCGGGTAAGGAGATCGGCGTTCATCGCGATAGCCCCGGATACAGCTCAACCTCTTGCGCGAACGACCCGAGCGGGTAGTCGCACCGAAAGAGCACCTGAACTGCGGACTCTCCGAGGATCTGATCCGGGACGATCTGCACGCATCGGAAGCCGAGCGCCAGAAGCCGCCCATACTCGGCGAACGAGAACCAGCGGCGGAGAGTCGCCACGTCCCGGCATCCGATCCCGCTATGCGGCCGCGGCGGGCGCTTCAGTATCCACGGCCACTGCTCGAAGCTCGGGATCAGATCCGCGGCGGCCGGCGTGGTGTCGGACCATTGCACGCTGAAGCCGGGAATCCACGGGCCGCGACCGGCGGCGTTCTGGATTCGCAAGAGGATGACACCTGCCCCGCTGGCGCCGCTCACAGATCGCCCTTCCCCGCCCGATCTTCCCAGATGCGGGCGATGATGCTCGCGTGGCACGGCCGAGGCGCACACGAACAGGCGAGCATCGAATCCGGACCGATCGAATCGAGCGCGGCGATTATCGCGCGGTCGCCTTTAACGATCTTCTCGCGGAGCCACGTCTCATAGAGATCGAGCGCCGCGGGTCCGTGCTCGGCAAGCGTGTACGGATTGCCGAGCGGCGTTCCGCGGCCGACGTAGATAGTCCCGACCGGAAGTCCCCTCTTGTAGTGATGACGATTGATGACCGTCGGCATCATTCCCACCTGACCGGCCGGTAGCAAAGGTCCGTTTCGTAGACGCTCTCATCGCACCATGTCACCTCGCCCAGATCCTCGAAGCGCGCCGGGCTGTCGATGTGGATCACCAGGAACACGTCACCGGGCCGAGGCTTGCTCGCGCGGCGGAGCTTGAAGGCTCTCTCTTCGGGCAGAAGATAGTTGACCCCTGCCGGATTCAGGATGCGCCAATCTTCCTCGCCGATCGCGATGTAATTCGGAGCGCCCGTCACGCGCATGGGATCTTCACCTCCCGCAACTCTCGCGGCACTCCATCGCCCCGCAAGAACTCGCGCAACCCTTCGATGTCGGCAGGCTCTATGCCAGCCCACAGTTCCTCGTCGCTCGGCGCTTCGGCAGAGATCTCTTCGAGCACTTCGTAGTCCAGGTTCATCCGGCGCAGCTCAAACCCCGAACCATCCGGCCCGCCGAAGTACGACCCCTCCCATCGCTCGCCAGGAAGGATTTCGCGCCCCATCTTGCGCAGCGCCACGTGCGCCGCGTTGCGCCATGCATAGACGCCGATCCCAACCATGCCGCGCAACTCGGTGCCGATACACGTCCACGCGGCGCAGAAGATGCCCTCGCGCCCCGGCATCGGTTCAGCGAGCAGGTTGAGGTCCCGGTATTCCATGTATCCGCGCCGAAATTCCGCGATCGTCGGTTCGATGAATCTCCCCGGCCGCCACGCTTTCGGGTCGCGGATGTAGACCCAGTTCTTGTAGATCTCCGCGACGACCCCGGATGCGGTCTTGAGTTCCTTGATCGGCCTTCCGCGGCGATTGAGCGATAGGCGTTCGTAGTCGGATCCGCTCATGGCTTCACCGTCCGTCGCACCACAACCCGATTTCGCCAGTCCGCAACCACTTCGAACTCCGGGCCGAGTTCATCGGCCATCCTCATCAGCTCTGCGCGGCAGTCGTACGTCACCCCCTCCGGCCAGAAGTCGGGGTCGCGATACCGGAGAACCAGCGATCCCGATTCGCGGTCGGCTGCGGATACCAGGAATCCGCCGACCGTCCACGGGTGGCCCTGTTCGCGGAATGCCCGCGCGAACCCTTTCCGCTTCAGGTGCGCGGCGAGGGTGTTCGGGTGAAGGGGCTTCGGGGCTGTCACGGGCGCACTCCGCCGAACTCCCGGTCCGTCATTTCCATCTCCTTCCATGGCCCCCATATCGAAACTCGATTTTCTCGATCCCATGCCGACGTCTTCCGGAAAGCCGCAAGTGACTCCATGTCGATTATTTCGTAACGCGTCGCGGCGTCTTCACCCATCTCGGCAATAACGGCATCGATTTGCTCTAGGGAGTTCGCCGCACCCCTGAAATGCGCGAGCGCCGAAGCTTCATCGTCTCCGCCGTCGTAAACCTCGGATTCTGAATACGAGAAGACGAGAAGCTTCCCTGGCGAGACCGGCGCGCTCACTTGAACCTCTCGGCGAGCCGGTCAAGGGCTTGAATGGAGGCGCCAACGCCGAACGCTGCAAGATGGAAATCCTGTCGCCCCATGAACGACGCCATCTCCCCGCGCAGGTCCGCCAGCGCCTCACGTACCGCCTGATTGGTGATCCTGTCACCGAGATCGCCGCTCCGCTGGATTAGCTCCCGCTCCCGTGCGGTGAATACCTCCGCCCCATCGAAGCTCCCCGGCTCCGGCTCGCGCAGATCCCCGGCGATCGAGGGCGGGACGGGCGCGTCAGCTCGCGCGGACTCCTTCTCGGCAATGCGGGCCAACTCGCCGATCCACAGAGGCAACGCCGCGGTCGGAAACGAGATCAGGCTCTCGTCGCCGTCGTCGATTTCAACGTAGCTTCCGGCAACCGATAAGTGAGTCGCGCCATAGGCGCGCTCGCCGTCGGGGTACAGGCTGCCGAATGCGACATCTCCGTCGTCGAACTCTTCAACGAAAACCTCGCCGCCCTCCGGCAACTCGATTTTCTCGCGGCGGATCGGTGCGCGCTTCACTTCGAATCCTTCGCCGCGGCTTCGATGCGGTCGAGTTCTTCAATCACGGATTGCAACGCCTCCCGCTCGCCTTCCGCGAGAAACCAGGTGTTTCCGAAGGATCGGCTCATTCCTGCCTTGGCTTCAATGACGCGGGTGCGCTCACCGAGCAGGAACTTCCGCAGATCTTCGAGGGGTGTTACGATTGAATCAGCCATCGCGACCTCCTATAAGGCGCCGAGGTTAGAAGCGAGGGACCGGCGCCGAACCGCTCCCTCGCTTCGAGAAGTTTATCCTATTCCTGCGCCTCCAGCCCGAAATTCCTCCGCGCCAGATCATAAAGTCGGCGCCGGTCCGCCATCCCGTTGAATCCACCGTTGATCGCCTTCGTACATCCCCGCAGGTCGCCGATGTCCGCGAACCGGTTCAGGTTCTTCGATCGCCAGAACCAGCACGCCGCACGCGCCGAGATCTCTGGCTCGACGATCCATTCCGGGTGCGCCACGAGGTCGGTGCCGAGCGCGATTCCGGCGTCCCGATAGTTGCTCTTGCCGGTGAGTTGGAAGATGCCGCCGCCGCGATACCTGAACCCGTCGCCGCTCGCTTCGTTGCCATTGCCGAGCCTTCCTGCGTAGGCCTTGTTGCCCAACGCCTCCGATCGATGCTCGAAGGGCTTGGCGCTCGCGGGCGTCCGGAACCGACTCGGCCAAACCTGAACGATTCGCTCGGCCCGATAGTTCAAATTCTCGCGCGGCCGGGTGAACTGCGCCGACTCGTGCGCCGCTTGCGCCAGGAACATCGCGCACCGTTCGTCCGTGTCGATCCCGAATTCCAAGCAGGCGGCGTTCAGCGGGTCGAGCCATTTCGAGGGATCGGCGACTAAGCCGCGGAGGTGGCGGAGTTCGATCATTGGCGCCCCTCTTCGGCGATGAGCCACGCAGAGACCTGATTGATAAGCCACCACTGCGCCGAAGTGAACTGCGGGCCGTACCGATCGATTTGGCGCCCCATGTTGTCCTCCCATGTGCCTTGCGAGCCGTAGGTCAGGTAGGCGGATCGCCAATCGATCACCATTTCGATCAGGTCTAGAAATCCCATGAGCGACGCGTCGCCCTGGAATCCGTCAATCGCCCAATGCTCCGGATGGTGGCTATTCCGCGAGTAATGCAGGCTGATCGTCGGCTTCTCCGCCTTCAGTCCGGCCCGGTACTCCGGGCTTCCATATAGGTGCTCGCGCGCCGCCCTGTTGATCCGCGAGAATCCTGCGAATTCATCCGGTGCGAGCTTTGACAGATCATGCGCCAGCGCCCGCCGTTCGAGCGCGTGAGTGAGCAACTGCATCCCCCTGCGAACGTGATCGCGGTGCGCGGCGATCGTTCGGAGGAGCTGGATTCCATCGTCGGGATTGATCTCTTCGCTCATGCCGCGCTCCGTTCTCTGCATTCGGCGATGGTCCGCGCCTCTTCCGCTTCGCACCATCGGATCGCTTCGCTGCTGGAGTCGAACCGCCGATTCCCCGCGGTCTCCGGCAACAGCTCCGCAGCGGAATCCTTCACCGACCATAAGCCGTCCGCCTGCGTCACTCGCCACTCGAAGCCTAAGTCGCCCTCGCTCGCCACTACCGCAGAGAACGCCGAGAACATGACGCGCTCGCGCTTATCGAAGCTGCTGTCCCATCTCATGCTTCTACCCTCCAAGGCCTCGCCCGATGGATGTCTTCTTTCGAAGGGAACGCCCCTTCGAAGCGGATCGCCCGGTCGTCTAGATAGACCAGGGCGGCCGGTTTCTCGTGCGTCACGGTGAGCACCGGCCCGCGGTAGCCGTGCTCGGCAAGCCAATCGCGGATCGCCATTCTCGCTTCTGGGTACTGCCCGCGCGTCGTGAAGATGATGACCTCGAAGGATTTCGTCATCGCTTCGAGCCATGCAATCGCCCCGGGAACTGGCGGGTCCGGCAGGTCGGTCGCGCCCGTCCATCCCGAGACGTACGAATTGATCACGCCGTCGAAGTCCACGGCGATTCGGTAGGGGTCGCCGGGTTGTTTGGCGTTGCTCATTCGTTCAACATCCTTTCTAACTCAAGGCTCTGGTAGTACCAGGCATGCAAGAACCCGAGCCGCTGCAATCCGTCCGGGTTCACATAGTTCATGTGCCAGAGCCACAAGAGGCGACCGCTACGACCGTTGCCGTCCATGAACGGGTGAAGCTTCTCGTATCGGTGGTGCTCGATCGCCGGATCGAGCGGCTTGCCGAGATTTGGAATTCTGGCGAGCAAATCCTCAAGGCTTGCGACGATCGCCCGCCCGCCGGGCGGGGCGATATGCGACCCTACGCGGACATTCATGCCGGCGCTTCTCCGCAACGGCTTCCCGCCGATCGCGAACACCAGGCGCTCAAGATCAGCGACGCTCACCCTCTTCAGAGCGAGGAACGTTTCGGCCGCCTGAATCTGCGGACGATCGGGCGGAATCTCGCCCTCGATCCGATTGGACTCGGCGAGAAAGTTGAATAGCTCATCGGCGGTCACTTTGGCTGCCCTTCCCCGCGGCACTTCGCCGCATAGTCCACCATGCACCGGCACAGCCTGCCGGTGCGCCCTCCGGCCTTGTCTTCGCCCCGCGCGACGCACTCTGCCGCGAAGATCGCCGGGAATCCGTCGTCCGGGTTGCTAATCGTCGCGCACACGATCTCTTCGTGGACGCAATCGTAGAGCAGGCGGTCGGACGACTTCTCGGAGTAAGTAAGCGACCACGGCCCTATGCATCCGTGAACGAGCATGGCAACGACGGCGACGACAATTCTCATGGCTTCTCCTTCGAAGCCTTGGCCGCGATTCGCGCCTGTTCGGTGCGTTCCTTCTCAATCGCGACGCGCGATTCGCACCATCGGTGCCATCCGTAGCGGAGCGCGTAGGCGACGACGATTATTGCGATCATGGCGTCGAAGCTACTCATGGCTTGCGCTCCGCGATCCGGGCGAGGTCGAATGCGATCGAGAGAAGCGCCAGGACGCCAGCGACGCCGATCGACGCGAGGACGTAGCGGGACATGTTGGGCGACGACAAGAACACGTTGCCAAGGAATGAGAAGGCGAGCATGCCGATTCCAGCGCCGCGCATGAAGTGAGCCATGGCCTTCATCGCCCGCCCTCCGCCAGCTTGGCCAGCCTATCCGAGAGCGCGAGCTTGGCGCCCTGATTTCGCCGCGGCACCGCGAGCCCGAAAACCAGAGCGCTCGCCATCGTCCACGCCTTGCGGAAAACAAAGTCCACCGCATGCTCGGCGTCAGCCTCTTGCGCTCCGAGCGCGCGGACCTCTGCGGCGAGGGCTTCGAGGTCGATCCCGGTGGGCGGCGTTACGGGCGGCGGATCGACGGGCGCGGGAACCTGTCCGGCCGCGGCATCCATCCGGAACACGTCGATCACTGCGCCACCCGGAAGCGCCAAGTCAATCGTCTCGCCGTCGAACGTGCCGACCAGTCGTCCGTCGGTCTCGCGCAGATCGACGACGACATTCCGTCGAGTGCGTCCGCCGCCATCGTCCGGAAGAACGAGCACAGGGCCGACCGCCGAGCCCTCCGCGGTGACGATGCTTGCACCGACCGGTCCGGTCAGCGAATTCTGGTTCCGCTCGATCCACGTCGCCAGCCCTTCCGCGCTATGACGAATCACCAGCGGCACAATCGAATCGAACTCCCGGGGCGCCACCGCGAACGGACTCTGGCCGCGAAGAAGGGGGGCGCAGGCGCGCCGCATCGCTTCGGCGCAGGCGAGCCCCACCGCCTTCTTGTAGCTCCTGCCGGGGGCCATCCCCGCCCTCTTGAGCATGCCCTCGACGGCGCCAGAGTTGCGGTCAACTCCGCGGAGCACGATCGCCAACAGCCATCGCGCCCATAGGTCCCCTTGGTTTGCCGGGTGGCCCGCGCTTCGGAGGCCAGCAATCAACACCGCCTCGCCGGGCGCAGTCTCCCGCATGAGCTGAACGCAGAACCATAGCAATAGCCATCGATCGGCAAATGCGGCGACCTCGGCATCCCCGACCTCGTGCGCCCGCTTCGAGATCAGCGCCCACGAACCGACGTGCATGAATCCGTATTTGTGGCACGTCGAGAACAATTCGCTGCCCATGAACCACTTGAGCTGGAACGGGAATTCTTCGTCGATCAGCTCTTCGCGGGCGCCCTTCGCCCCCTGCGAATACCGAATCGAGCGCGCCATGATCGTCCAGTTCATCGACGTGGCGCCGCTGTAGTAGTTAGCCCCGCCGAACGGGAGCCGCCACGTGTTCGTCTTCGGCTTACGACCCTCGGCGGCATCGCGCAGCTCTTCAACCAACTCATCCTCAAAACCCGATTTCGCGGCGGCCGGCAGCATATCCTCTGAAGCCATGCTGGCGACCGCAAGCCTATGGGCGTCATCTTCCGCGCCTATCGCTAGACCACCCTTAGTTCGATTCATCCTCACGATTCCACCCCCTAATCAATACCGTCGATCGCCACGGGCACACCCCGGGGCGCTAGGCCAGCCACCCGCAACCATCGCGAGGACAGCACATGCGGCCAATGCTGCGATTCCAGCGGCCCCGGAACGCGCGGCAATCACCCCGATTCCGGCTGCGCCGCACGCTACGGCAGCGATCCATACTGCGATCCGAATTCCTCTGCTCATTCTGATTCCTCCCGCGCGCCAGTTGATTGGCGTGTTCGTCGTCGGTCTCGAATGCGATGATGGTTTGCCGAGCGCCCTCTAGTCAGACATTCACTTCGCGGCCGCCGACCCCCAGAACGGCCGCGGGCCAGGACATTCGCCCCTGAACTCTTCGGGCGACAATATCTCGCCGCAATCCCGGCACCCCATCCGCGCGCTGCTACGTGATATGGCGGCGATTCGATGAGGCCGCTCGGGGCATTCGGCCGCGCCATCGGCGCGACTCGGGGCGGGTTCGGGAACTTCCGGCGCGCGATCCGACGGCGAGGCGTAGAAGAGTTGGACTGCGCGGTAGGGGCTGCCGGCGTCTCCGGAAAACTTCCGAACAGACTCCTCGGCAAACCGCTGCGCCGACTCGGTCAGGTGAATCATCGGTTCAGCTTCCGCGTTGATCACGCCCCATCCGTACGGCTTCACCTCCGACACCGGCCCAACCGAGACCACGCGGAAGGGCGCGACGTGGGCGCCGGCCATGATTAGCCGGTCTCGGTGCGCCGCGGCAACATCCTCCCGTGCCGAAAGGCTAACAATCGTGCCTTCGCTGTCGACCACGACATACCCGATCACCTCGCTCGCCGCCCGCCTCGCCCGGATCGCTTCGAGCACGGCGGCCCATCGCTCGGAATCGTCGAAGTCCCCGGGGTTCAGTCCGGCCGCCGCGCAAGCCTCGTCTACGAGTTCCTCGTTGCGAATCCTGTACGCCACCTCTCCGTCGGACACCGCCGGCCCCGGATGCGCCAACCATCCAAATTCGGGGTGCTCCACTTCCACCACCAAGCGCGTCGTCAGCTCGCCAAACGAAAGCGTTGTGTCGATCGTCCTCCGGCATTCCGGGCACGTCGTCCCGTTCGGGTGATTCCCCGGGACGACCCTCCCATTGCCGAGGCATCGATAAAACTGCTCGCCGCCGACACTGTACCGGTCGCCGTTGCAATCGTGGTTCACGCCCGCACCTCTCCGCGAACCTGCCGCACGAACTCGCCGACCGAAATCCCGGCATTACCCGCGGCGCGCTCGATGATCTTGCGGGCCGCGTCGCGGGTTGCATCGGCGAATACTCTCATGCTGTTCGCGGCCCATCCCGCAGATTCCGCGAGCGCGGCGAAGTATTCACCCGCGTAGACCACGCTCCAGTTCGCCCGCTTGCCGTTGGGGCCGATTGCGAGGCGATCTATCTCCCGCGCGAGGGCTCGGCGGGCGGCGGGTCGGGATGCGCAAAAATCGAACGTGTCCGTGGTCCACTCGCCGCAGAAGATCGACTCGACCGAAACGAAAAACGGCTTCTCCGGCCATCGATTGTCAGGGCTCTCGCGAATCTCCGCCCGGTACCGCCTCCCGCCGATCGTGAAATAGTTCACTTCCCCTCCTTGAGCCGCTTAAGCTCCGTCTTCGCCTTCCATAGATCTTCCAGAACGAGCAGCATTGTCGATCCGCAGTGAATCGGCTCCTCCGCGAGCATCGCGTACCGCTCCCCATTGACCATGGCGAGCGCGATGGTGTGCAGATGTCGCGATGCCGGAGTCGTCATTCCGGAGCGTCGCGCGCGCATTACCCGACGCTTCAGGTTCGCGAGCCCCGGGAAGTCGGCGGCGGATTCCGGGCGGAGGGCGGCCTCAAGTGCTTCAGTCATGGTCATCTTCACGATTTCACCTCCGAAGCCTTCCGTTTCGACTCGCGCCGCGTCCACTCGAAATGGATTGCCCACAAACCAACCAATGCCAATCCAAAGATTCTCTGATCAGATCCGAAGCTTCCGCCGAACCACGCGCCGAGAGTGAACGCCTGAAGCGCGTGGGCGCGATTGCTGCCCATCGCCGATTCCCACAGATCGGGCCTCAAGATTCCGCCTCTGGAGCCGCGGGCAACGGCTGCCAGAATTCCGGAGCCATGAAATGGCAATCCGCCCAAGTCGCCGAGACCCACAGATCGACATCCCACCGCACTGCGCCGGTAGAGCCTCCGGCCTTGGTGACAAGGATAGGCGACCCATTCTTCGGAGCCGTCTCGATCGGCCGCCATACGGGGATCTCGCCTACGGGAACGACGCGATACGCCATCTCCCGGTCGGACAGATTCCACCGCTCGACCTTCTCGGCGAATTCATCGGCCCGCCGCGGGAATCCGAACTCGCAAATACGGTCGTCGCGGTCGATAATCAGTAAGGCCAGCGGTTTTGCGCTCAAAAGTCACCCCCGTCATTCGAAATGCCGTAAATCTCGTCCACGATGAATGCGCGGTCAATCCCGCCATCCGGTCCGCCCGTGGTGACGTGATCTCCGCTCGGCCCCGTCCGCATTACCAACAACGAACCGCTGGCCGAAAACAACCAAAGAGAGGACGGCCACTTCTTCGCCAGCCGCTTGAGAGAGCGGATCGCCGACTCTTCCGCCTTCGTGAGCGGCGCGGGTTCGGTTTCGGTGCTCATGCAAGGCTCACGGGGCCACCCGCGGCCACGTAGCCTGCTGAACAATGCCGCCGCCATGGCTTGCGTGGTCGCCTTCGTGGCCGCGTGCCTGAGTGCAGAAATGGTGCTCGGCGAGTGCCGCACAGATATCGTCTTCGCCATCCGGCTCGAAATACCCCGACTCGCCCGGTTGAATTCTAGTCTCGGTCGCGTCCGGCAATTGCTCTTGACTCATCGTTTCCCCCTTTCGGTATGCCTGAATGTACTCCGCCCCGCTCCCGAACTCGACCCGCACCCACCGCCCGGCTGCCACGTACCCGGCGGCCAGCAGCGGCGCCGCGAGGGATTCGAGGGCTTCCGGGGTGTCGGCGCGGAGGATCATGCGGCGGGCTCTACCGTCTCGGCGTTCACGATGATCGCGAGCGTCCCCGTCCGCCCCTTCTGCCTCACGTCATCTTCGCGAATGTGGCCGAGCGATTCGCAGAAAACGTGATAGCGAGCGGTTGCCAAGTCGATTTTGCAGATCTCGCCTTCGACCATGACGTTCTTGCGGGCGCTGCGGTCGTAATGCGAAACGCTCGCGCGAGATCCAACGGATAGTGCCGGCCGCCATCCGCTCGCCTGAACCCATTCCTCGATCGCCCGCTCGGTATGCTCGTAAAGCGCGGAGGACGCGCAGTCGAGAATCCTGGCAACCTGCATGTCGAGTCGATCCCACGAGTGGCGCTCCTCCAGTTCGCGCGCCATCTCGTATCCGTCGCGTCCGCCGCGAAGAACTTCGGCGATGTCCTCCCGGCACTCATCGTCGTCAGCAGGGAACCCTCCCGGGTCATGCTTGGCAAGGCGCGCCGCAATATCGGCGGCGGCAAGCATCCTGATCTGCAAGTCGGACTCTTTCGGTCGCGGCTGATTCCACTCCATGGCGTTCCCCTCCGAAACCCCCGCCAAGGAAGATCCCCGGCGAACCCTTCTTACTCCCGCTCCGCCTCCATCGCGGTCGCCTTGATCAACACCATTTGGCACCGGGCGAGCGCGTCCCTGCCGACCTGTTGCCGCGCAGCCGAGAGCGCGGTAATCGCATCCTCGACCGCCTGGTAATTGTCCGGATCGAGACTCGGCTGGCAGAGCGCGAGGAATTCCAGGACGACGGATTCCTCGGCGGTGAACGTTGCGCCCGTCATCAGCGCCGCCACCCATAGCCGCTCGCGCATCTCTTGCATTCGTCGCCCTCGCATCCTTGCCGAAACTTCCCCGCCCTCGCCCGGCGGTCACGATTGCCGATCGGCGCGAAGGCGGGAAACCCATCTCACGTGTCGCCGATGCACGCTTTGCGGAACGATGGCGGCGACAGGAGGGAGTGTTACACATCTTGTGCGGTATGACAAGACGTGTATAATCGACGCCATGAAGACGAGCCCGGCGGCATCCCGAAAGACCTCTCGTTCATCCCCGAAGCACTTGACCGCAGCGCAATCCCGCCCCAAATCCTCTAAACCGCCGGGCCATTCGGGGCGCGTGAGCATGCGGTTCCTTGACGACGAAACGAAAGCACGGCTGACCGCGTTCGCAGCTAGCAAGGGGCAGAAGTTCGGCCCGTGGCTGCGGCTTGTCGCAATCGAGGCGGCGGAGCGCCCCGTCCTGGATTACTACCGGGAGTGGTCGCTTCGCCTTCCTGAGGTTGAAGAGATCTTCGCAAAGGCTCGGAAGGCGGCGGATCGAGCCATACTGGCGGCGGTCGAAGAGTTGAAAGAACGAAACGAGCGAGGCGCCTAATGGAATCCACTACCGACCGCGACCCCGGCGACGAACAGCCGGAGCCTGAGTGCGCGAAGATTTGGACGAGCCAAGATGTCGCCGCGCGCATCCTCTATTGGAATCTGTTCGCGATCCTGCGTCGCCCGTTGACGGCTTGAACGCCTACCGCCGCCAGCCCCGCGCTCAGCGGCGAGAATGGAGGGAATGGAATGAAGGCAAAGACGGCAATTCACGCGCTTTCGTGGGCCAGCTACTTTCTTGGCCTATGGGGTGGATCTCTTTCTTCCGCTCACTACGGCGCGCAGCACAATCCTTCCGGCGTCGCCTATTGGTTGGCGCTGTTCGCATTGGTCGGCACGAATTGGGCGTGCGCCTCGTGGGTTGCGCGCCGGGCGGCTCGCAAGTGACACTCCGCGACCTAATCGCCCGCCTCGAAGCCGAGGACCCGCGGAAGGTGTGTCCGCTCGGATTCTACGGATACCGGTTCAACGGCAAGCGCCAAGTCGTCCTCTATTCCCTGGAAGACGCGCTCGTATCGATGATGCTGGTCACCGCTCGTGCCGCGGAATCGCTCGGCGGCAAAGAGGTCGAGGACTGCTTTCTCGAAAACGGCAGGGAGCGCCCGGGCGAGTCGATCGATTCGGCACGGCTTGAAGAGATGCTCGCGTCCGGCACCGTCCCGGGAGAAGAGATCGGCGTGGATTACTTGCCAGACATCGCCGGGTGGACGTTCGCCGGCAATCCGATCCTCGCGCGAAAGCAAAGCGGCGAAGAGATCCTGTTCGATGGCGACCGACTGGAGATAATTCCGAGATGGGACGGCAGCGAATTCGATCTACCGATCGCCGTAATCGACCGCCTCCGGGCGATGTGGAGGGAGCAGCATGGAGCCTGAAGTCATCTTTAGGCGCCCGGATCTTCCGGACGACTGGAAGTACTACGAAATCGAGAACAGGCCGTGCGTGCGAAATGATGACGATTACCGGTTCGCCATGCTTTCCAGGTCCGGCGATTTTATCTTCGGAGTCGGTCAGGATAACAACGGTTTGCGAAATCCGCTCGCGCATATTCCGGCCGTCGTGATTGAGTACTTGTTCGTAGTGGAGCATGAGCGCATAGCGGCGAAACTCGCCGCCCTACAGACGACGACAAAGGAGGACAACCATGACGCTTTATGAACTCCGCGAACGCGAACAGCAGGCCCGCAAGCGTCTCGGATGCGGGTGCGACAATCCGGCGGAATGGGAGATCGAGGCATTCGACCTCGACGGCATGGTCGAAGCGGAGCACGAACTAGATGGGGTCAATTTTGTTCTTTCGTCTGACGGAATGGTCGTTAGCTTGCGCCCAGGATACCAAGACGAGGTCGAGACCTTGCGAGGTTTCGCCCCTGCCGAGACGCTGATCGAAATGTTCAAGGAACTCCGCGCGACGATCGGGCCGGCGAAGTTCGAGGAAATCTATGGAGGGATCGATGGAAGTCATTGACGGATGGGGAGTGGACGAGCGGCAGGGTTTTGCAAAGAAGGGACCGGTGACCGTCGGGGCGCCGGACGCTGACTATCAGTATCTTACGGTGGACATCGCGGGACACGGAATGGCGCCGGTTGACATTCCTGTCCCCGTGGTCCGCGCCCTGCTCGGCGAGTGCGACTCGGAAACCCGCGAAATTCGGGGCGAGATGCTTGCCGCGGTCGCCCTGCTCACCGGAACGCGACTCGAACCGTGCGGCCCTGGCTGCCCGGGCCACCTGTCGAAGGAAGCGCATGCCCAGATCCGCGCCGCGCAGTCCGGGTGGACGGCGGAAGTGACGTTGCCGTGGCGGCCGGCGGTTGGCGAACGCTGTTATCTGTTCGCTGGCGGAGAATGGCGGTTGGTCGAGCGAGAGACAGACGAATGGAACGGCGGACAGAGGTTTTGGTCGCTGACCGCCTCGCATGCGACAGTCACATGGTTTGAGCATGAGGACTACGACGGCATCCGCCCGCTCGGCTCGCTCCCGGTGCCGCCGTCGGTGCGGACTAAGGCGCAATCTATCGCGGAGCCTGATAACGATTCGCCGCCAAGACTAAGCGGATCGCGTCTCGCAAACCGCGCACTCTTTGGCGGAGATCGAGGATGACCCTCACCGACTACGCCGACGCCTTCGTCGCGGGCGCCAGATGGTGGGCAGAGCGAGAAAGGCGCGAACTTGACTACCAGAGGTCGCGCACTGAAGGCATTCGCAGGGCGTCGCGACACGGTCAAGCGTTTCCCGGCCATTGGGGTACGTGGCCCGCAGACTACGAAGGGCGCGCCTTCGTGGACGGCGCAAAGTGGCATGAGTACTCAGCGACCGGATTCACGATGTGGCCCGCGGATCAAGACATCGCTGCCGAAGAAGCCGAGCGCCGCTACCCGATCGAAATTCCGGAGGATTCGGCCAAGAGGCACGAACTCGCCGACACCGAAGAAAACAGGCGAGCGCTTGCGGCGTTACGATCCAAGGTGACGTTTTGAGGGGCGGCCGGAAGTGCGTATCGTGCGGGGAACTGGTCGAGCACGGATACAACGTCTGCCCGATGTGCCGCGACAAGGCCAATGTTCGCGCCGAGAAAAGCCGCGTCGAGAAGGCGATCCTCTACGACTTCGCCACGGCCGCCACTTTCGAACCGTGCTCTGACGGGAATTGCATGCTTGGACACCCCGGCGGCATGCACACGAACGGCGGCTGCCGGTGCGGGCGCTACCTCGAAGGCGGAGCGCAGGGAATATGGCTTGCGCGGTCGCGGCGGATGCTCGCGTTGATGGCGGAAGAGATTCGCGAGTTGCGGGCGAAGGGTGGGAATGCAGGATCTGCGGCCCGCGAGGGCGAGGAATCAAGGTAATGACCGAACAGGAAGAACGAGCCCACCGGCAGCTCGGCGCATCCTTCGAGCGCAACGTCGTCGCGATGCAGGCGGCATACATCGAGTGGAAGAGCGGCGACGGGGCAGACGCTGCGATGGGGTGGATCGCGAACACGCTGGACGGTCCCGATCTGATTCCTGATCTCGCGGCCGACAAGCGGACGGCCCAAGAGTACTTCGACCAGGAAGCTCCGCCGCTGTGACCGTCCACGTCGTCATCCCCGGAGAGCCAGTTGCCCAAGGCCGCGGGCGAGTCGGAATCGTCAAACTCAAGACGGGGGGTACGCGCGGAACGATTCACGACCCTGCCAAGTCGAAGAGCTGGAAGGCTGAGGTCCGGTTCGCGATGCAGCGCTCTGTAGGCGGCGACAGGATCGCTCTACCGTCGGGTCCGATCGCCGTCGTTCTCGTGCTCCGTTTCGCGGGCTCGTCAAGCGATCACCGAAAGACGAAGCCGGCAGAGTGGCGATGGCGATCGAAGAAGCCGGACGCATCGAACGTCTTGAAGGGGGTCGAGGACGCCGGCAACGGGATCTTGTGGACTGACGATTCACAGATCGTAGACGTTCGGGTGCTCAAGACGGATGCGGCGCAAGGAGACCAGCCGCGATGCGACCTGTACGTCCGTACCGCCGGGTACCGGCCGCAAGACGTCCGACTACCGGGGCCGGCCTGACTGCGGCGGGGTGGCGGATCGCTCCGCCCGTGGTACCCTAGCCACATCTGAGCATGGCCACCGACCAACGTGGCTGTCTCGCCCTCCCAGCGGGCCGTGATCCCCTCCCCGGCCTGCTCTTTTTCGTTCAGGGCGTAGAATGACTCCCGCGGCACCATTGCCGCGCTCTCGGGAGGAATCGAATGCCCAAGCGAATCGCCCTACTCTTCGCCGTACTCACCGCGATCGGATGCGCCACCGCCCGGGAGTCCGGGCCGATCGTCGCCGACACACTCTGCGGAATCGCCCGCGCTCAAATGGAGCGATGCGACACCGGCCGCGACCTCGACCGCAACCGATGCCGGGCGGCGAGCGATGCCGTGATCGTCTGCTCGATTGGTAATCCGCCGTCTTCCGAGCGTAGCCTGTTCGCGTCGCCCCTTCGCCCTGGTGTCGGCCTGACGCCTCGGTCTCTGCAAACGTGCTGGCGCGAGACTGTAGGCGGACCGGCGAAGTTCGGAACCGGACGGCTTGACGTAGATCCTTGGACCGTCGCGGGCATGCCTGGCGGCGGACAAGGTGGTCTCCCGTGCCAGCGCGCAGAAGTCAACGAGGCATACCTGCTGGCCTTCGGGCAAAACTGCATCGGCCCCGGCGCGCCACTCGGCGGGTATTGCGGCGGCGTTTCCAATGAAATATTGCGCGGCGTCACGCCGAAGCTAAAGTGGGCGTGCGAGAACCGGCCGGACCTCCTGGGCAGTGAAGGGATGGCGACGTGGAATTGCGAACCGGGCGGCCTCGATCTTCTTCGGTTGGCCGCTCACGTTGGCGGTGTTCAAATGCTCGCGGCGATCGATCTGGCGATGGGAAACGGCCCGCCGCCGCCCGTCTGCGGCAATTTCATCAAAGAGTTCGGCGAGACCTGCGCCACGTGCCCCCGTGACGTCCCCGGATGCCCGTGGTGCGGTAACGGCCGGCCCGATGCCGGGGAGACCTGCGCCACCTGCCCGATCGACCTCGGCGCATGCCCGCCCGCGCCGGACGGCAAGGCGGACTGCTCGAAGCTCGTGCTGCCGTCGCCCGGCGCGCCTCAGAGGGTCGAGGTGCTGCCGAACGTTGCTTCGACGGGTGCTAACGAGCGAGGCGTCGTGACGGTCGAGTGCCGCGGTGCGACCACTCTGCCGACTACGCCCGTCTGCATTCCGGCCGCGCAGAAGGCTGCGGCTTGCGCTTGCGGCGGGTTAAGGGCTCCGCGCAAGGGTGCATGCTTGTCGCTGTGCGAATGGGCGAATACACTGCCGATCTGTCTTTGATGGTAAGAGCCCGGCCCCCTGCGATATTCAGGGTGCCGGGCAGGTCTTGTGGGCCTCGGCGCACAAGACCCGGGTCACCTTTCGTCAGATCGGAACCGTCCCGCCGGGACCGCACAGGCAGCGAGTCGCATTGAAGCCGCACGTAATCTCGCTGACAGTACATGAGCACGTGTGACTCTCTACGCAGATCGTCACATCCGTGAGGCCGTCGCTGCGTGCGGCAGAAACCATCTCTAGTCCGCTAAGCGTCTCGCGGACTAGCCGAAGCTTTTTGACCACCCGTCGCTCGGCTATCAAGTTTTTGTGCATGCTCTAATACCTCCTTGGACTCTTTCCCGAGCAGAAATGCCCGGCCCAAGCCCGCCCACCCTCGCGAGCGGGCTCAGGTCGATCATCAAGCCCGCTTGAATACTCGCACATTCTCAGGCGTCGGCGCTGCGCAAGAATGAGCGCCGCGAGCCAACTTGCCGCATTCCGGGTTCTGGCACCTAGTCCATAAAGACGGCGGGTAGAGCGCAGCCGACGCACCGTCCACCCCCGATCGGTTCATGTGTGCCGATCGACTGCGAATGCGTCGGAACAGCAGATCCATGACCGGCCGGTCGTCCGCTTCGACGTGGAACGCCCATCGGCAGATCGCCAGCGCGCCGACGACTGCAAGAAATCCAATAGAAGCGCTAATCATGTTCCCTCCCTCAGGATATGCGAGACCGAAGCCTCAACCAGGCCCGCGTACTCCGGGCAATTCGTGGCAGCGGCAAAGGTTTCGAGCATGGCGGCGCGCTCATCGCCGGTCCGGTGCGCATGCCGCGAGAGAACTGCGATCGCCGCGCCGTAGTCCCCGCTGTCCGGGTCCAAGTCTTCCTCTGCGTCGATCAAGTCCATCGCGAGCTTCAGTCCGTGCCGCTCGCCGGGCTCTTCTGTCACCAGGAAAAGGTGCTCGATCTTCTGGCGGGCGGAGTGAGGGCATGCGAGCGCCTGGATTCGCAAGTTGTGCGCCCGGCTCCAGGATTTCACAAGGAGCGCGACGAAGATGCTGGCAACGAGCCAAGGGATCATTGCGGCACCTCATCCATGGCCGCCAGCGCCCGCAGGACGGCCTCCGTAACGTCCGGGCCAAGGTTCACGCCTTGCAGTTTGAGCGCGGCATTAAAGCGGGCGGATGCGGATTCCGAGCTGCGGCTATGGGCAAGGCGCGCGCGGCTGGCACCGATCACGTCAAGAGCTTCAATCGCGTCCCATAGCCCGTTCACGGCTCCGGCACGGATGGCCCGCATTTCGTCAGACAGATCGGGTTCTTGCGTCCTCGCTTCGTGATCGGACTTGATCTTTTCCAGCCTGGAACGCAGCTCTGCCATGCCCCCGACTACCCGCAGCTCCGGAGCCTCGCCAGGGATCAGGCCCTCGCGCTCAAGGTCGTCGATGGCGTGCGCGAAGGCGGTGCGGATGTCGCCCCATGCTATCCGCCCCCACCTTGCATCCTCGGAAATATCGGAGGCGATCTGCTTTCCGTAATCGGCCGCACTCTTTTGGTCGTGCGGGTCGAAACGGGCGAGCGCGTCGTGAGCCCCGGGAGCGCTCACCCCGGCCTCCGCATTGCCGCCAACGCCCGGGTCAATTCGAGGCTTTGGCGACGGAGCGCACCGGTCTTCATTCCAGCAGAAACCCAGACACTCTCGCCAGTTTCGTTAAGTACGGCGTTCGCTTTCGCCAGGAACTCCGCCGCCTCGCGCATCGCGTTTTCGATCGATCCCTTTGTCACTTCGCCCCTCCATTCCTTTGCCGGTCGGCGATTCGTCCAGCGGCGTCCCTGTTGAGCCTGTCCGTGCCTGCCGGGCAGCGGCAGTATTCCGGGTATATCGCCGGTCGTTCGCGCGAAACGATGCCTTCTCCTCCGCAGCCTTCGCCGGCATGGCACTGACGGTCAAGTTCGAAGCCGTTCACTGCTTCGGCTCCAACGGCAACGCCAGCGTCAACTCAGACAGCTCGCGCTGAATCTCGGCGAGTCCGTAAGCCACTTGCCAAGGAAGCGACGCGCGCAGCTCTTCCCGCTGGCGGTCGAGCAGGGCCTTAAGCTCGGCGTGATCGATCCCGGCTTCGCGGAGCGTCGTGCCGCCGTTCAGTAGGTGCGTGAACTTCGGCATGAGCTTATCCACGGCGCGAACGAAGCGAACGGCGACGATCTTCTTCAGTCCGTATTCCGCAATCATCTGCGCCGTCGTCGGCCATGGCCCTCCTTCCTTTGCCACCTCGTAGTCACGTATGCCGTCCTGTAGCCACCGCGCCCACGGCACGAACGGGATTCCGAGACGGCGCTTGATCTCTTCGAGCGCGGCGGTCTCTCGCTCCGCCTTCGCCGCTCGCTCCTGTGCCGAGATTCGGAGCGTAGGGGTGTCGCCGCAGACGCATTCCGGCGCGTCGTGGACGAGGGCGGCCATTGCGACTTCGCCGCGGTCCAGCCACTCGGGCCATAGTCCGGCGAGCGAGCATGCCACCCATGCGAGGCCGACGGTGTGTGTCGCGACGGATTCGAGGTTTCCCAGTTCGTCGCGCGTGATCCGGTTTGTCCGGCCGAGCGCGAGACTCAGCCGAGCGAGTTCGAGCAGGGCTTCGGCGGTCGGGGTCATGACTTCGGCTCCGATTGCGAAATCCTTCGCGACACCCAGAAGGTCGCGAACGCCTGGAAGAGCGACCTTTCCACGGCAGAACCGATCGACTGCCCGGGAAGCAGCGCAAATAGAACGTTGGCGGCCGTGAACGCGATGGTCACGGACCACATGCAATCCTTGATTCGGTCGCTCATGCCGCCTCCGCGACATCTACTGCGAACCCCATCGCCCGAATCTCCTCGGCGCGCTTCGGGTCCCGACATATGATTTCGTAGACCGGACGCTCGGCTCGGCACTTGGCCTGCCGCACGAGGATTCTGGCCAGCTCGCGGGCGGCCATCGCTCGGCGCCTCATGATGATTCGCCCTGGCCGCTCGCCTTGATTTTCGCCAGATCGATCGACTCGCGGGTCGCTTCGGCAAGGCGGGCGGTACGATCGGCTTCGTGGTCGCTCGCGATGATCTGAATGTCCTTCCATGATCCGCGCAGAAAACTTGCAATGCTCAGCGCATTCTCGCGGTGCGAAAACGGCCTGCCGACTTCGCGATCGAATAGCGTTACGCGCCAGAATTCCTCACCCGGTAAGCGGACGACGCGCACTGCATCGGATGCCGCTCTCAGCTCTCTCATTTCGCCTCCCTGAACCGCGCGAACGGCCGGGCCATCGCGCACCATTCCTCGGCGAGTCCGCGCTCTTCGAGGGCTTCGATCGCTTCGCCGAGCAGCTCGGCCGTTCGCGCGTTGTGCTCGGCGGCCGCCCGCATCTCCGCACCTTCGCGCTCATCAAGTTCCTGTCGCGCGAGATCCGCGACAATGTTCGAATCGAGTCCGTCTTCGTCCTCGAACAAAATCAACTTCCGAACCGCTCCGTCGTGACCGCTGAACCCGTACCGCCGGAGGTATTCAGCGGCCGGATTGTCGAGACGCTGGACGATCTCATCATCTGGTACCCGATAGCCCTGCGCAACAAGAGTCTTCCGATCTTCGAATCGCCCTATGCACTCCAGCGTTTCGTCGTTACCCTGCCCGTCGCATTGAGTGCAGCCGCCCGGGATCTCGCGCGCTCCGCCGTGGCAATTCTCGCAGGGCTCCACCGTGAGGCGCGGATCAATGCCGCACGAACAGAGCGTCGTTCCGATTGGTTGCGGCACGCCGCACGAGCCACACGACAGCGCAGTCGTCGCGACAATCATCGCATGCCATCCGCAGCATCAGCGACCCACCGGAGGCCGGCCATGAGCCTGCAAACCGTGGAAGAGTCGACTCCGAAGATGGCGCCAGCCCTTGCCTGGGTGATGTCGCCGCGGCGCAAGAGTCGCCGAATTTCGTCGGCCTTAGCAATGCTCAGCTTGGCGCTGCCAGCCCGCTCGCCGCTAGCCTTGATTCGAATAGGATCTATCACGCCCGCGGTGCTCTGCCTGGATCGGCCGCGACAAATCCCGCAGACGGTCGTGGCGGTTATTCCAAACATGGCGCCGATACTCGCCAACTTCGCTCCAGATCGTCGGAGCGCGACGACCTGGAGCGCCTGATCGTTAGTGATCTTTGATGCCGGGCTTCGCTCCCCGCGGCGCACTGTTCCGTGGCGCTTAGCATCGCCCATGTTCTCCGCGCGCGTTCCCCACCGTAGGTTGCTTAGGCGGTTGTTGGATGGCGCGCCGTCACCGTGGAGTGCTTCTTGACCAATTCCCGGGGCGCCGCAGAAAGAGAACAGCACGACCCTGTGAAGAAACTCCTCGGCTCGCCCACTGGGACCGCACAGGACTACCAGCGTGTAGCCATCTCGGTCTTTGTACCCCAATCCTTCGCGACCCTTTAATTGACGCCCGAGGCGGTCTACGCGGTCAAGGCTCCCAAGTGCACCGAGCGAACTTACTTCGTAAATCCCTTCGTACCCTGGTACCGCGCGCCACTCTTCGGCCTCGATCGCGCCTTCGGTCTCGGCCAGCTTCCGGGATGAACGTCCGCCTCCTGTGGGGCAATTAGGCTTCATCCTGGGCACTCCCCGGCCTGCCGAGCTGATTCCTCTCGGCGGTCATCGTCTTCGTCGAATTCGTTTAGGTCGGCGACGGTCGGCTCTTCGTATCCGTCCGTGAGTTGATCCGCCAATTGCCGAAGCCGGGCGCGGCCGTCGAATCGATCCCATGCAACGCCCGTCACCGCCAGCGGCGATGCAACGAACCATCTCGGCGGCATGTAATACGACGACGGCAGAGCGCCCAAGCGACCGAGCCCGGCATCCTTCGCGGCGAAGCCGATGGCGGCGACATCGGCCCATGTCGGCATCGTCCACGCCCGGGAAGCGCTCGGCGGAAGCTCCCGCTCAGCGACGATCATCCCGACCATCGGGCCAGGATCGACCGGCGGACGGCATCCGCTCGGCTCGCCGATGCGCCCGAACGGCAACGACTCCGGTACCGGATCGACCCGGAAGCGGAAGCGCCGATTGCCGTCCGTGGTGGTCAGCGTGAGGGCGTAGGGCCATGCGGTCGCGTCGGTCTCGGGGGTCATCTATTGCCCATCTTCCGGCGCCGCGAGATCGGCCACCGCTTCGGCCTCTTCGATCGTCAAGCCTTTCGCCCGGGCCGCGTGATATTCCACGCTCCACTCGGACTCGCCGAGGTATTGCAGAAGTCCGAGCCTGAATTCCTCTTCGGATTCGCCCCATTCCTGCATGTTTGCGCGGATGTCGCGGACCTCGCGGAGCAAGCGGCTTACCCATCTGCGCAGGTGGGCCTTCGCCTTCGATGGATTCCATTCGGGCTCGGTCGGCGTTGACGTGTTCTCGGTGCTCATGAATTCCTCCGAATGCGCTCGACTTCTTCGCCGAGCTTCAACAGAAATGATCCAAGTCCGCGAAGAGATTCGCGACTGACGCCGCTCCGAAATCCGTACGCCACGATCTCCGCGCTTTCTCGACCGCGGCCTTCCGGAATCCCGGGACCTGATTCGAAAGTCTTTCCGTGGGCGATCAGGGCTTTGCAGATCGTGATATTTGCGTTCGCCGCACTTTCTTCCGTGTAGCACTCGGCGATAATTTCGTCGTCGGTCGGCCTAGTCTCGGTACTCATGAATTCCACCATATTTCCTGGGCCTTATCGTTGAGACCGGTTGCGAGTATCTCGGATCTCTTCGGCGCCGAGTCGATACTTTAGGCGCGACAGGACATAGTGGGCGTCGGCCTCTTTGTCGCGGTCGCCGTGGACGGCATCATCCGCGTAGCGCGCCAAGGCGACGGCGAGCGCTTCGTTCGGCTCTCTCTCGATCGCCATGGCTACCAATTCCCCTGAAACCAACCGGTTGCCCGGTAAGTGAAATTGCCGGCGCCGTCCGTACCCGTGCCAGTTCCGCGCGGGAAGTTCTTCGCGGCCCACGCGGCAAACCCTCCCTCCTGCGCATCCCAGAGCGTGGTCCATCCGCGAGCCCAGTCCGCCGCCGCCTCGGTTCCGGCGGGGTGCGGGTTCAGTGAACCGCCCTGTTCGCGCAATCCGCCGCGGGCGTAGATCTCTCGCGCCGATTCGTTGCCGTCGTTGAAATGGCCGATGGATTCCTTGTTCACGGCTTGCCCCCCAGATCAACGTTCTCCCATGTGGCGATCGAGCGGTCGAGTATTCCTAGGACGTGCGCCATGGGATCCGCTTGCCAGCCTGCATTCTCTTCCGAGCCCTCGATCCGCCCGATCAGCGCGCTCAAGATCAGGCTCCGCTGCCGGTCGGTCATTCCCTTCGTTCGGTCTCGCGCCTCTTGGATTGTCATTCGATTTCCCTCCAGTGAGGCGATGATGGCATAACCCGAGAGAGTGCGTCAAGCCCCTGTCCGTGCCACGTCGCGATTCTTTGCGGTTGACGCGAGACGCCGCCTTGTGGCATGATGATTCCGGCGCTCGATTGGCGGGCGGCGGATGGACGGGAGGACGGAATGGCGGAACAGAAAGAGGCCACGAAGTACCAGCCGAAGCGAATTTTGATCACGGTTTCGGAGCCGCTTTGGTCGGCCCTAATGGAGTTTTCCGAGAACTACCAGAACTACACCGAGGCAGCCCGCGCCCTGATCGCGGAAGGGCTGCGCGAGCGCGGATTCCCGCGAGCGAAAGCGGCCCCGTAGCCATGGGCGCCGACAACTGGACCACCTGCCCGCGATGCTTCAATGCCGCCGCCGTGGCGACCGCCGACGCGATCAAGCGGCGAGACGAGGCGATCGGCAATGTCTCGGCGAACGAATTCCTCGCCCTTGATCTTGCGGCACAAAAGCCGGTCGATCCAGGCCGCACTCTTGCCGAGAACTACGAAATCAACATGAACGAACATGGATCGTTCCGCGTGGACTACTCCGCGCACTGTTCGAAAAAGGGCTGCGGCTTCACCTACAAGTTCGAGCACGAGACCGACCCGGGAGATGCGACGTGAGCACGGAACTCGAATACATGAAGGAAAGGGCGACGCTTGCGGCAGTGGCGCTCGCGGACGCGCAAGGTGAGGCGCAAAGAACCGCCGACGCATACGTTCAGGCGCGCGAATGCACCAAGGTCGGCGACGAAGTGGAGATTCTGAGAGGGCGGCGGCGGTACGTAGTGACCGATATAAAGGCGCCGGCCGATGGGTACCAGCTCTCTTGCGGCAAGGAGCCTGCCGCTTACTTCGTCGGCCAAAGAATCCTCAAGAACGGAACTCTTGGCGAGCGCTCTGAGCTTTGGCGCCTCGCTTACCCGGGCGACTTCCGCATTGTCGGTCGCTACGGCGCATCGGATTCGAAGTCGTGAGCGCCGACGAAGCCTACTCCGCCGAGGAGCTTGACGAGTGGTACGAATCCACGGTTGGGCCGCTACTTCTCACGCTCGGACGAGAGTGCAAAGAGCGCGGCGTTCCGTTCCTTGCGGCGGTCGGGTCCGGCGAGGGTTGGGGCGTGACGGCCTGGACTCCGCCGAATTGCGGGCTGGCATTCGAGGCACTCCGCCTGCTCGCGACGAAGTGCGTCACCGACGATGGAGGGTTCAACGTTGACGCTTTCGTCTTCGCTCTCATGAAGCGGGCGAGACGTGACGGTCATTCTTCGCTGATCTTGGATCGCCTCGGCGTCCCGACGAACCCGGAGCACGAAAACCATGCGTAAATTCCGAATCTGGTCGCGGATTCGCTATGCGGGATTTGGCGAGAATTCCGAGGTCGTCACGTTCGAGGATTTCGACGGCGACACTCCGGAAGGCCAAGTCGAGCGCGAAGTCATGGATTGCCTCGCGGATCACGTGGCGCAGTACATCGAAAGCGGTTACGAAGAGATAGTGGACGATGCCGGCGACGGCGCGGAGGGGATATATGGGCGACCTTGATTATCGATTCGAGTCAGAAGCGGGCGGCAAGTGTCGGGTGCTCTACAGCAACGGCTATGGGCCGGACGTACTCCGAGAACTCGCCCGCCTCGCGACCGAGAGCAGTGAGCGCAAGGCCGACAAGGCCCAGGCGGGTGGCTCGCGGATCTTCTCGCACGAAGGGCAAGCATGGCGGATCTTCGCCGCTCCCGGTAAATGTCCACTCTTGTTCGAGATGACCGGCGCGGGAGATGTCGCGGTCAAGCTTTCTGACCGGCGGGCGCCGCACGAGATTATTCTGTGCCGCGAATTCGCCGCCCTCGGTCGCGAGCAGGGGTTCGCTCAGAAAATCGATGCGCTTGAATCGGCGACTCGCGAGCGAATAGCAACACTTCAGCGAGAGTGCGATACGTGGCGGGACGGTTGCGCCGTTGATCAGCGCGACCTCGTTGCCGCCCGCGAGCGCATCGCCGAGCTTGAGGCGAGCCTTGATCGGGCTCCTGAATCCCTCCCTTTTATCGATCCAAGCGGATTCCACCAAACCTTTTTCGAGAACAGCGGGATTCGCTGGAAGATCGAAATCGAAGCCGATCCCGACTGCCCACCGACGTTGCATCGATCCCTCGGCGGCGGTCACTGGCAAATGGAGGATATGGATTCGCCGGAGGCCCCGGCGACTGCGCAACTCGCCAAGCTCCTTGTCGCGCTCGGTCGGGATCAGGGGCGCGCGGAATCCGCCGCTCGCATCGCCGAACTTGAGACGCAGCTCGCGGCCGAGAAGGATCGGGCCGAGAAAGCAGGGCTTGCGGCCTCGGAATGGCAAGGGGTCGCCACGCGCAATGCCGAGTCCTGGCACATCGCGCAAGCCGATGCCGTAACAGCCCAGCGCGGCATGAACGAACAGAAGGCGCGAGCCGATGGCCTGGTGAAGATCGGCGTCGCGACATCCGAGGCGATGCATGAAGAGTGGCTCCGGGCCGAGGCGGCAGAGAAGCGCCTTGCCGATCTGGAATCAACCCTCGCCGATCGCATGGAAAACTTCGCGGCCGGCTGCGCTGCGGGAGCTGCCGCCGTCACGAAGGCGATCATGGGGGCCGAGGACGCGAAGGGTGACCCGCGGCGCATGGTCTCGTTCGAGAGCAACGAGGCGGGGCAATGGGCGCTCGCGGCGGACGGCACGGCGTGGTTTCGACCCTGCCGCAACGAAGGCCCGCGCTTCGACGGCGATCCGGAGCCGGTTCCGGGATGGACGCAGATCCCGCCCATCCCGCCGATCGAGTCCGAGCCCGAGATCGAGGCGAACCGGCCGGAGCCGGAAGCTTTCGCGGCGCGCATTCCCGCCTCAGTGCTCAGTCAGGAGCTTGGCGCGGCGCTCCGCAACGCGGTTCGTAATCATGACGTCAGAATTCCCGCGCTACACGGCGAGACTTGCTCTCGGTGCGGATTTTGGGCGGCGACGGAAGGAATGCCAGAAATGCCCGTTTGCGCGAAATGCCGTAGCGATATCGAAGAGAGGTGCGCGCCATGATCGACGCATCACTAGAGGCCCTCGCCGCCTCAGTCTTCGCCGCCCTGTACGCCGAGCGACGATCGGAAGGTGCCGGACGCCTGGCGATCGAGGCCGCAGAGACTGCCGTCGTCATTCGCCGCCACTTGAATACGCTCACTCGGCCGCCGGACGTTCATCCGGTTGCGCCGACGAAATTTTGAAGTAGCACAAAGGCAGCACACAAACCCGGGCGCCCTCAGATCAAACGGAGCGGAATGCCCAAAAAGGAGAAGCAACCCATGGCAGGAAAAACGTACGGCAAAGCGAAACCGGAACAAGGATTCCTGAAGCTCGCACTCTACGGCAAGGCCGGGAGCGGAAAGACACTTACATCCCTCTTGATCGGCGAGGGCTGCGCAGCGGCGATGAAGAAGCGCATGCTCGTGATCGACACCGAGCGCGGGACCGACTTCTACCTACGGTCGATTCAGGAGCGGGCCGTCCACCCGGGCGCTTTCGACTTCGACCGCGTTGTTTCGCGCTCGATCCACGAGGCGCTCGAAGTCGCGACCGAAGCGGATATGGACGCCTACGGCGTGATTGTGCTCGACTCCATCACCCACCTATGGGAAGCGGCGATGAACGCCTACCAGGGCAAGCGGACTTCGAAGGGCGGCATCCCGATTACGGCATGGGGAGAGATCAAGCGCCCATACAAGCGGCTCATGGCTCGCCTGCTCGACATGCCCGCGCACGTAATCATCTGCGGGCGCGAGGGCGTGATCATCGAAGAGGACGACGACGGGCAGACTCAGGTCGTCGGGACCAAGATGAAGGCCGAGGGCGAGACGCCGCACGAGCCACACGTGCTCGGCCGGATGCGCCCTCCGCATCTGGACGAAAACGAACAGCTCGTGATCGAGCTGTACATCGAAAAGGACCGCTCCGGAATCCTACAGGGCAAGGTGTACCGTAACCCGAGCTTCAAGCTTTTCCAGCCGCTCCTCTCGCACCTGACCGGCGGCGACCATGTTCCCATGGGCGACCCGGACAGCGCCGCGGAGCATGATGCCGAGGCCGCGCTCAAGGAAAAGGAAGTCGCCGCGGCGGAGCGCGACACACTCGGCGCGCAGATCCGCACCGCAATCCAGGGGGCGGCAGACCTCGCCGCGCTCAAGGCGGCGTGGAGCCTCACGAGCGGCAAGAAAACGAAGCTCGGCGAGGATCTCTACACCGAACTGGAAACTCTCAAGGACGCCCGCAAGGCCGCGCTGGTGGGGGTGTAAGCGATGGCGCTCTACGAAGATACGACCTACAACGGAGTTGTCGAAGGGCCGGGCAGGTGGATCGAGAGCGGCAAAGGAACGATCGGATTCGCGATTTCCATCCGCGCGGACACCAATGACCTGACTGACTTTGTGATCTGGCTGACGAAGAAAACGGCGGATCGAGCCCTTGAGACGTTCGATATTTTCGGCGTCACCGCTGCGGACCTTGCGAACGCCAGCTACGCCGAGAACCACCTGCCGGGCTTCGTCGAAGGCAAGCCGCTGTCTTTTCGCATGAAGTGGGAAGAGTACAAGGATCAGCGGAAGCTTAAGGTGTCGTTCATCAACAAGGTGCGCGATTCGGTCGCCGAGGGCTCGACCGGAGCGGCGGCGGCCAAGTTCTTCCGCAAGGCCACGGGGCTGGATACAGCGTCCGAGCGCGCGGACGGTGCGACGGTCGGTCTCGTCGGCGGGCCACCGGACGACGGAGCGCCTCCGTACGATGACGATATTCCGTTTTAGCTTGACTTAAAGTAAAGGCTCGCAATGAATTCCTCTCGCGAGCCCCTTTTACTGCCGCCCTGACACTCCGGCCGCGTCGCCCATTCCGGGCGGGGCATACCAGGCGTCGAAGCGTCGGGGTGGCAGTAAAGGGAGGGACGAACATGTCGAAGGTAAATCGTCATGGCGCGGGGCGACCATTTCAAGTGCGGCGAGTGCCATACCCTTCGCGGGAGGAAACCGTGAGTCGCGCGAAGAAATGGCCCGCTCGCGACATGATCGTCAAAGTTCAGATTCCGATCGGCGGAGATGATCATGGGCAATTCCTGGTGTACGACGAGGCGCGGACGATCTACCAGGAGATGCCGATGCCGGACGAACTGCGCAAAATGATGGGCGGCGAGGCGAAGGCGTTTTTTCATGCGCACGTCTCGGCCGTGGGATTCTTGACGATTGCGCGGAGGGCGAGATGGCAGGATTGGTGACGGATCGCCCTTGACGCCTCCCGCTACCTTCTGCTATCTTTCCGCGCATGGAACCCGAAGTCATCGTAACCGTCCGCGTCCCCTTGTCTCTGCGTCGCCAATTCCAGCGTCGACTCAAGCCCGACCGCAAGGCTTCTCCGCTCATTCAGTCTTGGATCGAGAACTGGCTGGCAACCGGCGACCCGGGGAAGGCGAAAAAATGAGCGGCTACGCCGAGTTCATTCGCCGTAAGTCGCAACTCGGAAGCGAGGGAGGGTTCGCCCCGATCTGGATTCCGAGCGAGATGTTCGACTTCCAGGCGCACCTAACCGAGTGGGCAATTCGGATGGGCCGGTCGGCCACGCTGGCCGACTGTGGTCTCGGAAAATCGTATTGCCAGCTCGTCTTTGCCGAGAACGTCGTGCGGTACACGAACAAACCGGCACTGATCTTTACGCCGCTCGCCGTTTCACAGCAAACCGTCCGAGAGGGCGAGAAGTTCGGTATCGAGGTGACGCGGACGCGCGGCGGAGATCTGAAGCCCGGCGCGCGGATCTATGTCACGAACTACGAACAGATTCAGCACTACAACCCAGCCGACTTCTCGGCCGTTCTGTGCGACGAATCGAGTTGCCTGAAGGGTTTTAACGGCAGGCGTCGCGCGCAGGTGACGGAGTTTTTGCGCGAGGTTAAGTATCGTGCACTCTACACGGCGACTGCTGCGCCAAACGACTACACCGAACTCGGCACCGCGAGCGAGGCCCTGGGGGACCTTGGCCTAGTGGACATGCTCGGCCGGTACTTCCGCAACGATCAAAACAACATCGGCACCGGCCGACAGTGGGGCGTTCACGGAGGAGGTGCGGCGAAGTGGCGTTTCAAGGGGCATGCCGAAGTACCCTTCTGGAAATGGGTCTGTTCGTGGGCTCGCGCCTGTCGTAAGCCGTCGGATCTCGGATTTTCCGACGAAGGGTTCGACCTCCCGCCCTTGATCGAGCGCGAGCACGTGGTAGAGGCCCGAACGCTGCCCGACGGATACCTGTTCGCTGTACCTGCCTCGAACATGCAAGAGGAGGGCGAAGAGCGGCGGCGAACGATTCGGGAACGATGCGAGAAGGCGGCCGAGCTGGTCGCCCATAATCGCCCCGCCGTGGTTTGGTGCCATCTGAACCCCGAAGGCGATCTCCTGGAAAGATTGATCCCCGGCTCTCGGCAAGTGAAGGGCTCCCAGGGCGACGAAGAGCGCGAAGAGATCTACGAGGCGTTTGCCTCCGGATCTTTGCGCGTCCTGATTTGCAAGCCTAAGATAGGTGCCTGGGGCTTGAACTGGCAGTTTTGCTCGGACGTAGTTTCTTTCGCATCCCATAGCTACGAGCAAAAGTATCAAGCGACGCGAAGATGCTGGCGGTTTGGACAGAAGAACCCGGTCACCGTGGACCTGATCGCCACCGAAGGCGAAGCGGGGTCCATGGAGAACCTTCGTCGCAAGAGCATCGCCGCCGATCGAATGTTCACCGAGCTTGTAGCCCACATGAACGACGCGATGCGCCGCGCGCCCGGAGCGGCATA